GGTTCGGTGGGGACCGTCTGTAACGATGAGTCCGGTACCTTTTGCGACTATGTAAAACATTCTGGCTCCTTTGTTGCTGTCTATGTGTGTATTATAGCAGTTTGGGAATTATTGGTCAACCGAAAAAACTAGTACTAAAGTATTAGTCTATAGCCCTGCGAAACACAATTTCCTGCTGGGCAAAGGCCTGAAGTTCCCAGGGCTGTTGCAGGTATGGTGTTTTCTTTGAGTAGAATCGGCCCTGCCAAGTGCGGCCTCGGGGCGTGATTTTTAGCACACCCCGGGCCAACTGCCGTACATGCACCAGTTCGTGGGCCAGGGTAGAACCCAGTGTATGCAGGTTCCGTGAGGGTTTAATCACCACAAGATAAGTGTCAATGCCCGGCATGGGCACAGTGGTTCCCATGTCCTTGAGCTCCGGGTCCATCTTAACCATTAACAATTTTTTACTGTTAGTAAGTCCCAACTGACTTAACATGCTGGGCAAGATACTTTCAATAAACTTTTTGGTCTTGGGACCTGCTTCGACATAAAATTCCATAGGTGCCTTTGCGTTGTAAGTGCTGATTGTAGCAGATTAAGATTTATTGGTCAATTACAACCAAAGTTTTACCACCAAGCCGGTGGTGTAAATCACTAATACTATGGCATTAACTGCTATCAAACTGGCTTCACGCCACATGATGCTGACTACAAGCCACAGCACCGTTCCAATGTTTAGCAAGATTGGACCCAAAGGATAGATGTTGAGTGACGTACAAAGTGCCCCTGCACAGATTACTGTGGTGGCAGCCCACTTGATGTACCAATCTAATTTCTTCATAGACTAATTATAACAGTTTGGGAATTATTGGTCAACCAACCATTATCTATTAGTAGAAACCATTAGCACTAGTGGTAAATACTGAGAAGGAGAAAACCATGTCCGAACTAATGACAAAATTATTAGAACGCCTGGCCGAGATGTTTCCCGATTTGGGATACCAGTCCAAACTGGAAGCATATATTGCCAGCAGACGTCCAATGGACGTATTTGATGTTGAACGATTCCAAAGAGAGTTCAGTCAAGAATTCAAAGGATTTTTATGATTGCTAAATTTTTTAATAGAGTATTTGAAATGCTGGTAGCGTGGGGCGACACTATTCATTCTTACAGAATGAGCAGAGCCAGCCGCACTTGGTACTATTGAGGTGTTAACAACCATCCTTGGCCCGACACTCGGTGATACCACCGATAAAATGGTTCAGGTATGGTTAGTTTTCCGTCAACTGCTAGATACTGGTATTTGGGAAGTATTTCCTCACCATCCACAGTAACAGTATTGTTGGCGTTAAATTCCAATGGCATAGCCCAGCCAACTGAATAAGTTGTATTGTTTATTGAAACTGCTAGATGCAGTTCAGTAGCCAGCAGATCTGAAAAGTTCTTCATATTCAGGTAGGTGAGTCAAAATTGAGTTGCCACGGCTGGTTTCGAGCTGTTTCAAAAACACCATCAATTCAGGTAGCCGATCACTTTCGTCTGGCATATTTTCCAAATAGTTCACATAGCTTTGCAGGTCTTGATGATTTTGTAGCTGTAAAACATTAGGATCTCGAATGTTAATAACAGTATCTCCTGATACTGGATGTTGGTCTAGCCAGGTGCGCATGCGAGAAATAATTGCTGATCGATAACTTAACGGCAACACAGATGGACGCATGACTGCTGGCTCAGCTAAAAAATTACAACTCTCTACACAGATTCCACGATTCCAAGCATAGTCATAGATTGACAACAAACTGCCTACAGTGAACAAGGTGGGAGTGGTTCTTAACTGCAATAACCACCCCTGTTGACCAGCTAATTCTTGCCAACGATCAAGATTCTCTAACACCACAGGCAACTTACTGGGCCAACGCACATAGTCATTAACAATTTCAAATGATTCCACACTCATACCAAGATTTACGCCGTGGAACTGTTTCAACAAGTCTACTACACCAGTATCCCACACAGTTAGGTTGGTAGTAAATCCAATGGTGGCTGTGCGATTCAAGCCGGCTTGGATTAGAGCTCGAAGTATGGTTTTGAATGCAGGAGTGATTACAGTTTCACCACCAATGAAATGCAGATATTGAATGTGTAAACTTTGTGTTAAGGTATCTACAAACCGATCAATCAGGACAGGATCATCAGTCCAGTTGGCGGGCGGTAAATCCTGAGTGAATCCTATGCGTTGCCATTCTGCAGCCAATCTTGAACTGCTGTGCGGATCACAAAACACACAAGCAGAATTGCAGTAGTTGCCAAGATCAATTTGCCAGTCCTGTGGCAGTTGATCAAAGTGATCTGCCACAAAGGTGTCCCGCCAAGGTGAACTAACCAAAGTCTTTTCAAACTGTTCAAGCCGAACACCCACCTTGAGCAGTTGTTTTTGACGCCCACTGACCTTGAGATTCTGCTCCATCACAGCACATTCACCACATCCTGCAGGCTGTTCCCCGGCCAATAACTGTTGGCGTATGGGTGTCATGTGCTGTTGAAAAAACTCCTGCGGTGATACTGATTGAATATGTGCTGTTTGAGTGCGTTGGCTCTTGTCAGCCCAGCGGCAGTATTCATAGTGCCCGGCATTGTTGATTCGCATGTGGAACCAAGGGCTGGAACAGAAGTTTTGTTTAAGTGTCACGAGTGGTTAGAATTTTGTCAGCAAGACCATATTCAACTGCTTCACCGGCAGTCATGAAAAAGTCTCGTTCCATGTCTGCTCGCAGTTGCGTGTGGGTCTTGCCAGTGTGTTTTACATATATATCTGTCAACACCGTTTTCCAACGCAATAGTTCCTTTGCTTGAATTTCTACATCTGTTGCCTGACCTGATGCACCGCCCAAGGGCTGATGAATCATGTGTCGAGCATTGGGCAGAATGTAGCGTTGTCCTTTGGCACCTGCTGTGGCCAACAGCGAGCCCATGCTGGCAGCCTGTCCCATCACAATGGTGTGGATTGCAGGCTTGATAAAGTTCATGGTATCATAGATAGCCATGCCTGCTGTGACACTTCCGCCTGGTGAATTGATGTACAAGCTGATGGCTTTTTCAGGATTGTCACTTTCCAAAAACAACAACTGCGCACAGATTAAACTGGCACTATGTTGTGAAACTTCGCCATCCAACATGATCACACGATCTTTTAATAAACGGCTGTAAAGGTCGTAACTGCGTTCGCCTCGGGAAGTGTGTTCAATAACAATGGGCACTAGATTTGACATTGGGTCTCCTGGTTGATTGCATAAGTATAGCATATTCTTACGGAAAAAGCAATGCGTGATCTACTCAATATACTCGACAACATACTATCAGAATCAGCAGGTGGTATGGCCAAAAGATGGCTAGAGAGTCAACAAAAACCTATATATTTTCTTGATGCACAAGGAAATAGATACACCATTGACAATCTTTTGATATTCCCTGATCAAGTTCCGTCTGCGCCAGTTGCAGAACTAGGTGCTGAACTGGAAACTGCAATTGCATCATTGGGCCTAACAAAAGGAAATATACATTTTTTAAACCGCATGCCAGCAAAACAAGGCGCTGGTATGTTGATCATAATGAAAGATCAAAATGGTATGTTATTTCCATATTTTAAATTTTTTAGCAAGCGTGATATGGGCAACCTGGGCATGCATTGGACTCCTACAGAGTTTGAAAAAGAAACTGGCCTGGCATGGGAACAGACTCGTGTTACAGGCACAGGCAAAAATCGACAAGCAGAAGTTATCAGTAGGATTGAGCTAAAGCCAAAGTTTGCTGTTCCTACCAACACAAATATGAGCATTGCCAGTGTGCCAGCTCAGTCTAGTCAGATGTTAGCTGCCAACGACAAAGTGGGTTTAGAACTTGCGCAAAAACTACAGACATTATTAGACAACACACTGGCTGGCAGTTTAGAACCTGTACCCGGGTTGGCGCAGTATGAAAGAGATATACGAGTAGACTACGGCGAAGTGGCTGCTCCGTTGGGATTGGTAGCAGGGAAACATGTGGGCGGCAGTTATGCCAAGGTAGATAGCGAACTGTTGGGTCCACTAGGAGTGAGTTGGAGCACAGCTACAACTGTGTTTTATCCTGAAGCAGGAAATGAACCTTTGTATGACAGTCAAATTATGTGGCCCAACGGTGAAAAACTGCGGATTAGTAACAAGGCTGAAGGCAAGGGCGGAGCTGCCAGCACCACTTCCATATTAGAAATCATAGACAAATATCCGGAACGATTTACAGACAAAGATAAAGCCATGCTGGAACCTGGCGGCAAGTATGGAGATTTTATCACTGCATTAAGAACCATTAGTAGGGCAAAAGGATACGAAGGACCTGTGCGCCTGGCACAACAATTTGGTTACATTGATTCTGCAGATGCAGCTAGTGCTTTGGAAAATCTACAACAAAAGACCAATGATCCACGGGCACTAACTCCTCGATTGCAAGAAATCATAAATGACCCGACTATTTTTGCAGCTCGAACAGACAAGCCTGACTACAAGGTCTGCTATCATGTGATAGCCAGCTTGGCTAGACTTGTGATCAAGCACTTGAATGACGACATTGGGTTGACCACAGAATTTTTTAAGTTTATGTTGAGTCGTGCTAACTTGGTGCAGGTAAATCAATTCACAGAAAGAAAAGGTGATGGTGTAGCATTTAGTAAATTTGATGTGATATGGCCACCAACCTTTACTGGAAAAATTAAATTTAGTGCCAGTGATTTTCAAAGCAACAAAAAATCCAGTGGAAAGCTGGCATTTAGTGTGGGCAACGAAAGAGGTAAGAAAACTGACGACAATGCTGAAACTCAAGAACCCGATTCAGGGGTGGCAGCAAGAACTTCAACAGCTGATTTGGATGCTGAAACTGATCGCCAACGACTGAAAGGTCCCGGAGCTCGTGCGGCAAAAACCCAAGCCGAACCCAAAACTGACGTAACCACCTTGGGCAGAGAACGCAGAAAATAATTTAAGTTTTGGTCACTGCCGACACATGATCGCAGATGCCCAGGGCCAAGGCTTCTTCGGCGCTGAGCCAAATGTCTTGTGGTGGTAATAGATGCTTGCGTATCTGTTCTGGATCCAGGCCAGTGCAGGCTTGATAGTGTGCGACCATTCGAGCCTGTGTGAGTTCAAACTCTCGCATGGTAGCAAATAACTCATGTGCCTTGCCTTCACTGCTCCATGAAAATTGATGACTCAAGATTGATGTGCTAGGTGTGAGAACTCTGCGACCCCGATTGCCAGCAATGAATATCAACAGGCCGGCACTGGCGATCACACCCAGCCCCACAGTCTTTACAGGAATAGTGCTACTATGCATGACATCAATCAAGGCAAAGGCAGCACCCATGTCGCCACCTTCTGAGCACACCATCAACAGCAGTTCTTTTTTCTTTTTCTTGGCCACATGATTTTCATGTAGGATCCATTCTATAATGGGCTTGATGTTTTCGTCATTCACCTCTCCCATAAAAACATACATTCCTGCGTCAGCCAAGGCCTGGCTGTGTGTTTGCTCAAGTTGAAGAGAGTTATCTGTGGGCATGATTTGGATATAGGAAAAGGCAGCCGTAGCTGCCTTTTATTTATACGCCGTTTATTCAGGCTTGCGATCTGCGGCATCCATTTCACGGAATACCTGATCACCGCGCACAACTGCACGATCTTGCAGTTTTAACCGATCTTTGCGTTGTTGCAACTGGTTGGCATCACCTGTGGGCAGTGCAACCAACACATAACTACGGAATCGCCCGCCTTCGCTGATGCGTTTGACTTCTTTGGTTTCTGCTCCGGTAATATCCACTGCTGGGCACATGCTCTTGATGGCCAATTCGCTAGTTTCAAGGCTGGCGCTGCCGGTATCTTGCATGAAGATCTTGGCTTGCTGGCTCACACGTCCACCGGCTGCAATACAAATTTTGCCGTAAGCAAACATCTTGGCCTTGTAGTCTGCCATGCTCATGTCATTGCTGACACCGGTGCCATTAGCATACACAGCATTGTCGCTCACAGGCAGTTTGGTCATCCAAGCAGGTGCCTGTTCAATACTGCGGTTAACTTGGGCATCTCTGCGATCTTGTGCTTGAATAGCACGAGCATCATAAGTTTCACGCTCAATCACAGGCACAGTAGCTACTGGCTCTTTGGTAGAACTACAGGCCGACATCACAGCCACAATGGGCAATATAACAAAAAGTTTTTTCATACAAACCTCACACAGTTAAGATAATACAAGTTTAACACAAAAACAAATATTGGTCAATCAAAATTTGTCTACCACTACCCATTTTGAATCATGCACTTTACAGATCACACCTTCAAAAGTTCTGATGTCATTGCGCACGTAGGCACTGTCCAAAAAGTACCTACACGGAGCACCATTGTGCCAAAACTGTTGTGGACGATCTGGATGCGGACGAAATTGAGCCAGCTCGCCCACAGTACCTGGATTGGTTGAACGTAAGGTTTCCAGATCAGGATTGTCCCTGCACACCAGCATTTTTTCGCTCATGACTTGACTGCGTCCCACACGCTCTCGCACTGCATCCTCGGCTCGCTTTACAGCCGCACCGCAGGCTTCTTCTCTAGGGCGATCACCAGACCATTCATATTCACCAAAGGCAGTGTGCCAATCTGCACCAATCCTGGCTCTAAAAGAGACCACGCATTTGCGACCGCCTGAGAATCCGGGTACTACTTCTGCACGAAGCTCACTGCGTTCTGCAATCACCACAGCACCACGACTCACAGTTTTTTCTTGGAGCACACATTGTTGGGCCACTGCCATAACAGGTACCAGGCATAGGGCAATTAGGGACGTTTTCATTAGCAGTAATCTCTCAATTCACGAATGTGCCAGTTTATCAACCAATTAACTCTTTTGTCCTGCCCAGTCCATCCACTAAGGCTGAACAACTGATCATCAGCAGTTCGCCGCATGCTGTTCAACATGGCAATTTGTTGCGGGGCTATTTTGCAATCAGTCTGGAAGTATTTTAAATCTTCAATGCTCATGGCAGTGAGACTGGGTGTTCCTGTAGCACAACCACTACATAGGCTGACACACATAACGCATGTTCCAAATTTTAGCACGAATTTGTCTGCGATGTCTTTGAAAGTTTTCATCTGATTCCAAGGGTTGTTGAGCAATAGCGGCCTGTTGTGAAAGCCAGTTTATGATGGCTTCTCTGTTGCCGCAGTCGTTGGGCATCATGGCCACTTCAATGGGCGGTGATGTTTTGGGTGTCATACAACCTGTGAGGGTTGCTAGAGCCACAACAGATGCCAGGTGTTTAATGTTCATCACGTTTGGGATGTTTGGCTTTACGATTGTACGCCACACGTGACTTCTCTGTCTTGGGTTTAAACGGAGTGTCTCGTGAGTACAACTCCACCGCACGTCGGCGTTGTCGAGGTAGTTCAATTGTAAAACTTAGTGTCTTCATGATGTAATTATAACAGATTGAGATTTATTGGTCAATCAGCTCTTGAGCTCATGTATGCGTTGATACCGAAACTGCGCAGGACGTCAGCATAGGCCTGGGCACCGGCTTCTTTGATGTCCATGCTTTGGGTGCCTGAGCCACCGGGGTTCCACAGATCCAATCCGCCTTGGTAGCTCTTGCGGAAACCCACTTGTTTAAGTGCGCGGCCCAATTTGGTTGAAGCCTTTTCACTCACATGCACCCAGGCAAAGCCACAGTAGCCAGGTTCGCCATGCTGGGCGCGGAAGTCTGCTTCGGCCCGTTGCGCGGCGGCAATAGCAGTGTTGTGGACTGATTGGATATTGTCTAGTGCAAGCATGTTAGGCTCCTTTTGCGTTAATATGTCCATAGTATAGCAGATTGGGAATTTCCGGTCAACCATTTGTGTTAATCGTAGTAGGTCTGGTCGTATATTAACATTGCCACAATACCAAACGGTTGTCCTGTTTCTAAAGCAATATGCCGCAGGTCCTCAAGGGTCAAATCTTCAAACCCTTGGTATTCAAAGGTCTTTACCATAGTTTTAGCCATCTTTAGAATATTCTTCATATCAAGCTCCTTTTGCGTTAATATGTCCATAGTATAGCAAATTGGGAATTATTGGTCAACCCAAAAAAAAGCCCTACAATCTGTAGGGCAATTGTAGTACTTGAGTATTACTTTTTAGAAGTTGCTGTGTAAGCCTTCATGATGCCTTCACCAAACTTAACATAGTCAAATTTGGTAGCTTCTTGCATGGCCTTTACAGTTTCAGTGGCCACTGTGGTTGCGGCGTCTGTGGTTGCTTTGATGGCTTTTTTGGTGTAGTCGGCTTGGTTGTCAACGAATTTGATCATTGCGTCTTTCATGGCCTCATTGGTCACAAAAGTGTTAACCCAAGTTTTTTTACCGATTTGTACGGTGTCGATGAATGCGTCTGCTGTAAACATAGTGTTCTCCTTAATTAAGCAAGTTTGCTATAGGACCCGGCCTATCCAGCGTCCTATGTAGTATTATATATGATTTTTATGCTGCTCTGCAATATCTTTTTGTAGTGAGCTGCCACTAAAAACGCAAATCCAAAAAAGGCATACTAAATACACAATAGGAGAATTTATCATGGAAATTGTACTTGCCGTTATTGTTATTGTGTTGATTGGCTATTGGGCCTACACCGTTTTTAACAAAGAAAAACCCGATGGATCATATGTTTTGGACACGTTTACCAAACCAGCAGAAGTTGTGCCACCTGCACCTGTTGCCGAACCAGTAAAGGTCGAAGCAGTGGCGCCAGCCACAAAGGCTCCTGCTGTAAAGAAACCACGAGCACCTGCTAAACCTAGAGCAAAAAAGACTCCAGCAAAATAAATTCAGCCCCGTAAGGGGCTTTTTTAATGAGCCAATAAATACTTGTCAAGGAGTCATTATGTCGGAAAAAACAGCACAAGACGCTCACGAAAAGGGCGCATTCATAGAAAAATTACTATTTGCTTTGTTACCGCTCTTGGTAGGATCAGTAGGTTATCTAATATCAGCATTGAGCATGCTGCAACACGATGTGACCATTCTCAATCAAAAGGTCAGTTTGGTTGTTACTACAGACAACAAACAGGCTAGTAACACTGGAGCAGAACTTGCTAGAGAAAAACTGCGTCAAGATATGGAAAAAGAAATCCAAAAAAACCGGGATGCAATCATGGAGAACCGCCAGCACATTGCTATCTTAGAAGATAGGGCGGGCATTAAGAAAATTGGCGCAATGAAAGGAGAATAACATGGCAGAAGAAAAACCAATTTCGCGCAGTGAACGTGAAGCACACATAAAAGACAAAGCAGGATGGGTAATCACTGTGCTGGCTGCACTGTTGGCCATTAACACACTCATGGGCGGTGGCAATGCCAGCAAGGTATTGAACAATACCATTGACGCCAACAACACTTGGGCGTTTTATCAAGCCAAGTCAATCAAACAAACACTGGCCGAAATGGCATATGATGATGCGGCTCGTGCAAAAGATCAGCCCAAGATGCAGTCATTACAATCCAAAATTGATCGTTACGAAAGTGATCCCAAAACAGGCGAAGGCAAGCAAGAACTCATGGCCAAGGCCCGTGAATTAGAACACGAGCGCGGCATTGCCAAACAGCGTGGTCCCTGGTATACCTATGCAGGGTCGCTGTTTCAAATTGCCATTGTGTTGTTGACTGCCAGTATATTGGCCGTAAACATGAGCTTGTTCTGGGCTAGCCTGTGGGTCGGCGGTGTAGGTATTGCACTCATGAGTCAGGCTGTTTGGCTTGTAATTCCGGCAATTTAATAAACACACCTTAGAACTTAACAAAAAGCCCCGTAAATATACTACGGGGCTTTCTCGCGAAAGTGATCCGAGAATAATAAGAATATGGATCCATTGACACTCTTTGCACTGGCCAACGGAGCTGTCTCCGCGGTCAAGGCTGGCTGTAAACTCTACAAAGACATCAAGGGTGCAGCCGGAGAAGTTAAAGATGTGCTCAAGGATCTCGACAGTCAATTTCAAAAACTCTATCCACCCGAAAAGCCGCCAACTACCGCACAGAAGAATGCCTACATAGAAGAAAAAAATCGTGTAATTGAACTGAACAAAAAAGCCAACTCAGGCGAGCACACTGGCATTTACCAAGAAATTGGCGAACATCTGGGCACATATTACGACAACTATCACAAATGCATTGCAGTTTTTCAAGAAGAAGAGCGCCGTGCCAAGACAGAAGTTTACACAGGCGACGACAGTTTGGGTAAACGTGCTCTACAGAGAGTTCTCATGCGCAAACAACTGCAACAAATGGAAGTTGAATTGCGAGAACTAATGATATATCAAAGCCCAGCGGAACTTGGTTCATTGTATACTGATGTCGAAGAGATGATGAAACAGTTGGGCAAAGAACAAAATATTCTTATCTCACAACAAATGAAAATAAAGGCAGCTTATGCTGCACGCCGTGCGGCTTGGATGAAAAAAGTAAGAGATGAAGCAATTGTAGGTGTGTTTATTGTGGTAACAATACTAACAGTAGGCGGGTTGTTCATATATGTGGCATACGATCGTCAACAAAAGTATCCGCAATACGGCAATGAGTTATTTCCCAAGACTGCTCAACAACGTCGTCAAGAAGCCGAACCAATAACATATATAGGTCGATAACTACCGGCTGAACAAGTCATGCACAAAATCTTGCAGGAGTTGATTGTGACGACCTTGATGCCAATGTGGCTTTAGATAGTTTTTGTCATACCAGAACTGTTGGCTTTCTGGATGACATCCAATTAGCCCAATTCTATCTTGTATGATGGCCATGGCATCACCATTGGCATATCTAGCCACAGTGTCAAACCCTGTACCTACCAAAGCACATCCATCGTAAAAGTACATGCGATCAGCTTGACCATTCCAAGTGACAGCACAGGCTTTGGCATGTGGCCGTCGTGTGTCAGTGTGAGGTTGTCGAATGTATTGTACTGCTCGCACATTATTCAAAATGTTAAAGTAATTGCGATCGGCCCAATATGCACCCATACAGATGCCAAGATATCTACCACCACGATTGATAAACGTGCGTATGCGTGGTGCATTTTCTTTCAGCATCCAGTCGTATGTGTCTGCATCGCCCATGCCGCCAGGAAATGCCACACAATCAACATCATCAAAGAAATTGTCTTCCAATTGATGTCGTGTAAAAATTTTAAATCTATAGTAAGGAGTTAGTGATTGTATTATGCCATTGCCACTTTGTACTGAACATCTGGGCTGATGTAAGAACAGCGCAATTGTTTTCATTTAGTCTGACTGGTTAATTGGAGGAGGCGCATGTTCTTTGGCTTTTTGTTTGGCTTTTTCTGTAGCTGGGCTTGTTCTATGCGGAGCAGCGGGGCGGGGTGTTGAGGGATATCGGGGAGGTTTGTGTTTGAACCAACTCATAGGCTGTGTCCTTTTGAAGTATTTACCAGTGTTTATTTTTTGTTGTAGTTCCAGACCAGTCTGCGTTGTTCTTTGCGCACCCAATGGATACAATCTTCTTTAAGTGACAAGTTTTTAATTTTATCACAATGGTTAATACTTATGGTGGCTTGAGCCATGCACATGGCATTTTGCTCGGGATCTTTAATCTTGGTGCAATCATTTAGGTTCACAGCCCATGACTGCATGGGCGCAAACACAAGTATAAACAGGGTGGGCCACATGCCTTATTTACGGCCAAAATAATAGGACTATGTAGTCCTATTATGCTGGTTACGAGTTCCAGCGCCACTCAATCGTTGTGGTCGGTTATATTACTTATATTTGAGAAATTACAATTTTATTACACCAGATTGTCTCGAAATATCTCCCAGGCCAGTTGCCAACTCCATCGCTGACTGCCTTGCCACACAGTTTCTCTATCCAGTCCCATGCATTTGTATGTGGCAGTGGCTAGATTTTGATCCATAACACCTGTAACTCCCGGATCAATCACATCTAGTGGTCCTGGTGCAGGATACGCTGCCACTGGCGTTCCGCAGGCCATGGCTTCAATCATGACCAGACCAAATGTTTCCCATCTAGATGGAAACACAAACACATCTGCTTGTGCATAGTATTCGGCCAGTGCTGCACCAGTTTTAAATCCCACAAACTCCACGTCAGGATATTTCTGTTGCAGTTCTTTTCTGTAGGGACCATCACCTACCATGATTTTTCTAGCACCAGGATATTGCATGGCACAAAAGTCATCAAGGTTCTTTTCTTTTGAAACTCTGCTCACGCATACCAGTATGGGACGATCATTTTCTGCAGGATCACGCCAGTCAGGCTTGAACACTTGTCGGTCAACACCGCGTGTCCAACTGATCACAGTGCCGTCAAAGCCTTGATCTCTTAACTCGTTGACCATGGTGTCTGTTGTGGTCAGCACTTTGCCCGAATGTTTGTGGAACCAACGCACGTAGGCCCAGGTAATAAACTCTGGCACACCCACAAGTTTTTTTATGCCTTCAGGAAAGCGAGTATGATAAGCGGTATTATACCGTATACCGTCACGCTCAAGCAGGTGTCTAGCAGACACACCGAGAGGACCCTCTGTGGCGATATGGTAATGAGTCGCACCCACCTCCGCAATCTTCTGGCGTAGCGCCCGGGGATAGGCAATCTTGACTTCGTTGTAGCCAGGACAATCACGGTGGGGGAACTGCCCGGGATCAATATAAACAAGCTGATACCCATCCAAAAGCGCATGTGCCTCCAAATTCTTGTAGGTCGTAACCACACCATTAATTTGATCCGGCAAGTTGTCTGTTACTATCAGTATCTTCTTTGTCATTTCGTTGTGTCCATGTTACAATTTCCCATGCACCTGAATGATGTTCTACCAATGCTGTGCATGATTCAACCCAGTCGCCATCATTCATGTAAACAACGCCGCCAATGTCTTTGATTTCTGCGTGATGGATGTGGCCGCATATCACCCCATCAAATCCACGCTTGCGGCAGTAGTCAGTGAGATTGCGTTCAAATTGAAATATAAAGTCTACAGCCTTTTTAACGCGATGCTTAAGATACAGGCTAATACTCCAGTACCCAAAACCCAGGCGGTGACGTATCCAATTAAACTTAGTATTGAGAAATAGTATGAAATCATATGCTTTATCTCCTAAAAAACTCAGCCAAGGTGCCAGTCGAGTGATACCGTCAAATAGATCGCCATGGGTCACAAGGTAGTGCTTTCCATCCGCACCCACATGTTCACATTGATTGCGAACTTCCACATGCCCAAATGTGATACCATCAGGTATCATTGGGCGTAAAAATTCATCGTGATTGCCGGCCACATACACCACTCGTGTGCCGCGTTTGGCGTGGCCTAAGATCCTGCGAACCACATTGGTGTGGCTTTGTTTCCATCGCAGTCGGTTTTGTTGAACCTTCCAGCCGTCAATAATATCGCCAACTAGATAAAGAGATTCGCAGGTGTTGTGCTTGAGAAAGTTGTTAAGACGATCTGCCTGGCACTCTTTGGTACCAAGGTGAACATCGGAGATAAAGATGCTGCGATATGTTTTCTCCATAAAGTATTTACGGAGAAATGCATTACAATTTTGTTACATTGCCAGCATGCGAATCAACGCAATGGAGTCAATAGTCGTGAGCAGAACATAGTTAGCCAGCATCCCAAAACTTCTGCGAGTCCAAGCAGCCCAGGCATAGATAGCGCAACCAGTAATCCAAACAGGGTAAAGGGCCAGAAGGGGTGGTGTTGGTACAGTGGAGGCCATTGTAATACTGCAACCAATGCTGATAGCCCAAGCCAATACTTCCATGACAAACCTAAAAGGGTGGGTCTTGTAATCACTTTTGATCCAATCAAAGATGCCGGTTAAAATATCATTCATCGAGAATACAGCCATTGCTGGTACAATTGATCTCGGCTCAAGTTCTTGCCTTTGGCCTCGCATTGAATGTCCCACTGATCTGCAAATGTCAGTGCCCAGTCATTCACAGCACGGTTCCAATAAAAGTCACTGTGTGCTCGAAGTTTTTGCTTTTTGTAACCTTGTGCCAACAGTGCGCTCAAGTCGGGTTTTACATTGGATACGTGATCGACAAGGCAGTCTTCACGAGATACTGAGTAATGAAGAACAGGACGCACACCGCGCCAAGAGTCAAGCACCCGTTGCGCACGTGAGTCCGTGGGGGTAATGTATTCCCCGGTGTTGATCCAATGATGGTGGATATCCAAAGTGAGAGCCACATGATCAGCCACGGCCAAAGTAACATCCAGTCCATTTGAGAGTTCGTCATTTTCTATTGCTATTAAGTTTCTTGCTTCTGTACTTAGCCTGCTCAAAGTTCGCAAAAACTTAGCAGGGCCGCCTTTGCCCGAGAGATGCACATTGATCTTAAACCCATGATCGTGCCAGTCAGTGCCGTAACCCATCCACCGGGCCATATCAGCGTGATACTCAAATTCAAGTATGGACCGCTCGACAATTTCATCCGATTCGCTTGCCAGCACACAAAATTGTCCTGGATGGAAGGAAAGCCGAACACCCAGACGCCGAGCAGTGTCACCAACCGGCGCAAATATGCGTTCGCAATGATCTTGAATTTCACGTCGTTGCCACCATGCAATCCAGGAGGGTTCGGTGTAGCCTTGTAACATTTCACTGCCCAGTCGCACCATTCTGCGCTCGGGTTCCATAGCACCCACACGCTCGACCAGTTTGAGGGCCGCGGCAGCATTATGGTTCATGATGTCCCACTGACGCTGGTCAGCTTCGTCCTTGTGCTCTCGAAGCCAGCGCATGGTAGTTGATCTTCCGTTTATATCACGGTCCACAGCATTGACTTTCATACCCCCGCATTCCTCAGGGTCATTGAGCCATTTGCAACAAAATCCAAAACGTGAGTGTGTAGTCATAAGTATATTATACAAGATTTCTGATATTTTGTCAAATCTTTTGAAAGGATAAACATGAGAGTTTTTACACAAAAATACCAACTTAACCCACTTGAAGAGCATCCTTGGACTAAACCCGCACCAGGGGTGTTTCCTGCATATGATGCTTGGGTTGCTGAATTTGATGCCATTTTCCCAAATGCCGTTCTTAAAGACATGCATCAATTGGACTACAGAGTAGCATTCGAAACTCCCGAGCATGAAGAATTTTTCATAGTGGGCTATTATTGGGGAGACGAATCTACAATTCCAGCAGCAACTCATTGGATCAATCATAATAAGGTGTTAGGCGTTGAACAACTGCGATGGTTGATAACATGCAGTGACGACGAGCATCCTGCTATAGGTCCAGCTTCAAACTTAAAAATTGATGATTTACTAACTGCCAAACAAGGTGTTAAAAAAGGATACTTTCTTTGGGAAACATATGATGTCATGAGAACTGATTGAAGTTTCAATTATCCAATCAAGAATGAGAGTTTTTACACAAAGATTTCATGCATCTATAGAATTACTTTCTTGGGAAAAGCCAAAACTAGGACAATTTCCAGAATTTGATGCCTGGGTAAAAAAATTCAATGATGCTTATCCGAATGTCATGAGTCTTGACATGCATGAATTAGATTACAAAGTATGGTGCACCACTCCAGACAATGATGCATTTTTCATTGTTGGATATTACTGGGGTGATGATTCGACCCTTGCCGCAGCAATTGATTGGGCCGGAACTAATAAAGTCACGGATCTACCAATAAGAAGATGGGTAGTAACTTGTGATGACAACGAGCATCCTGCCATTGGCTCTGCCGCTAATATGCAAATTGATGATTTTTTAACTTCTGTTCAGGGTGTCAAACAAGGATGTTGGCTTTGGGGTGATCAAGAAAGTTTTATCCCTTATTAACCTTAAGATTAAGTAGTTCTAACCAAATCTAACGTAACACAATGAAAGCCGCCTCCTAGAGTGCGGCTTTGTCTTAACCGCAAAGGAATTACTTCAAATTGATAACTCTTTAGAGTTTTGATCAATTCAGTTTGGGCGGCGTCACAAATCACTGTGTGTGGATCTACTACCAACATGTTCATGGCAATCCATTTTGATGCATATGGATACTGATAAAAATCCTGTGCCACAACATCATGCACCCAAATTTTATGCCATCCATCAAACACTTGAGGTACAGTATCAACCCCAACTCTATGTCCGTTTAGTATGACCAAACCTTCGCGTAGCGGCACAATGGTTGAATCAATATGTACACCAGCATAAAAATTGCACAGTTCTATTGTGACATCCGGAAATTGCTCACACAACCAATCATACGCTTTTCGATTGCCCGAAGATGATTCCAAATACAGCATCTTGTCGCCCAGTCTGCACACATTGGCAGCATCCAGTGTCATACCTTCGTTTCGTGGCATGAACAGGTAATGGTCAGCAGAATCCACAATGTGATGATAGCACTGCAATTCCATGTCTCTACAAGGATACATCATGGCAGGATCAACTATAGTAGATCCATACACAAGAAACCTGTCGCGTGGACAATAGTTATACATGCCATCGTGTGTTTGGAAGTTCAGTGGATCTGGACGTACTACTTCTACACCTAGACTTGTCAGTGTGGTTGCTAATGCGTCCAAATCTTCATTAGCTTCATCAATAATGCGCTGTGGTACAGGTCCGCGTGGAACCGGTGTTTCTGTCCATGTAGTCTTTTCACTTTCTCGAGAAAACACAGGATCATTCACAGGCCAGTTTGCATCAGTGGCACTACCTACCACAATTTTTCTTAGTGGGCTCCACTCATCAACTGTGGATATCATACGTGTCCAGTAATTTGTAAAGAATATCGGTCTTCAAGTCCGATGTTGGCTGCCATGTGTGGCAGATCATATACCCATTCAACTGTGTCGCCTGCCTTCCATGCAACATAGGGCCTACCATCTACTTCAAGATAGTGTCCTGGTTTCCAATCTTCCAACAACAGCAGAGCTCGACAAATTGAAGTTTCTTTTCCTTGAAGACCAAATACTTCTACGTAGCGTTTATATAGATCCTGATGCACCGGCATCACAGTGTCTGTGCTCATGCGATAAAATGCCAGGCCAATGTCTTGCCATCCGCGAGCTTGATACATTTCAATGAACTTGTTGGTCCAAGTAGGCAAGCGATGACGCATGTCACAAAGATCGCCACAAATTTTACTTGTGTAACCTTGACTGGTCCATAACGCTACATTGGCTGGATCATTAAATGGTTCCTGGATGTAGTCCAGTTGTTTGAACTCGTCGTCCCAGAACTTTTTGATATTGTATTCACGCACTGCGGGTATTGCCATAGTGTATGACCTCAACATCCTTGGTAGATTCAAGTTTACGCCATGGGTCAACAATCACACTACTGCGTAAAATGTCACAGTATGGTTTGGTATCTGCTTGATCACCGGTATACTCATAAGTGATTTTACGATTGTGCGCCCACAGAAATACTGCGGGATAATCTACACCATCAACTACGTCAGTTGGATCATCGGCCAACGGGTCAACATATTTTAATGCAGTATGACCATGTTTGGTCACATAGTGTCCTACCAGAGTTGAGTAGCTGCCAATACAGTATTCCACATCGGGCTTGTAGGCCTTGCCATGGATCACAATGGGCAAATTGCCATTGTCTTCACTGACTTTGATCAGGTACCTGGCAAGATTTTCTGCTTGAATTTCTCTAGCATGCATTACAGTATCAAATAAGTCATAACCAATGTTATACTCTTGAGCCAACCAACGCAGAGCAATGTTGTCGCGTGGGTGGCAAGCACCTGCATCGCCCATACCAGCAGTCATGTACTTGGGTCCCATGATGCGCATGGTTGATCTGGCCAAGGCATTTGTGACCACATCCACATTGATGTTTCCAATCCGTAATGCAAAGTCCTGAATCATGTTCACCAAACCAACTTTTGCAGAGATAAATGTATTGTAGAAGATTTTGATTGCTTCGCATTCGTCCCATGTGCCTACTTCATAGCGTGGATCATTTTGCATGATAGTCTTGTACAAATCAATCAGTTCACCAGCAACACCTGTGAGTGATCCATCCTCTGTGCCAATGATAACCATTTCGGGATTGGCCATGTCCCACTTTACTGAGCCCATGGCAATCAAGTAAGGATTGTAGCAAAACTGATGCTTGGTGTCAATCAACGGTACAAATTTATTGCGAGTGGTGCCAGGCAACACTGTGGATATTAACACAATTTTTTTGCTGTCATTTGCATATCGGTTTACATTTTTGATAGCATCAATCACAGCATCATGCCCAAAATCTCGTGGTTCCATGTGACTGGATGGTACAGATCCATCATATCCTTCTGCATGTGGAGTTGGCACTGCAATAAAGATCCATTCACTTTCATTCACAAGCTCTTCAATTCCACATACTTTTACTGAGTCACTTGTTCGAGGGTAAATATCATATCCCCAGACTTGATGTTTCTCTGCCATTACTTCGGCGCAATCCAAACCAAGTTTACCAATTCCTATAAAACCAATTTTTGCCATGAGCGTTCCTTTAGATAGATTATACAATTTTTTGCAAGACATTTGCAATCAGGATATTTTAATTTATCGCTTTTTGCCACACGGGTCAAGAAAAATAGAAGACTGTCTGCCATTGGCAGAACCAAACTACAAGTACTTAGAAGAAAACCCAAAAGTGCAAATGATCTGCCATGATCAGGAAACACTAGATTACAAATCTTATGAGGTACCATTGGAGTTGCACTCTAAAATTAACAATATTCCATATCCTGTGTTCAATAAAGTTTCTAAACATGGCGCTATGAACTACTATGACCAGATTTTATTACTGCATTCGGAAATGCGTAGTAAAGACCTTGAATGGTTTGAAAACAACGGCTCAACAGGAGTCTATTGGTGGAGTCATGCAATCATAGCTAGAGATTGGTATAGATATGCTGAAATTGACCCACTACTCTATAAAGAAAAAAATCCAAAAGTTGATTTTTTAATTTACAATCGTGCCTGGTCTGGATTAAGAGAATATCGTTTAAAATTTACAGAGTTAGTCTTGAATCAAAGTTTACAAAGTTTTTGTCAGTTGAACTTCAACCCTTATGACAACAATGCCCACTACAAAGAGCATAAGTTTGTTAACTCTGCCTTTGCCCTCACGAGAGATGATCTTTGTGAATATTTTGATCCAACCACAGTTGACGCTGCTGCCAGCGCAGACTATTCAAATTTAGACTACCAAAACTGTGCTATTGAAGTTGTTTTAGAAACTGTATTTGATGATACCAAGTGGCATCTAACAGAAAAAACATTGCGCCCATTGGCGTGTGGCGTTCCTTTTATTTTGGCCAGCACTCCTGGAAGTTTACAGTATTTGCAAAGCTATGGTTTTAAAACATTTCATAATTACTTTGACGAAAGCTATGATTTAATTCACGATCCTGTGCAACGACTTGAGTGCATTGTGCATCTAATGAAACAACTGTCTTCTTTGCCACAAAATCAAAAACAGCAGTTGTATTCTAATCTACAGTCCATATGTGATTTTAACAGACAGAGATTTTTTAGCAAAAGTTTTTACACACAAGTGGTTGAAGAATTTGTCACTAACTTTAGCCAGGCATTCCAATTAATCATACAAACCGATTCACATCAATACTTTGATCGGTTTAAACGACTGCAAACATTCTTCAATACCGTGTGATCACTGGCGTCCACTCATTGCCTGGAGGATTTGTTACATATTCATCTATGCGGCTAACCAGGTGTTGATAAAACGTATCCATTTCACCATTCCAGCATCCTATCAACGAGTGTGCTGCACTGCGACAAAATTCCCAATTTTGTTGTTTATATTGTTCTATCAGTTGTTGATGTATGTGTTTGTTATTTTCTAGTTGAGGAAATTCTGTCAATGGTATAGTATCAATCACACAATAAGTTTTTACCAGTTGTTCGGATGGCATTAATTTGAATGTATCTAGTTCTAAAACAGTGTGAGTATCGACTACTTGGTTAACAGCATCGCCAAATATTATGTTCATGGTCAATTCCTTTTAAATATGTATCATGCAATTAGCTTTTGATTTAATTTCTGATTTACATATTGATACATGGGATGGAGAGTTTGATTGGACTGGACAACCTACCAGTCCACACTGTGTGGTGATTGGTGACATATGCGAAAATAGACCGCTGCTGTTTAAAACGCTTGCTCACCTGGGAAACTGTTATCAAGCTGTTTTTTATGTTGATGGTAATGACGAACATGCAAATTACATTGGCCAGCTGGGATCTAGTTATCAAGATCTAGCACACAAAATTGGCCAAATACCCAATGTGGTATACTTACAAGATAATGTGGTAGTGATTGATGGTGTGGCTATTTTGGGCACAAATGGATGGTGGGGGTTTGATTTTGATAACACGATTAGTCCCGAAGAAGTTAGAGATTGGTGGTGTGAAAAGTATTCTTTTACACATGACAATTACAATGCCATACGAAAAGCCAGCACCACTGATGCCAACTATATGATAGCCAGTGTAAAACGCCTACAAACACATAGAGATGTAAAGAAAATAGTCATGATCACACATACTGTGCCCGGGCCCGAGCTGATTTCTCACGATATCGATTTGGCCAACAAACTTAAATTCAATGTTATGGGCAACAGACACATGCTAAATGCACTTGATGTAGATACCGAACACAAGATTGATACCTGGTGTTTTGGACACTATCATGGCAAAGTTGATCAGTATCGAGATGGCGTTCGATATGTTAACAACTGCCGTGGACGAGGCCAAACACCATGGTCACAATACGTGTATCATCCATTACGTGTGGTTGTTGATTATTGAACTGTTTCAGGTTCCAGTTTGATCTGTAGCGGATAGTTTTGTGATCTAGCGCTCACAGTAACTTCAACACCTTTTTGTTCGGCAATTTCATAAGGCAGCACTGCCACACAAGCAGAGCCTTCTTCGTGAATGTCAATGGTGATTTGTTCTGCGGTTTCGTGGGTGTATTCAAAATATTCAATCAAACTTTCAACCACAAACTCCATAGAAGTTGTGTTGTCGTTCAAATAAACCACGCGAAACATAGGTGGCTCTTTTACGGCCTCTGATGGTTTGATTCGTGTGCGAGTATCGCTCTGTGCCATTTCTATTCCTTGCTTTGCTATACAATCAGTGGCAGCAGGATTGCTGCCACTGTATTTACACTATTATATTAGGAAGTGTAGGTGATCGCAATGGTCTTTGGCTTGGCGTCTTCTGGCACTTCACGCTTTAGGTAAACGTTTAGAATTCCAAGTTCAAGATGAGCATTGCTAATTTCCACATGATCAGCCAATTGAAATTCCCTGCGGAAATCCCTGTTGCTAATGCCTTTGTGTAGGTAATTTGGCACTATTTTTTCGCTATCTGATTGATACTCTTTACCTTCGATTATCAAGAACTTTTTGTCCTTGGTAACTGAAAGATTATCAAACCCAAAGCCAGCCACAGCAAGACTAATCATATACTCATCTTCATTGATTTGAACAATGTTATAAGGTGGATAGTTTGTTGAGGATTGTTGAGCACTTACTCGCATGAGTTCATCAAACATGTTATCAAAACCAATACCAAATTTGGTGAGTGCGGGTAGGTCGAAAGACCGAAGTGTGAGAGTTTTTGTCATTTGTTTTCTCCTTTATATAAGCAAGATGACTTGTGATGTAGCCCCACTATAGGCACTACAACATTATTTATTATACACGAAAAAAAACTATATTTTATTATTTAGGTCAGTTATCAGACGGTAACTTGTCCAACTTGGATGTTTTGAATTGTTTATCCAAGTCATAGCAAACAATGTGTAAGATTCGTCTGCGTCAAATGTGACTCGCAAGGTGTATTTGAATATTTTGGTGCGATATTTAATATTGTATTTTGCCGCCCATGAACTCAATTTGTTTCGAACTAAGCCTAATGCATAATTTGCTGCCTGGCCCCCTGCACCTCTGGGCAACTGAAACTCGATGTACATTAGTACATTTTTTTAGGCAGGGCCTGGTCGGCTAGTTGTCTGCGCCAACGATTTTTGGCAGCACTGCGTTTGAGCTTGCGGGCGGTAGTTGGCTTGGTGTAGAATTCACGATCTCTTAGATCGTTAAGAATACCAGATAACTGAATTTTTTTCTTGAATTTGCGCAGGGCTTTTTCTACATTACCGTCAGCGACTATTACTGATCTTCCTCGCAATTTGCTCATTGGGTGCCTTTAATTCTATAGGAATATTTACCAGGCCATCGGTTATTTTTACCTGGTCTATTCCTTGTTCTTTGTAACGTGCCAGGTTAAACATGTGTGGCAGTAGCACACGTTCCAGTTCACTGTGCAGGCCACGAGCTCCTGTTTTGTTTTTTAATGTGTTCTTGGCCACTTGCTCTAGAGCTGTTTTATCAAATTCTAATGCAACTTGATCTTGCACAAACAACCATTTGTATTGATCTACATAACTGTGTTTGATTTCTGTTAGAATAGATATCAAATCTTTTAGAGCAAGTTCGTTTAACGCAACCCAACTTGGAAAACGTCCCACAAACTCTGGAATCATGCCAAATTTAACCAGGTCGTCAGGAGTTACTTGATCAAGGTCGCCGGCACGATCTGATGACACTTCGGCTTGGAATCCAATTGATGTGCCACGAATACGACTCTTCACAATATTGTCCAGGCCCACAAAGGCGCCGCCAGCAATAAACAAAATGTTAGTGGTATCAATTTCCACAGTTTCGCCGTTGGGATGTTTGCGACCTCCTGTGGGTGTGATTCTGCATTTGGTGCCTTCTACTAACTTGAGCAAGGCCTGTTGCACCCCTTCGCCCGATACATCTCTTGTGATGCTTTGGCTTTCTGAACGTCGACTGATTTTGTCAATCTCGTCTACAAACACAATACCACGTTGTGTTTTTTCGATGTCATTGCCCGAGGCAGTATACAGACGTGAAATTAAACTTTCAACGTCATCACCTACATATCCTGCTTCAGTCAGTGATGTAGCATCAGCAATCACAAACGGCACATCCAAGTATCTTGCTACTGATCGAGCCAACAATGTTTTGCCAGATCCTGTGGGACCTAGCATGAGAATGTTGACTTTTTCAATTTCAGTGTTTTTGTCTTGATTGCCTATGCGTTTGTAGTGGTTGGCAATTGCCACGCTCAATACCATTTTGGCTTGACCTTGTCCTATAACATATTGATCAAGATGTTTTAAGATAGCTCTAGGATCAAGACTGATAGTCTGCGTTGTAGGAGTAAGTATATGTTCGTCTACTAGAAGAGTTTGGCAAAGTTCCACACACTCGTTACAGATGGCAACATCTTCGCCCACTATTAACTTGACCACTGCATCTTTGTGCTTGCCACAAAAACTACAATTATCTAAATTTTCGGTTTGTTTCATGCGTTGGTATTGGTTGGTTTTAGACGTTCTGATACTTGTTCTCTCTCAATGTCACTCAACAAATCTGGATCATATTCACCAGTGGCGATCTTGTCAATGAGGTGATCAATGTATGCTGTGTCGTAAGTATAGTTATCTGTAGAATTTTTGTCAATAATAATCCACTCGTCTCCGTTGAATTTGTACAACTGTGGAGGCATGCGATCAGTTTTTACAAAGGTGTCACCTCGATTGGGTGCTGCCGGAAACTCTCTACCAAAACTGGTTTGAGTGTACTTGGGATCAGTCCAGGGCAATTGATCAATTTGCCCTCGGGTCAATTTAACTCTTTGTGCTTTGATAGTTTCATCAGGATGTTCCATTTTCCAACGGCGCATGGCTTCTTTGTCGGTTTCATCAGCTGAATCGAGTGCATCAATTTCTTCCTCAGTCCAAGCACGGAGTTCTATGCCCGGTATTTCTTCCGGAGGCTGAATACCCATTGCGGCCTCATCTTCTCGGACGGGATCTGGTGCTACCATGGGCTTGAGATTTTGAAAGTGATCAAATGGCCGGGCAAGATAAGGATAGCGTTCGTTCCATGGACGATTGTCTTCAGGTGGCTCAGAACTGGCTTGAATCTGTTCAATTTGGTCATCAGTAACGGGTCCGTCGTCAGGTTCATACTGGGGCTCATCATGCACAAACCCACCTGTACCTTGTCGTGCCCATTCAAACTGTTTGTTTGCCGCTAGAATAAGTGTAAGCGCCAAGGGATCAAACACCAACACAATCATTATGATCATCCAACGCACTGCACGTTCCAATAGATTGGCATCAGGATTGTCTCCGTACAGCAAGGCCGCAATGTATTTTATTGGTCCAACCTCTGCCTCCACTTTTCGGACCTCGGCGGCAATAGGCGCACGTTCATCGTTAAGTCCCGCGATAGACTTTTGCGACTGTGATATTTCTGATTGAAGGCGAGCACGCTCTTTCTGCTGGGTTCTTCGCATAGCCACAGCTTTTTCGGCACCCGTTTCTGTTGTTGAGCGGCCCAATACTTGATCCACTCCCTCATCCATTTGTTTAAGCGCCTTACGGTTTGCTTCAATATTCTCTTTTTCGGTTTTGATCTTTTCATCATATATTGCAATCTTGCTAGTAACATCGCCTGACACCAGGCTTTGATCTGAGTGTGCCTTTGACAAATAGCCAAATATACCCATGCTGGTCAGTATCATTAGGAATGCTATGGCCGGTATCAAATACAGTTTGAACACAATACCAGCACGGCGCCAGTTGTTGTGCAACCATACAGTGGCAACAATTTTGCCCAGTTCTAGCGAACCGCCCATGATGATCACAGGTATTGTGGCCGCTGAGAATATAGCAGTAAGGCCTGCTACTGAGTACCAGGCTGCTACGCCGCTTAAGAGTAATGCGGTGGCGAGAATACCAAATCCAAATATCATAAAAATTATTTACCAGGCGGAGGCATGGCAATCACCGCATGCTTTACTGCCACCCATGTGGCAAAGGTCTGATCCGGCACTTCAAACCATACAGGCACTGGTTGCAACGAAATCCCCCACAATGTAGTGTGTTCTAATCTGCGTTTTACTCTGCTTTGGGTGCGCCAGTTTTTTCCAAACATCACTCTAGCCTCTTTCATGATTGCATACCATTCTTTAACAGTATGCAATCGAAACCAAATACGGTGCATGACCAAAGGCGTTACATTAAGCGAGTCAAGTGACTCAGGGATACTCAACGCAGAGCCCTCAATTTTGACAGTCATTTCTAACCTTTCCAGATTTATCCTCTCGGCATACTCCCAGGGTATCAGCCTGGTTTTGATCCTAAGATCGAGGTCCTTGTCGCAACCTACAGGATTTACGTCCACTTGCCACGGTTCAAGCAGGCCCAGGTTATCGATTCACCCCGCCCCACCATAGACTACCCAATCTCTTTGATCATGCACAGTAATTATAACAACACTTGAGGTGGCTGTCAAGTGTTTTGTTTTTGTTTGACAAGATTGCAAACTGTTTGAAACTGCTCGTATGCATCACGCACAGCCGGGTGACTCATTAATTTATCTGCTTCTGCAATCATGGTGTTGATGCCTGCTTCTGCATGATCTCGAGCACTGCCATAGGTCAACGGACACAAGTCATCACCAAACTCTTTGGCCAATTTTTCCCAGGCTTTCTTTTGTCCGGGAGTGAGAGGAGTACGCTGTGGCCGCATTTCACTGGCTTTACGTATGGATTCACAGATGCCATCTTCGGCCAGTCGCCCTGCCGCAATCATTGCGGCATAGTTAGGGTCAATGTTGTAGCGTCGGCTTTGTCCACCTGGGTAGCACATAACAATGTGTGTGCCCTTGCCGAAACTGTCCAAGTACTCACTGTCATATTCACTCACAGGCACATACCTGCGGCCCTTTTTTTCATAGTAGATCTTTTTCATTAAAAACTCCATTGTGTTCGAGCATAGGCCACATAAACTTTACCACCAACACGCAGATCTAAAACATCCGATGATGTGGCTATAATAAAATTCCATTTGTCATTAACGTTAATAGGCATCATTATACCGGAGGTATTAGAATTTACACCGTTTAACTTTGAGTGTTGCAACACCAAATCATTAAAATATTCTCGACGACTTTGTTTAAATTTGCCTGTACCGTCATTCAGCCAAACTTGGTTACCACTTTCTGTGCGATTGGTATTCATCAACCAAATGTCTGGGTGCCCGTCACCATTAAAGTCCATGACCTTGGGTGTGTAACTGGCTAACGCACCCTGATCGTATCCGGACATGCTGATATCTGTTGCATCACTAAAAACATAGCCACCAAGATTGTAATAAATTTGTACCATGCTTTGAGCACCAATTAATCTAGTTACTGTATTATCATTAAGATAACTTACAACCACCACATCCTTACGCCCATCACCATTAACATCTACAATTTGACAGCTTACATCATGACTTCGATTCACTGTGGCATCAGTGTTGTTTTTGTCAAAATATGGCACTGGCAAAGCCCCTTGGTATATAGGCTCCATGTTGGCATTCAACTTGTAGATTAGTTGGCTGGCTTGAAGTCCAGTTTGATCAGTTAGCACCACTTGAGCAGCACCAGACCCATCTAAGTCGCCTGCACACACTCCAGCACCGGCAAGAGGATACTTAATAGTGCGCGATGTGTCCTTAGGCCTGTAAGTAAATCCACCTGCTTGATTGTTTATCCACATCTCTCCATTGCTGTTAAGCACATCTAACCACCCATCTTGGTTGGCGTCTAGCACAGTGGTTCCATGATTCCAAGTCAACCCAGCTAGATCTACTCGTTGATGGCTTTGCCCGGCTCTGCTTAGGAACACCACTGATGGATTATTTTGCAACAAGTTAGCACCGTCGGTAAATCCTGGAAAGAATATGTCATCAATGCCATCGCGGTTAAAGTCGGCTATCTGTGGGTAGTTAACTGACCACCCAAACTCGCTACCTAACACATCGGCAGTGGCATCTGTGATTGTACCTGTGGCCCATTGTGGTCTTGGTCCGGTACCAGATAATCGATAAATTTTAACAGTAGGAGTTGGCGAACTGTTGACTAACCATCCGCTAACCAATACATATTGATCGCCAGTATTGTCAAACTTGCCGGTAGCTAGACTAGGCACAAACGCACTGGGTATTGATATTGAGTCGGCAGCAACAAGTATAGAAGTTACCGGCATACCATTGTTGGCACTTCCACCTCCACCTCCACCACATCCTGTTAGAGCCACTGCCAGTGCAGGGATTACAAGTTTCCACATGGGAATCTCCTAGTTGATTAATACGTTTGATCTAGTGTGACATTGGTTAACCCAGCAACCATTTGGAATTTGTTCCAAGCATCTTTTACTGTGGGATTGGCATCCAGTTCTTCGCTGGACAATACTGTTTCCAACCAGTGATAGCTGTGGCGACGAGGACGAGCTCCAAACTTGCGTGGTTGATGGAACCGGCCAGTTTCCCAAAGTGCAATACTAACTAGTCGATAGTGACCATCATCCTGATCCCTGCAATCCCACCACTCAGGATTTAATCCATAACGATAACCAAGCCAAATATCCGCCCACTGCTTGTCGTCATTCGGGTCAAAATCTGTGCGGGAGATCACCACCAGCACATCATTTATGTCCACGCGACCTTGCACAATGTCTCGAACACAACGACTATAGCTCAGTCCAATTTTCATACTTTATCACCTGCTTCAAAGTCACGGAATCTCAAGAACCGGGGGAATCGGAGACTGTAGGTTCCGTCTTGATTTTGGGTGACTGCGTCTGCTTGGACTTCAACCAAGTGACCAAGCAACTGATCCCTACTGGCCCAATACTCATCACGAAGAGTATCACTAAAGCCACTGCCAACATTAACGCAAATTCTACGGTCATTGTCATCTCCTTCACATATTATAGCACCCAAGCGGTTTTTGTTCCTACCAGTTCCTTCTTCAAAGCCCACAATGTTCAAATCAACACTAATGGTAGGTTTCCATTTCATCCACGAGTCCGACCGCTTGCACTGATAAGGTGCGTCCAGGCTCTTGATCATGATGCCTTCGAAGCCACCTTCTACGGCAGCTTCAGCATAGCGTTGCATGATATCATGCCCTTCGGCTGTGTCCAGATCCACATCCAATCCGGGCATGATGCGCAGACATGCAGTTTCTTCCAAGCCAGCACGAGCCGCTTCTAACCATTCCAGTCTCTTGTACTGCTGTACATTCCAATGCCCTTCTTTGAAGGCATCAAGTGGGATGATATCAAAAATGTGATATACCATGCCTGTGGTTTCGGCATTTGATTTGCGATGTGCTTGGCGCATGAGTTGTTGGAAACTTTCACCCACAATCTCACCATCCAACACATAATGTCCACCGGTGCCACGACCGTGTTGAAAGTGCTTGCGAGCATCTTCGATAGCGTCGGCAACCTGCGGAAAGTTCTCAAACTCTTTACCATTGCGGCTGTATAGTGTGACTGTGGCGCCACTAACCACTGCCAACACACGCACTCCGTCTAACTTGCACTCTAGACGCTTGATGCCTTTCATTTTCTTGGGATGATCTGTTGAGTCCTGTGCTAACTGACATGAAAATACGGGAATCCGGTATTCAGTTCGGCCCACAACCTTGTTGATAGTCTTTTCAGAGACACCACATCGCAGATCTTTGATCAACACACGGCGAGCCAACATGTTCCACTCTTCAGAGTCAAACTGCTGACTCATTCGCTCAACTGTTTCTCTAGCACGATTGCCTGTGATCGATCTAGTGCGCAGGGCTTCTAGCATAGCCCAGAATTGTGTCCAAGGATTGTCACGCCCAGTTAAGCCCTCAGTCTCAGGTACCTGGCGGATGCCAAACACATAGAACGGATTGTAGGCTTGATAGCAATTGAACAAAAAACACTGCGCATCGGCACTGCCTAGTTTTGCGGCCATCAGGGCTTTTTCAATCACTTTTTCTTTGTGAATGCGACTGTCTGAACTTTCGAGATCGCGTATCCAACCTGCGGCCATTATGGCATCAAACCTTGAGTGGCTGTAATCAGTTTCATTCATATACTTAACGCCTTACCAGGATGAGTTATAAAACACTTTCAAGCCCATGAACATTTCTGTTCTAGCGGCTTTGACGAACGCCAAGTCCCGATCGTAATAGAGTTGATCTGCTTCACTACCAAAGAAGAAACCTGATGTAGGCGGCAGTTGACGGTGTGTGACTGCTCGTTCAAGTTCATCCAAGTCCTCAGGAGCGAGTTCCATTTCAATGCCGTTGAAGCTGTCATAGCTTAATTTTTTTTGTTCTGCCAGCCGTTCCATCCAACCATGCAGGTTAGGATGCTTGCGCCAGTAGGCAATTTCACGCGGCTTATTAACTTTTGTATTCACAAACTCTCTGGAAGTTTCATTCCACTCAGCGCCGTCATAGTAGTCGCGTTGCTGACCTTCGCGGGTGGCCACATAGGCATACATATCAAGACCCATTTTTCTCTCCTTGTTGATGACGATATTCGCGTTTGAGCCAATATTTGTATTTGTTGAAATATTCTTGCTGTGTGCCAGTAGGCTCGAACCCTTCCCACACACGAGATTCTTCCACATGTTCGTACCACATTTCACGACACCAGGCGCGGAAGTTCATGCTGCCTCCAACATGTTAGCAGGCACACGCCACAAGCCTTGTGGGGTGCTCACTGTCACATACTTGATGGCAATCTTGCTTACAGTGCCTGACATGGTCATGCCACGTTTGGTGCTATGGAACTTCACAGTGTCACCTTTTGCAAACTGACGGATATTGTGTTTACGCAGACTGGCCTTGGCAAATTGCACTGCACTGATAATGCTGTCAAGTTCAGTGTTTGAAAACTCACCAAACATGATAGCAGAATTAACTTGCTGGATCTTGGACATCTGGGTCATTTGGGGCTCCTTTGTTGCTTACTATGCCTAAATTATAGCAAAAACGGCTTTTCTGGTCAACCAAAATAATAACCCTACAATCACTAGGAGTTCTACCACCGTAAAATTAGTACGATAGTAGTACTTCTGTATTTGGCGTTGCATTTTGGTCCACATGCCCTAATTATAGCGGCAATGTGTTTATTGGTCAACCAATAAAAATGTATACTTTAGTATACAGGAGTCACAGCAGGCACAGGGGTCACTGCTAAGGTTGCACCAGGAGTGGTGTTGACAATCAATCCTGCCTCTCCCAGGCACTGATTGTTTTTGCCTTCACGCAAGGCACCCACAATGGCCTGACCGCCAATGATGCTAGTGTTGGCAATTTGCTCAATAAAATATGCAGGACCACACGAACTGGTTTGAGTGCCATAGATGGGCAGTTGTTGCACAAAGCTCATTGTGCTGACCCGTTCACCAGCTTGCAAGTTAAAATAATCAATGCCAGCAGATGTTTGATAAGTTTTTTCTGTGCTTAACACATTGGCTATAGCGGACCATGCATTATTAAGGATTGTTACATTAGACGCCACTTGAACATTGGCATTGGCGTAAATATTGGCAATGTTTCCATTTGCTTTGGCAATGTTGGCTACCACATCAGTACCACTGGTTGCAACAGCAATAGCCGCATAAGCTGAATTTATATTGGTAACATTGGCTGTAGCATTAGCAACCAAAGTTCTAATATTTGCCATAGCAGATGTTGCTATAGCAAGTTGTGCAGTAATGTTGCTGGAATCAATTGCAGTGCCAATAACATCACAAGTGGTAATAGTTCCGTCAGGTCCTGAACCGGTTGCTATGTTACTAGAAAAATACGAAGCCACCGAAGAATCGATAGCAGTTGTTTGTGCTTGTATCAGTGGCAGCCCAGACATGGTACTTAATCCGCATCCCGCAGTTGTAGGTAACCAATAATCAGTATCATTGATGCTGGTGCCAACTGGCACGTCTTGCTGAGCACGATAAAAAACCGTGTCAGGATTCAACTGTGCCAGGCCATTTACTGCCGGAGCATTGGCCACTAGATTGTTGGCCAAATAAGTTTTGTTGATGTTCCACGGAGTTCTTGGCAGGGTATTGACTGTTGCAGCCAAGGCAGGCAGTGTTGTATTGGTGATGTTGGTCACTTGCTCAAAAGCCACCTGCACTGCTTTATTACTTACTGCTTGTGCAGGTGGTATTACTTTGCCTAAATCCTCACAGCCATTTGGTGCCGCCAGATATGCCGACACATTGTCGGCCAAACTTATGTTTACACTGCTATCAGGACCGTATATCAAAACTGGTCCTTCAGGACTGGGTGTTTGCAATGTGGTATAACTGTTGGGAAATATCATGGCCTGATCCAACAAATCAGCCATACTGGTAAGATTGGGTGTGGTCACTCCCAAAATACTCAACACTTGTTGTAGGTCAGTACCAGCCACATTGGTCATGCCTTGGTAGGCCAAACGTTGCAAACGAAGATATTCGTTTTCTGACACTGTGCTTTGACCTGTCAACAAAGTTTGTATTTCTCCAGACGTTAATCCAGCAGCTAACAATGGCGTTTGCACAGGTCCAAATACACCGCCTACCATATTGCCTTCGGCAGCCAACTGACGCAATAAACCAGCAGGTGTGCCATATGATCTAAGATCATTCAAGTTGGTTAAATTACCTTGATTGGTCAAGTCTGTAGCAAAGTTTCCAAAATCTGGATTCACATCATTGACGCTGTTGGTTGTTAAATTATTCATGTTAGTGAATGTGGGACCAAGATAGGTCTGAGCATTTACAGCAGAGTTAATATACTGATTGGTAGTGTTGATGTAACCTTGCACTGCCATAAAGCCTTGTGAGAATCGACCAACATCGCCGTTACCAAGATAATTGTTTCCAGTCTGTTGAATCAATCCTGAAAACCCTGCAGGCACAGTAGAAACAGAGGTAAGATTGGTAAAGGCAGCAGGAATACTATCGCCCAATGCAGGAATGGTTGTGTTGCCAATGGTTAGCAATGATGATAGTGTTGTTGCATTGGCAAATAATGCGGCACTGTAGTTAGCCACAGCAGTAAGAAAATTTGGGATTGGTGATCCAGCATTGAATGATGCGATTGCAGTGGTCAATGCTGCGGGCAGTGGTTTGATGCCAGTATTGTTTAATAAAGCAGATGCCGCTGTCAACTGCAACGGGGTTAAAATACCTTGTGCCATTATGCTGCCACCCTCACATCACCTGAACCGCCAGCTCGAGCATGACCACAGGTGTCGCCGGCGCCTGTATAAACTACAGGAATGCCACCAGCTCTAACTGTGCCGGACCCACCAGCTGTGACGGCACTGCAATGAATAGGTGGACAACCCTTTTGTCCGCAACAGGGATGAGCGCTTACAGAGTTGCCATCTACAATCACTGGGCGACCGTTGACTCGTACTGAACCAACACCACCACTGGCCACACCCCCTGCGCCGTCTGCATCACCTACTCGTTGTACTGCTGGCATGTTATCCCACTAAGATTCGTTTTTCTGGCACCTTAATGCCTGTGGTTGCTTCAATGTACTTCATACGAACTGATTCGTCTGTTAGCGCAGAGATAGCAACACAATTCATATTTAGCCGGGAGTTTTTGTCAGGATCTGCGGTAAACATACTTGGTACCAGTCCCATGCCTTGCGGACCAGGAGCCACACTTACAGGGTCTTGTAGCATGGCATAGCCTTCGCCGACTTCTGTAACTTTGGCAATCATTTCCTCGCCTGAGTTCATTTTGAATGTGTATACTTTTCCTGTTTCCATTATTTACTTTCTGTTAGTTTTGTTCTGAGTTCGGTAAACCCGCCTATCAGTTGATCGTCCAAGAAGATCTGTGGCACTGAGCGAGCCGTTGGTACTGCTTCTAATAGTTGCTCTCTTGTCCATTCATGCTGAATATTGCGTTCTTCAAACTCAATGTTGCGTGATTTTAACAACGCTTTGGCTTGGTCGCAGTAAGGGCACTGGTCTTTTGACCATACAATTGCTTTCATTTTATTTTTCCTTTTAGTCTATAAAGTGTGTGTTCGTGACGATGATTCCAGATACTAATCTCTATTGTATCTCCGGGGCCTGTGATAAACCTAGTGCCACGAACATGCCGACCCCATATCCATCTACCACTGAGATCGCAACGGCGAGGTATCAATGCAAATGTTTCTTTCCATTCGGCTCGTTTATAATACCACTCATCTATCATAAGTTAGGCAGTTCGTCGTAGTCAATGGCATCACTCATCACACCAATCACATAGTTGGTTGATTCGTTTTCCTGCAGGGCAGTCTGTTTCTTGCTGGTGTCCACGTGCTTGTTGAACCACGGTATGGGTGTACTTCGCGGTGCTGGCTCTTGATACTTGATGCCAATTTCTTTGAGTGCGTTTGCGGCTGTGTAGTCCACAAAGTCTTTTAGGATCTGTGCGTTGAGACCAATCACTGGTCCTTTATTGAACAAGTAGTCGGCCCATTCTTTTTCTTCACGGATCACATCCAAATACAGTTGATACACTTCAGCTTCGCATTCAGCCTTGGCTTGAGCAAAGCGAGAATCTTCTTTCACCACTTGATTGATAATCCACCCCGTCCATTCTTTGTGCAGAATTTCGTCTTGCAGGATCAACTGAATGATATTGCCGTTGCCGATAAAGATCTTGTTCTCCACCATGGCCAAGCTGGTGGCAAATGATACCATGAAGCGGAATGCTTCCAATGCATAACTGGCATTGAGTGCCATCCAAATGGCTTTGACATGAGCATACTCTTTAACAGGAACTTCCAGTTCCTTTTCGCAATTGACCATGTGCAAGTGATCGTAATACCGGCCCACACTAGAAGCCATGTCCACTATCTCTTTGGTATCGTGGATGGTGTTAAACACATCCTTGGGCACATTGTAGATGTTGCGAATGATATGGCTGTAACTGCGCGAATGAATGTTGGTTTCAAAGAAACTCCAGTTGTACATTAACGCTTCCAGCTCAGGTATGCCCACAACAGGAGTAAACACTTGCGCTGGACCGCGGCCTTGTAAACTATCCAATGCTGTTTGACGCAACAGGTTGGATGTAAAGATGTGCTTGACTGTGTCTGATGCTTCTTTGAAGTCATTGGCATCTTTGGTCAATGAAATTTCTTCTGGTACCCAGAAGAATCCGCGAGCCTCTTGTTCGTACTTGACCAGCTTGTTGTATTTTACTTCCTCAAAACGCTGAATGGTCACAGGACCAGCAGGATCCAAAAACATCTTGCGATGTAGATAGTCTGTTTTGGTGGAGAGATTGTATTGTGCTTGGCTCATTTTATATCCTTATAGAGTATTTGTCTTGTTCCCATGCCTGTTGGTACAAGTTTCTTAGTTGCTGTTGTAGTGCAGTTTCCAAAAAATGTTTGTTATCAATTGATGCAATAGATATTACACCACCGGCAGCCGTAGTTGCAAAAGCGTCATCTGCTATGTTCAATAATTCTTCGTTGATATCGCAGTATTGAAAATCTATGCCATGCTCTTGACATAATGTGTTTATCATCTTCATAGTGATTCCTGACAGTCGATTACTAGCAGGAGACAACACACATCCATCTTTTATAATTGCTACACTAAACTGTGGTCCTTCGGTAAGCAGGTCATTGTGATCCAACAAAATAGGATTGTCAAATCCACGCATGGTCGATTCAAGCTGTGCCATAGTAAAATCTTGTCTAGCAAAATTTTTGTAAGACTGATTGATTGATGTATCTGGAATGCGGCGAACTTTTCTAGCAATGCATAACTTCATGTCTCGGTCTGGTTTGACTGATTCATACGGCCCTGTTCCTATCATTAAATGAGGTTGTGTTTTTATAACATCACGTATGTCATATGACGAAGGTTCTCCTCGAGTGGCAATTATCCACACATGAATATCTTGTGTGGCATGAGTGTTGATTTCTTTTATAATGCCAACGAGTTCATCAGCTGTGTGTTTTACATTGATGTAGTAATATTTGCAACCTTGTAAAAAACGATTGATATGTTGATCAATTGCTAAGGCTCGATTATTTTTAATACTGATTACATCATAAACGCCGTAAGAACGTAGCAGTCCAAAATCTTGAACATTGATTTTTAAATCGCCAACTTGGCAAAATTTACCATTGTGCCAAGCAGGAAAATCTTTTTTGTTCATGACCGATATCCTATTAGATTTTTCCTGATGCAAGAACTATTTTGCAAATATGTTCTAATCTTTCAATATGTTCATAAGCACGCCATGGTGTGACATCAATTGCTACCACTCCGTGCCCTTTGATGCCCACTATGTCGTAGGCAATATTACCACGGTCATCCAACTTCAGTTGACGATGACACTGATCAGCAAGCTCTTGGCTGATTGGTTTCACATCACCTACATTGGGTGCTACCCGAGTGTAGCGATTGAGTTCTGGAAACGCATCGCTAATAGTACTTAGATCAATGCCAGCATGCATGGCTGCAATGCAATAGGTTGGATGTACATGAACAACAACTCTAACCTCGTTTGAGTGCTGCCCCATTTCTTTTTGTAGACCAAAGTGCAATGGTAGTTCTCCGCTGGGCTTGAGATTGGCACTAATGTCAGTGTAGTGTTCTTCTTGCCAGGATCTAGTTAGAAAAGGTGGAGTAGCACTGATGCTGTCAATCAATCCAATCTTTTTAAACTGATCTGGCTGTAGTGTTTGCTTGCGCACACCCGACGGTGTGATATAAAAATGATCACGATCGTGGTGACGAATAGAAATGTTGCCATCTCTGCTGGTTATCCAATTGCGTTTGTACGCATCTACCAATATATCACAACAGGTTTCTAACATGTTAATTGTTCCAGTGTCTTATTGTGTTTGCTATGATAAACCCACAGGTCACAACGTGTATTATAACCCAAAAGGTCTTGAAGAACAAGGCCAATCGAGCTTCCTTCAAAGTTAAAATGGGCACATCAGGACGGTCGTCATCTGTGTGCCCCATTAAGTGGCCTGTGGCTCGTGCCCAGATTTTTTCTATACTGTTCAAAGTTTACAACTTTCACAGTCTTCTTCAAGATCAAAATCAATCTCCGGCATGGCTGCAGGTGCATCTTCTTTGATCATTTTACTGCCGGCTTTGTTGATAAGGCTGTAGTAGAATGTCTTGAGTCCCCAATGATGTGCTTGCATTAGGTTGCGAGCAATCAGTGTGGTAGGCACCTTGCGATCAGGCCAGTGCGCTGGATTGTAGAATGTGTTGGTAGAAATTGACTGATCAATATAAGCAGCCAACACACACGCGGTCTTCAAATAGCCAATGCAGTCTTTTTGTGCCCACATCAATTGATACCGGTTCTTCAACCGGTGATATTCAGGCACTACTTGCGTGAGACTGCCGGCTTTGGATTCTTTCACAGTGATTAGGCTCATGGGCATCTCAATGCCATTGGTTGAGTTGATCACTACAGAACTTGATTCAACAGGAGCCACTGCCATTAATGTGGCATTACGTACTCCGTGAGTTTTCATGAGTTCACGCAGGGGTTCCCAGTCTAGTTCTGGTGCAAAATTCGCAAGTTCATTAACCCCAGCAGCTCTTCGTTCCCATGGAAATATGCCTTTACCATACCAGGTACGGTGAGAATCTTTGCAAGGACCACGCTCCTTGGCCAGCTCAACAGTGGCTTCGGTCAAGTAGTAGGCTTGGTGTTCGATCCACGTCTTGACTTCAGCCAAGGCGTCTGATTCACCGTATTGGAGGCTGCGCTTGGCATGCCAGTAGGCAAGGTTGGTGATTCCAATACCCAGGGGCTGGATCTCATCATTTGAAAGTTTAGACTGGATGGAGAGAAAGTCTTGATAGTCAAGAATGTTGCACAGGCTACGCTGCAATATACGGCAAGCACGGCGCATGTCTTCTGGATTACGGAATGCACCCCAATTGATTGAGCCCAAGGTGCATAGTGCAATACGACCATCGCTGTCATCCAGACGTTTAAAGGGTTTAGTAGGAAGAAGAATTTCACAGCAAAGGTTACTCTGGTAAATGGTGTGATACTCAGGATCAAATGGTCCCTGGTTCATCACGTTGTCAATAAACACTAGATAGATACGACCAGTGTCTGTTCGTTCCTTGAGTATGCCTGATTTGAATACTTCTTCAGCAGACATAACTTTCTTCCGGAGGTCAGATCTAGCTTCATATTTGACATACAGATCTTCAAAAAGTGCAGTGTTGGAGTAGAATGCCTCGTATAGTTCCGGTACTTGGTTAGGGTCAAAGAACGTGATGTTTTGTTTGTGTTTAAATCTACGCCAGAAAAAAGCACTAAGCACCACCCCATAGTCCATGTGTCGGACACGGGTTTCTTCGGTTCCTTGATTGTTCTTGAGCACAATAAGATCATCGAATTGAAGATGCCAGATGGGATAAAAAACAGTGGCACTTGCATTACGGATACCTCCTTGTGAACATGAGCGCAGATCACCAAACCACTTCTTTAGGAACGGAATCATACCTGTGTGCATGATTTCGCCACCACGGATGGGCGAGCCTAGTGGACGCAGTCGTCCAATCTCCAGGCCAATACCAGCACGTTTGCTGGCATACTTGGCCATCATTTCGCCCGAAGCGAATATACTATCAAGATCGTCATCACTGCGAATGAGAACGCAACTTGAAAATTGTTTAGTAGGAGTCCCCAACCCAGCCAACACAGGAGTAGCCAAAGTAAAAAGACCATCACTGGCCGCATTGTAATATTCTTTGATATAACGCATCCTAGCTGTGTTAGGCTCTTCCTTATGGAACACTGTGGCTGCGGCAACCATGTATCTAACTTGCGGAGTTTCATATGTTTTTCCTGTTGAACGATTTTTAACAAGATACTTTTCAATCAACTGCTCAATGGCAGCATAGGAATACTGTTCATCCTTGGCATGGTCAATCATGCCTTGCATGCGGTTCCAGTCGTCCTCTGAATACCATTCCAACAGTTCAGGAGTGTACAAACCTGTAGCCACATTTGTTTTCACAATATCATACAGGTGGGGAGGATCGTATGAACCGTATACGTCTTTGCGCAACATTGACAGTCGTTGTTTACCTGCCACATGCTGATAGTTGGTGTGTCCAACATCAGGATTTTGTTCCACATCAATCAAGTCCACAATGGCTCTTAATGTTATGCCATCAATTTCTTTGGTGGTAATTCCATCGTAAAAATGTAGCTGTGTGCGTATCTCTATCATGCTCTGACTTACGTCTGCTATGCCTGCACACACTTTGGCAATTTGAGTTTGCCATTTTTCCAATGCTAATGACTCGCGCTGTCCACTGCGTTTGACAACTGTTATATTTTTCATTTTTCGCTACTTTATTTGTGTTTTTATTTGTTCTTGACTGAGCCGGTGCCGAGGATTAACCGGCGTTAGATTGATATTTAACAGCTGATCTCTGTCCCAATTCAGTATATATTTCTTTTGTTCCACTAGGACTAAATTGTCACTGCCTGTGTCTATTAATTCAGCATCTTGCATGTCTGCACGATCCAGCAGAGCTATAGTATACAACATTCCCAGCCCTCTTGCAAGTCCACAGAATAAATTGTCATCTAACAATTGCCAAGGATCAGGCCAACTGGGTTGATCATCCCAGTGCAAATGGTAAGCACGCCAAGGGGTGTCAAACCACCAGGCATTTATAGCGTGTAAACATTGGTCTGCAGGCATGGCAGCAACTGCCACACGCAGTTGATTCCAACTGGCCAATCTGGCATCAAAGGTGCGGGCCCACATTAGGCTAGATAGGTGACTGAATAGCTTAAGGTACCGGTGACTGTATTGGTTGTAACATATTTCCAGGACACAACACTGGAACTTTCTGTAACAGAAAATGTCACGCCTGGTGAAGAATTTTGCACTCCGGTATCACTGCCTTGTAGGTCGGTGCCTGATGCATCTGTACCACGCACAATGGTATACACACCAGTTCTAACAGTGGTGTCACGAACTATGGTATAGTTGATTTGCACCGCGGCAACTGTGACAGCATCAAATGTGGTTATTACAGCAGCCGTTGACACGTTGTTTACCAAAGTAAACGAAACACCTGACTCACGTTTGTATGTGCCTTGTTGCAAGCGATAACCATTTTCCATGGCAATACTGGCAGTGTTGTTCAATTTAATTCTAGGATAGGTAGCCGATTGTGCTGTGGTTCTTTCAAACATGTCGCCTAGGCACACGTTGTTGTCGGTATCAATGTCAATGATTGCGCTTGCGGCCAATGCGGCGCCATTGAAGTGATTGCCCACATCATAGAACACATTGTTGGTGGTGGTGTTCAAGCTCACACCATCAATTACAACACCTTCAACATAGATGTTGTCAAACATGTTGCTGATCAATCTCACACCTGTTGGGCCGCCGTTAACTGGTGTTAGACCGCCCAGATACACGCCCTGATACAAGGTATTAAACTTACAATTGCTTATTGTAATACCTTCAATTTGTTGGGCGGTATTGGTACCGTATGTGAATCCTGCAAAACTGCAATTATCAAAATTGATATGATTGTTAACCAATGCACTGGTACTGGCCCAGTTCACTGCTGTGCTGTTATCAGTAGACGAAGTTAATGTGCTTGTGGTCAACGGACCTTGAATAGTCACATTGGTAAATGCACAATCATGCGCACGTTCCATTAGTAATCCATTCATGGATTGGTCAGTAATCATACGCATGTTAGAAACCAAAATATTTTGTGGTTCAAGCGGGCTTACGATGTTAACGCCTGTTTGTTGTGTGCTGCTGGCTGTTTGCATTATGTAATTTGGCAAGCTGCTGGCTGCTCCGTTGGATATGTTGCCCCAATAGTACTGACCTTCAATGACGGCATTTAATGCAGTTCCGGTAGGCACTGCAAAGTTTGATCTAAAATATTGTGTAACTGTTCCTGTTCCAGATCCTGCTCCTGTTGCAGTGAAAGTTACTCCGGGAGTATTTGATGATGCACCTATCAAAGTAAAATCAGTGGTACCAAGAGCAGTAATAGTATAAGTGCTGCCTATAGTCAACGATCCGGCATTGTATGATCCGGACCTTACCAACACCCCTGCAGCATAAGGCACTGTGCTGGTCCATGCAGCAACAGTAAAGTTTAAAATACTGCTATTGGGTCCTTCACCATACAGCATGGCATATGGTGGTACTAGGATGGTGTTGGTGATTCTATAACTGCCAGCAGGGAAAAACAGACTTCTTCGAATTTGTGGATTTGCTTGAACACAGTACAATTGATAGAGTGCGCGATTTATAGCCGCGGTATCGTCAGTAGTACCATTTCCTGTGGCACCAAAATCAGTGACCACACAATAGCTGTCCAGTCTGTTTTGCAAAGGTTGACTGATTGGCGTGCCTGCTGTGGGGCCAGTTTGCACACTGTATCCAGTGGCAGCAAATCCAGTATAGGTATAAGCTGTTTGTGTGGCTAAAATATCTGAATATTCAGTAAGAATTTCTACGTTGTTATTTTGATCAGGAGAACCTTCGGCCAGTGTACCTGGTCCAATAAACAATTGGCGTGTGTCTACTGCCCAACCAAGTTCAGCAGGTGCCAGGGGTTGCGGAAGATCTTCTTGTAGACCTTTACGGTTGGTAATTCTTGATATTTGTACAATTGCCACAGTGTGATTCCTTGAGGTATCACATATTTAGCATGTAGAACTGTTCAACCTTTTTCCACCACAGGGTACGATATCGTTCAAATTCTGCACCTTCCAGCACAAACTCTTGATATTGTGGCTTGCCCACAATATTATGATCTTGGTCCAAGTCAGGTTTTACACACATCAAAACTACGCCTTTTTTGATGTTAGTTCCGTGCAGTTCATTATGAGCCTCGGCGTATGCACACAGCTGAACAAAGTAATCGTCAATCCACTCGCGCTTTTTGGGCTTGTTGGTTTGCTTGTAGTCCAGTATTGATTGTTCATTTAGATGAATTCCTGCACCGTCTGTGGTGCCTGCATACACACCGGGAAAGTACAGTGGCACTTCAATTCCCCAAAATTCACTAACATTCACCAAGCCCTTGTTGATCACTTCTTCAGCCATGACATGACTGGGCCAACTGAACGGGTTTGATCCACGGGCAGGTATAGCACCTTCCCGAATGTATTTTTCAAGATAGGTATGCATTCTGGTGCCGCGATTGGCAGCTTCGGTGGTTATTTGCTGTGCTCGTTCTGCACCTACTGCACGCCGCCAGTTGTGTAGTGCTGCCCGACTTTCTGCACTTTTGGTTTGGTCTAGTATGGTGGTAACTGAGGGCAGTTTATTGCCGTCCGGTGTGGCGTAAAATCTCTTGCCATCTATTGTAACTCTCGGTATAGGTTCGTAATTGAATTTGTTTTTGTACATAGTCATGATAATGGCCAATATTTTTTTTGGCATGTTGTTGCATGTCAGCAATGATTGACGCCTTTGCTGGGTGGTGATACAATTTCTGCAGGCTGTTGATTATAGCATTTATTCGTTGTCCGGGCAATACACATTCATCATAGCTTTCATCAATCCACTGGTCAAATGTTACAAAGCCCAACTGTTTGAGATTCTGTAAACTGTGTTGACCACTTAGTAATAAAAACGGTTTTCCAGTGCGGAGGCATTTGGCTATTTTATCAGTAAACCATTGATTTTGATATTCGTCAGTTTCGGGTACAATTTCAATTTGGAATTGATTCCAAATTTGTGCATAATTGGCAGCGCCGGACCTGTAGTCAATTCCCTTGGCGTTGGGCATATCATTGTTGAACTGTCTTTGAGACATCCAATCAAGTTCAGTCTGATAATATTCAGACACTCTCTCGTTCAAGATACCTTTTGCTGCGTTTACAGGAAATGTAATAAATGCGTCACCCGGAAATGCACAATCCAAATCGTAAGCCAGCCGCAGTCTACTGATGCTGACTCTGCTGCCAGCTAACATACCAACAAATTTTGTCTGGCTGTTATCTCTGTTTACATCATTGGCAGATATGATTTTTCTTATAAATTCAAAAGCATCCAATGGATATGATATCCACTGCCATTGCGGCAAACTAGGGCTGACACTTAAAAAACAGATTTTATTGTCAGGTATGCTTAGTCCACGTTGAATCAGTTTAATCCAAGCTACCAACCCCGGGGCTAACACATCATTACCATCCGGTGCATAAAAATAAAGATTGTGCTTATCATAGTGTTTGACCAACTGATCTTCCACAGCTGGTAAGTTATCTATTATGTAATCTTTTCGAAGGATCCATCTAAGATCTATTAAAATACTTTCTGGATCAAAGGTCAATAGTCTTGACCCTTTGGGTGGGAGCAGCACCCAAGACCCATAATGTTGAGTGGGAATTAACATAAAATCTAAACTCTAAAACTTTCACCACACCCACAACGGTCGCGTTCGTTAGGATTGACAAATTCAAAGCCCTCATTGAGGCCTTGGCGCACATAGTCCACGGTAATGCCTTTGAGATACACTTCATTTTTCTTGTCAACTAATACCACAAAGTCTGCTTGTGCATAGTTTATGTCAGATTCTGAAGGTTTGTATTCTTGTACATATTCTAACACATAAGCCAAGCCTGAGCAACCTGTAGTTTTCACTCCAAGCCGAATGCCAGCATAGTCTTTAGCTTGCAGAAGTCGTTTTACTTTGGTATACGCACGATCAGTTAGAGAGATCATGCTTCTTTCTGTAGTCTTCTACAGCCGCTTTGATGGCGTCTTCAGCAAGGATTGAACAATGGATTTTGACAGGTGGCAGCGAGAGTTCTTTAGCAATTGCTGAATTTTTAATAGTTGACGCTTGCTCAAGCGTTTGGCCTTTAACCCACTCGGTAACGAGAGAACTGGAGGCAATCGCACTGCCGCATCCGTAGGTTTTGAATCTTGCGTCTGTGATGATACCATCTTTAACTTTGATTTGCAATTTCATAACATCGCCGCAGGCCGGCGCACCAACCATGCCAGTTCCCACGTGTTCGTCGTCCTTGGCAAAGCTACCCACATTGCGTGGGTTTTCATAGTGATCAATAACCGATTGACTGTAAGCCATATAATTTTGTTTCCTGTATCCAACCTATCAAGCAGTCTGTGCCAAACTTCTTGTGGAACTCATTCACCGCTTCAAACTGATTTTCTGCTGCCACTGTGGCAACATAACTTTTTGTCACATCATTTGCAACGTAGGTGACAGGAGCTTTCCAGTGTTTCATTGGCAGGTTCTAGTTCTAGTTATAGAACCATCTGCATATTGGGTTTCAGTCCAAGGTGTGCAGACAGAGCGAACCGGTTGTTGAACAACCACTGGAGGTGGTGGAACATAACCGTAATTGTAAACAGGCTCGTAGTAATTGCGTGTTAACGCATACCCAACTGCTCCACCAATTACCATGGGTGCTATCCAATTTCCGCGATGTGAATAACCGTGATGTTGTGCTTGAGCTGAAACAGCTACAATCGCTAACATGAGAGCAATGAGTTTTTTCATACGGGCCTCCTACAGCATAGTATACTATATTTAACGCCTTGCGTCAACTATTAGTTGACTATATTACATTGGTCGTTTCATAGCCGATTTGGCCATTTTGTTTACCACTTGTTGACTTTGTTGCACTGACAGTTTTTCTGGACCAATGTCGGCACCTTTGAATGTGACCATACCAGAATTTGGATCTAATGGTTCTAACACACCACTAAGTGGAGGTTGACTGATGACATCGCCAAGATTTTGACTAGTAATAGCAATACCCAGGCTTTGAGCAGCTGAAATAAAAGCCGTTTGACTGATTTGTTTTTGAGCATTTGTATCGTCTGCTCGACCTGCAAGAAAGTTTACCAACCCCACCAGTTTGTTGGGATCGGCCCCAGCACTGGACTGATCAACTTCAAAAATTCGCATTATCTCTTGGCGCGACCAAGTGCAGCAGGGGGAACTGCGGCTGGCTCATCTGGAGGAGGTGCAATTTCATCACCGGCCATGTCAGCAGCAGCGTCTAGGTCATCCATTCCAGCAGCAGCCATATCACCAGCAGGTGCAGGGGCACCGCCCATGGCAGCCATACCAGCATCAGGTGGAGGTGTTGTGCCGGTTACTACGCCAAGTGCTTGATCAAGTTGTTGTTTGGCACCTTGCAAGTTTTGCACCAGGCCGGTTAGAGCAGCAGTGGCGTCTGTGTTGAATTGAGCAGCTTGATCAATACCCACTTGATTCTTGATTGAATCAACTAGAGCAGGCAATTCTTTGAATTGCATTTCGCTGGCGTCTTCCAACATTGATTGCATTTTGTCAACCATGTCTTGTGCAGCCAATACCACTTGAGCTTGTTGTACTTCTGATTCTTTCAGCATGCGATAGGCTCTGCGCAGTCGGCTTTCAGCAGCCATCATAGCAGCACCGGCAACCATCTTTTGTTCGTCTGGTGTAAGGGTCTGGCCTTTGGTACTTTTGTCTAAAGCAGCTTTTAGCTTTGGATCTTTAACTGTTGAAGTAGCTTGTGATAAATTTGGGGCAGCAGGAGCGCCAGGAGCGGCAGGAGCGCCGGGAGCGGCAGGAGCGCCGGGCATGGCAGCTTCTCTAATTCTAGCAGTCAATGCCTGTTCGACCATCAATAGCTTGAGATAAGCTGGATTGCGTTCGCTTTGATGGAACGATGGTTGACGACGAGTCTCGCCTAGTACGCCACGCACACGCTTCAACATCTGTTGAGCTTGTTTGCCAGTGATTTGGTCAAACTTCATGCGTGAGCCAAAATAGCTTTCGAATACACGAGCTATTTGTTTAGTTGGCTTGGTTGCCGCTAGTTCTTGCAGTTTCATTTTGGAATCCCCTAAGTTGTATATATTTAGCCGAATTTAAACATTTTTCAAGTTCCTGATCCACCAAGGCATGCTGTTGAACCTTGGGTTGTAACTTGGTCAGCACTACTTCGCTAAATCCGTTGTTTCGGCTACGATCAGCCACTTGACGTCTACAGTATATGTCTGCTGACAGCGTTTGTTTTTTGGTGTCTAAAGTCTTGATGCTTTGTGCCAGTCTCAGCTGATTGTGATTGTCTGCCACACACCAACTGATTGCTGTGCGTTTGTTGCTGAAAGTGCCTATAAAATTATCGCCTGTGGTGTATACTTCAAAAGACTGATGAGATGGGCGCAAATGATATCGACCAAATGCCACATACCCGCCTGATTCATCATCCACAATCATGGTGTGGATATTGCGGCGAACTTCACGCTCGGCCCAGCGTTCTAATTTTTGTTCTTGAGTCATAGTTTAATCAAATGTGCAGCCGCCCAGCCTAGAGCGCCCACCAGGGTAACAATTATACCTGCACCCCAACTGATTAGCCTGTCGTTGTTTTTGGCATTGGATGCTTGTAACATGCCGCGCAGTTCAGCTATTACACCAAAAAGAGTGGTTATCTTTTCATCCATTGATTCCAGTTTGGTTTCTAGCAGACGATAGCGCTCAGCACACAATTCTACATGTGCCTCAAGACTTTTCTTTTCGATGTCGGTGGTATCGCTCATTGTTTGGTTCCCAGTCATTTATTTATGGTTTCAAACCACAAGTTTTGATTTGGCCCGTTGATGGTTAAACTGGGCTCAATAGCAGCAGATTCATCCAGTCCCACAACCATTGGTATGCCGGCACACTCATTCAGTAACCCATCTAGATTGTCAACGTCATTATTGGTAGAATATACCCCGGGTGTTTCCACACTGAATTCAAACTGCCATATACTATCCACACAGTGTGGTTCTTGCACAATGGTAGGTTGTGCTCGCAGGCTGATCATTTGCATGATAGTTTCCCAGTTGCGATGTTGATTCCTAGCACGGTTCCAGTCGTTTATATCGTTTATCAATCGGCCTGTGCGATCAGGATACGGCACTTGACTTGAGCGAAAGTGCCCAGTGATGCCAGTGCATGTACAATCAAATAGGGTCCGGCATAATATATTCATTCTGCGGGTATTTAACGACAAAGAAAAACCCCGGAGTTTTTAATTCCGGGGTATAAAGTTTACACTTTACTTCAGATTAAGAAGCAGCTAGTTTGAAGCCCAAGCTCTGGCAAGTATCCAACTGGAAGCCAGTGTATGTCACGTTAGCAGCAGCCAAGAAGATTGCTGTACTGGTTGTGGTAGGTGGATTGGCAGCTGAGTTACCAAAAGCACCTGTTGGGTATGTAGCAAAGCTGATAACGCCAACGCCGCCCACTGTATCAACTTGATACATTGCAACAGTAGCAGTTTGTTGCACTGCTTGAATCACGTTAGCCACATACTCTTGCACACCTTGTTCGGCAGCAATAGAAACGTTAGCAACAACGCGATAGAAGTCCAGTTTTGGACCTTGAGGTTGAACTGGTTGACCAACAACAGAAGAACTAGCAGCAACAGGACCGTTGCGTGTGTCTAATGCGAATACTGGTTGTGCGTCACCATTTACGGGGGTATAATATGCCATGATAAAAATCCTTTAAAGTTAGTGGTCCTGGTGGACCTGCTTTTATTTAGTCTTTTGGCAAAAATCACGCCTGTTGAGGATTGTTTTGGCCTCGATTTCTAGCAGTAAAATCAAAGCGATTAACAGCTTTGGCATAGCCTGCGGGAGTAGCCATTACCCAACCTTCGTGCCCGGGATCTTTCAAATCCAAATTACGCAACATATCCAGCTTCAAATCGTGTAGCAGGATAAACAAGGTAAAGGCAGCTGCCAGGCCTTCTGTGTTGCTGGCAGGACTTTTTAAATATTCCACAATATTGTTGAACTTTTTAGAAGTCACTGTACTCTGCAGGAACTGGCCAAAATCACCTATCAAGTTAGAAAAGTCTCCAGTATAACCTGCATAGTCTGGATTGATACGTTTGTTGATATAGTCCACACACAGCTTGGCCAAGTCTGTGATTTGCATGGCTCGCAGTTCTGCAGGATTGAACAAAGTATCAATGGCAGCACCCTTGCTGCGGCGTATTTGTTGAATCTGTTTGATCAATGCTGCTTGCTCTTTAGACTGTGCAGGATCTTGAGGTGTGATACCTTTACCATAAATTGGTTCGATCAAGAACAATCCCGGAACTTCATTAAATTTCACTCTGCTGAGTGGTTGCTTGGGCTCGCCTTGATCAGCATACATGGTGTGCATGGCAATGCCTGTGGTGCTGTTGCGAATTCGTTGGCCCAGTGCGCTCTTGGCAGGTATGCGGTATTGCACTGTGTTGGGTTTGAACACAAGATTGCCAGCTTGTTCTTCCCAGGGCTGTTCGGGGTAGTACAACAAGTCGCCTTTGACATAGCCACGGAAGTTGGTGGGTGTAGCTGCTTCTAACTGTGGCCAAAGATCAGCATACAATTGAACCAATTCGCCACGCTCGCCTTTTCTTGTGCTTTGTATTTGTGCCATCATTTGGGGCGAAGTAGCAAGTCCATCATATCCCTTGGCTTCAAATCCTGATCCGTCTGTAAGCACAAATTCTCCTGTGTCGGGCTTGCGGCCAAATATCACAGCAGGTTTGCCGTCCCATTTTACGCTAGTGGTCTTTTGTGGTGCTTCGGCAGCATGTTGAACAATGGCCAGTGCTTCGTCAACTCCGCGTGAGCCTTTGCGGAACACAAGATCTTCCAAGTGTTCAATACCTTTGGCTCTACCACCTACATTACCTTCTTCTGCTTCGTAGATTTGATATGGGTTTGTTTTTTCAGTTTCAATCAAGGGTTGCATGCCTTGATTTACAATTCTGTCACGCAGTTTTGCTAGGAAGTTTACTTCTGTATTTTCGTTAACAGCGCCAGGCTCTTGTAAACCTTCACGGCCCAGGTATTCACGGAAGTCGGCCAGCTTGGCATCGCGGTCCCGGTCACGTGCTAGAGCAGCATAAATGCTTTCCACATTCTTGAGATTTTCTCTAGTGGCCTTTGGACCCAACAAAGTTTTGGCCACATAGTCTGGATCCATGCCACCATCTACCAGTTGATTTGTTGTGCGGCTGAACATGCCATTTGCGCCTACTTTGAGTCCCAGTTGCTTGGCTATTGAACTCATCAGCACATTACGATTCATGCCTTTATAAGCACTATCTTCTGAACCGCCATAGTAGAACTGTCCCCAGTCCAGGTTAGGAAAGAACATGAAGTCTGTTTGAACATATCCGTTTTGAGGATTGCCATTAATGGGTGTGCGCAAGTGAACTTCGCCACCCTTTTTCACCCAGGCCTTGGGATCTTGACCGTGACTTACGGCCCATTGTGTGAGTTTTGCTGCCAGTTGTTCTTTGCTTATTTCACTGGCATCAACTGCCATGTCCATATCGCCCGAGGTGGGCTTGCGACCAGTTGATCCCAGCCAACGTTCACGTGGGAATTCTAATCCTGTGAGTGTTTCCAACCATTGTACTGTGGCAGGCACATCGCTTTGATTGATGCGGCCTGTTAATGGTCGGCCATCAGCATCTTTGAATACGTTACCGCCTTCTAGTAATCTCATTGAGTTTGTCCTTGTTTCATTCGACGATATAGCTGTTTGCTGGGATCAAAGTTCTTGCTCCAGATCAAAGATTCGGTTACTTTCTTAACATACGGGTTAACAGTAGGCAACGATGTGTTGGTAGTAGCAGATGTTTGTGTTGGTAATACCTGTGAGTCTTGAGTGCGTAAAATAGATGCAGCTACTGCCGCTATTTCGTTACCAAGTCCTGCAAGTTTCATTTGTTCTGTAGTTTGTTTAACAAGATCTGCCATGCGTTGTTTTTCTGCTTCATCTGCAGCAGGATCTTGTTCGAGATTCTTTTTCATGTTCAATGCGTTACGGTAATTGTTTTTTGCCTGCTGTTGCGCAGCCTGTTGCGTAGCCTGCCGGTCATTGACTGTTTTCTTTACCAGTTTTACAATGTTGTCAGTATTAATTTGTAAATTTGATCCTGCTTGATTGATCAAATCAGCGGCAGCTTTAATTTCATTCGGTGCAAGATTAGAAGGTTTCTGATTCAAAGTTTTTTGATTTAGCCATTCACGACTGAGTTGTGAAGCAATCGCAGCTTCTTGTTGGTTAATAGCTGTAGTACCTTGTCCCAATCTAGTAGCCATGTGGCCGCCAGGATGCCAGCCTGTGGTTCCACCTTGCTGGTCTAAAGGAATGCCAGCAGCATTCATTGTTTTGTTGGCAAAGTACTCTGCGGCATTGCGCATGAATCCTGCTTTACCTGGCGCAGCTGGGGCAGGTGCTCGGGCACCTTTTATTGTTTTCCAGTTATCGGTTGGTTGCGTTGCTCCTGCCGCAGGCTTTTGTGCAGCCTGTTGTCCAGCCTGTTGTGCTTGAAAAGCCTGAGCTTCTTTACTACCACCTGGTTTTACATTGAGGTTAGATGGAGTCCAAGGCTTCGTAACAGCCGCTGGTGCTGTTGCTGGTGTAGCCGCTGGTTGTTTTGCGGCTGCATCTTCAGCATCCCATTGATTAATTTTTGCTTGTAATGCCTTACCTTTTGGACTGGCATCAAATGCTGCCTGACGAGCCACGGCTGCTCGGCCTTTATCGGATATTGGCATACCAGTGTTGATATCATAGTTTCCTGCAGGTGCCGGCAGTGCTTGTCTATTGGTGATATCTTTGGCATCAACATCAATCACATTAGGATCAGATTGATTTGATCTGCTGGTAGCAGGTGCTACTTGACCAGTTTTGGGTGGTGCAGTTGCTGCGCCACCAGTGGGAATTGTTGCAAGATTAGTACCCGGTGCTTTTGCTACCGCAGTTGTTTGTGGTGCTACAGCAAGATTTGTGCCTGGTGCCGCCGCCTTGGGCATCATGTTTGGTGCAAATGTCACTTTGCTTGGGGCCACAGTCTGTTGTGGCATGGCCACTGTGGTTCTACCAAAGTTCACAGGATCAGTTGCCACATTCTTGAGTGGGCCTTCGTTTATATTGCGGCGTGTGATTTCATGTATCTGCATTTGTTCTTCTCACTGATCTGGCAAATTTACCCGAGTCTCTTGTACGAATAGCGTTAAGCAATTTGCGCTGCAAATTTTCAGCCTGATCAGCTGGAAACTCTGTATCAATTTGTTCTAGCAATCTAATAGCATTAGCAATAAGAGTGGCCGCACGATTTTCAATCAACAGGCGGCGATCACGCTCGATGTACAGATCGTCTAATTCTTCTAGTAAACTGCGGGTGCGTTTTTGCATCTGCTCAAGGGCCTTTGGATTATTTATTAATATTTTCACATTGAAGTTGGTAATTAAATACCCAATGAACAACTGCTTTTGCGTATTACCTTGGTACAGTCAAGAATTAGGACTTTGGAATACTCCATGTTGTTTGTTGCCACAAAAATACAATATTGATCAAATAAAACAAGATTTGCTCGATAACGTTCAAACTGTGGCTTGCAAAAAATGCTGGGATGTAGAATCTACAGGGAACAAAAGTCGTCGTCAATTTGAGAATGAGTTTTTGGATTATAAGTTAGATAGAGATTTAGATAAAATTCAGCAAGATTGTGCAGATTCAAATCACCAAACTATACTTTACCAAATAACCACTAGTAATCTATGCAATCAGGCATGTGTAAGTTGTGATAGCAAATTTTCAACTAAATGGGCACAAGTTGAAAAACGTATGAATTTACTTCCTAGTCCCCAATATCAAATTGATCTGGACCCTGCAAATATCAACTACCATTCAGCCAAACGAATTTCCTTATTGGGCGGCGAGCCGTTGTTTGACCCAAAAACTTTCGAAATCTTGCAAAAATTAATTGACCACAACAATACTGACTGTTTTATATCGCTTGTAACCAATGGAAGTATCAATCTAAAAGCGCAACAAATTGACCTGTTGATGCAATTCAGTGATCTTAACATTTGCATCAGTATTGACGGCGTTGGCAGTGTGTTTGAATACATGAGATGGCCCGGGAAATGGCTAGATCTATTAGAAAACATTGAGCAGTATAAATCCATAACAAAAAATATCAGTGTAAGTTACACAATTAGTTCATTGAACGCCATGTATTACAACAAAACTGTCAAGTGGTTTCAACAAAATAATCTAGCATACAATCACAATGTGGTTTCTGGTCCAATTTGGCTGTCACTGAGAAATATGCCGGTTGTATTGAAACAACATTTAAAACAACACAACAATTTTATCACTGAGTATTGCAATCTAACAGGAACAGAGATTGCATTACACACGCTGGCTCAGCAAATTGCCAAACAAGACCAAGCGAAAAAAACAGACATTAGAGACCACATGCCCGAGATAGCAGCATTTATTTTTGATAATTTATAAAGGCAGCAACTTCTGGAAAGACCGCCGCCATATTTAAGTTTCGGCGATGATCATTCTTTTGTAATTGTTCTAGGACTTTTTTCAAGTTATATTTTTGTGTTCCTAAAATTTTCAATTGTTGTATCCAAGGCTGACAATAGTCAAGTTTGGATATTAAATACTCAATCATGGCGTCAGGCATGGATTCTAAGCCGTATATACCAAATGCTTGATGTATGTATATTTCAATGTCATCACCAAATACAGATTTTGAAAAGTGTTGTTTGTGCCAATTGCACACATCGTCAAGTCTCAAAATATTCAAAATACTAGCAGTTACAGTCAACGATAACATACTATTGTGAGGCAAGTTTTTTTGCCACCAAAACAAATTTTCTTCAACTTCATTCCACTTGGCTGGATACCGCAAATATTCAAATTGATTGCCTATGCCATCAATGCTAAAACTTATTCGAGCAAATTTAAATTTTTCAATAAGTTCCTTGGTTGATTGATCAATGCGTTGCGTGCCATTGGTATTATACATCAATGTAATTTGACTCACATCTACATGCTCAATTAAATGTTGTAATATTTGTTTGTGAGTTAGTGTTAAAAATGGCTCGCCGCCCCACATGCGAATTTCTCGCAAGCGGGAAAGGTCAAGTGTGTGTAGTTTTGTTTTTATAAAATTGTCTATATTGGGTCTAACGTCAATGCCTTTTATCCCAAGTTCGTTCCTCCAGGTAGTGCTTAACTCTGGACCGCACGTTACACAAGCCAAATTGCATGTATAGTCAATATTGACGTCGAGATACTGAATGCTTGAATCGTATGTTTCTTTGCCATGCGTTTCGAGGTAACCCAATCGCATGCTTTTTTTGTTTGAATTTTCCTGTACAATACACTTAGCACAGAAAGATTTTGGTAAAGTATCTTGTTGATTTTCAACACGCAGTTGAGCTAAGTTTGGATGAAAAAAATTAACTTGATCTGATGTACGAATTAACTGGTCGGCCCAACAACACACCGAGTATGATAGTGATTGTCTGTTAATTTCGGCCAGCATTAATCCATGATGTATCCTAGGGCAATATTTGCTCATGATGTCTTGATCTTGCCTAATAACTGTTTGAGTTTAGCGCTCTGTACATCTGCTGTGACCTTGGGTGTTTCTATGTCAAAACCTTCTCGGGCCTGTGGTCGGTCCCAAGGTGGAGCCTTGGCATCATCTGCGGCGGCTGCACTAACTTGGCTTTTTGCTTTGATCGAGTCCATGATACTTGAGCTGGGCTTTTTGCTAAACCCGTTTTCGTTATCATCCCCGCCTTCATCAGTAATGCGCATGGTTTCAATGTTGTACTCCAAATCAATCTTTTGACCAACGCCGGTCGAGCTTCGAGACTTCATACACTGGATCTGATACTTGCCACGCTCTTTCATTGCACGACTTGTAAAAATACCAAACACATTATCTGCTGTGTTAATCTTTGAAATACCACCTGATATATGGCTGTGATCAAATTCAATTTCTTCCACCGCTGATCGATTCAACTGCGATGCTGTTACCATCAAGATACCCAGCTCTTTGGCCAAGTTGCGCAGTTCTTCACTCACATACTTGTCCTTTACAAACAAGTCATTGGGCGAGACTTTGGCACTCACAGGCATCAGCAAGTCCAAGTAGTCAATCATTACAAAGTCTACTCGCTTGCCTGTTTGAATTTGATACTCTTTTAAATAAGCACGAATGTCATTGATGTTGCTTTGTGCAGGCAAGCCTTTTACTTGATAGTTACCTGACTTCTTGGCCACCAGTTTGACCTTGAGTTCTGTAGTATCAATGTCCTTGCGAATGTCCTTGGTGCTCATGTTGGTCAACATAGCATCAGTTCGCAAGCTAGTAAGTTCTTCTGAAAGTTCTAGCGTGATGTATACACCACTTAGTCCTTGCTGTAGCCAGTTTAGAGCAATGTTCATCATCACAAGTGATTTGCCTGATCCTGATCCCCCGGCAAAGATATTGAGTTCACCACGACTGAATCCGCCATACAGCAGTCGATCCAGTTGCGGCCAACCTGTGCTTACTTGTCCGCCTGAGTTGAAGTATTTCTCAATGCGACTCTTGGGATCAGCAAAGTAATCTGTGCCCATGTCTTTGGTAAGCGATATTTGCACTGCATCTTTGATGAGTTTTTCAACCGGATCATATTCGCCTTTTTCAAGCAGGTCTGCGGCTTTTAAAATAGCTCGCTCTAGTTCCTGGCGTCGAGTAAATGCTTCAAACTCGCCCATGAACCAGTCAAAGTGTCCTTCATTCAAGTCCGGTACGGCTGCCAATTTAACGCCTGTGGTGGCTGAAATTTGCATGCGGTCTGGTAAGGTCTTATGGTTGTCTGAGTGTTCTTTGATAAACTCAGCCGCAGGTCTCAAACTCTTGTCAAAGTTCTGCGGGTTGTAGATGTTTTGAACACGCACATAACTCTGTGCGTCCTCCAACATCATTTCTAGAAATAGGCGTTGGACATCAAGTCCGTAATCTTTTAGCATGAATAAATTCCAAGTATGCAGTAAGTGTATCTAATGCTTCAGCGGGTGTTGGTGGTTGAGTGCGCTGTGTGTAACATTGTTGAAGTTTTGGTAACAACGATTTTTTGAAAAAATAGCGATTGCCTTCTGGTCCGTGATGCCCTCCTGGTGCGTCAGAGTCTGCTGGGCGGTTCACTCCAATGTTTATGTTGTAATAGGTTTTGTCAAACACAATGCATTTTTTGTGCTCTTTGCAATAGGTCGAAACTACTCGGCCAGGCTCCCAATCGTCAACGTGGTCAAAATTTCTACTGAGATTTATGATCATGTAATTAGCGTTGAAGCTATCTAGCCATTGTGTTAGTAAAAAAATTTGACGCAGTGCTTCTGTTTCAATCCATCTGCGATTGCTGTGCAGGATCAATTCTCGGTCGCCACCAAAATTTTGCATGCTAACCAGTCCACGATGTTCAGGAATCTCAAATGGGTCAACTTGCCAGGTGCTGGTATTGAAATTGTGTCCCTGGTATAGCGTGTCTACATCCTCATCAAAAACAGTAATACGCTCCAACGGCGGAATGCCTACAAATATCATGTCATTATACCAGTCAATTTCTTCAGACATTCCTATCAATAGCTGTTGAACAGATGCAAAACTATTTCCTATGCGTGAGCAATTCATTACTGTGTTTGCCTCTAGTGCTTGAGCAGCCAGGCCCCAGAAACTATCTGCAGGTTTAACGTGGAAGAATGGAGCGGTATAGCTGTCACCAAATACCCAGAGTTTACTGTATTTTTTTAACAAGTTGTTTCTTCCTTAGTTCTATCTTGATCTTGCTAGTTTCTCTGGCTGCCATTATAGTTAGTAATGTGCCAATACGCCCTAGCACAATCACAGCATCATTGACATCTTTACAGCCTTCCGGCCACTCAGGTATACTTACCGCCCAACCCAACTCAACAGCACGATCAATCAATTCTACACCTGCTAGGTCTTGATCAGGTACCACAGTTATGTCTCGACTCAAGTTACGTATCAATCTAGCTTGTGCGTCACTTATGGTATTATGCATCACAGCCACACCACCAATGCTGAGTGCATCAAATATGCCTTCTGTAACTATCACGTTGGTCCAGTTGTTGTGTTGTAAATCTGTGCCAAACACATAGCCTGGCTGACTGTCTGAAATGAACTTGGGTTGCTTGTTGTCTAAGAACCTGCAAGTGTATCCTACAATTTTGTTATCGTAGGTGAATGGTATAACCACATGCGGGCGTGTCCAATGAATGCCATCATTTTTTATCTGCAACATCATGGGAAAATCTTCAGGCACACGTCTACCACGCACATAATCCCAGTATTGCTTGTGACCTGGTGTTAGCAATTCAGCATATGGTGGCAAGTCTCGTTCTTCAAATGTGATGCCGTTCAGTTGATTCCAAGCCTGTTGTCGATCTTCCAGGATGCCATGGATACTACGATGCCGCAGACTTTCAAGATTGAGCATTTCAATCTCATTATCCGGCACACCCATCCACGACAGCAGTCTACGAGCTTTGACACTTAGAGTCCTGCCCATGATAAAACTGGCTGTGTAGGCACAATTGAAACAGTGATAACTCCAGCCTGCCTCTGTGGCTTTGAGTCCGCCACGTCCTCTTGTGTCTTTAGTGCTGCCATTGTGCTGGCAGCAGACCGCATTGAAACTCGACCAACCTGATGGTGTGGGTTTTCTTTTGGCAGGTAGATACGCAAGGATGTCAAGCATCTATACAGTATAGCAGATTAGCTGTACTAAATCAACGATATTGGAGGTTGGTGATATAACCAGTTGTGATCAATACTGTTGCTGCAATGGTGCCTTGGTACTGGATTGGCAAGTAACCTGATCCGCCATTGGTGACAGTAATTGCGCCAATCTGTCCATTACCAACGGAGGTCACAATGGCTTCTGCACCTGATCCATTGCCTAAGATTTGAACTTTAGGCGGTGCCACATAACCTTGACCAGAGTTGTTTACAGTGATACCTGTGACCACTCCGTTGGTGACTTGTGCTGTAGCTGATGCACCAAACCCTTGGCTATTGTTGAATCCAGCTCGAATCAAATTGTAAAAACCCACAATATTAAAATACTGGGTGGAAGTTTCATTGAAGAATTCAAAACTTTCAGTTACATCGTACCAAACTGATTCATAGGTGTCCGCGGCTTGAAACTTAATGGTTCCGGTATAGTGATCCAAGTCCATTTTAACTGTGGTCAAACTTTGCCCACTGGTCGGAATATGACTTGAATAGAATTCTGTAAGTTGTGTGGTATTTACAGGCTGTGGTGTTAACGCCCAATCAGGCCAGTTTGTGGGACCAGGTTGCAGTTGTTGTGCTTTGCCGTAGATTGTGGGAATAGTTAACATCGGACTAGGCACGAATGCAGGCAACACACTATTCACGATATTGCAATCTGCTCTGGCACCCGAATTGGCATCTACATAAGCAGCCTGCACATAGTCGCCTGCTGTGCGCTGTATGCTGTAGCTGCCTGGTTGTGCTGTGATGTTAATGGTGTCTGCATTGTCTAACACCACTTTTACCCGGCCTAACGTGGCACTGAGTGTGACCATGGGCTTCTCAACCAGCAATTGATCGCCGGTTTGATTCATCAATCTAAACACAAAACTGCTGCCTGTAATGTTTACAGGCTTTTCCTCTTGATTGATAAATTCAAACAGTAGAACATTGTCTACGCCTTTGTTTACGGTTAATTGTTTTGCATACACTGGGTCGTACCTCGCTGTGAAATATCCACCACTGGTGTCAACTAACAAGACTTTGGTAATTTGCTGGTATAAGTAAACGGTGGTTGAATACATAGGATCCTCAAACAATATTTATGGGTAATGATATCTTTCAAAAGCTGGCGGTGAAATATCCGTTTATAACTCTGTGCGTGTATGCCAACGAAGAATACGTAGGTGTGGTGCAAAATAGAGATGATGCTGTCACAACCATCTATGATTTTGGTGCTATACTAACACAAGATCTCAAGCTAGAATATTTGGAATTAGCAGCCACTTGGTGGTGGGAAAGCAATCGTAGTATACCTATAAACATCTTCTTGCGTGGTGAATGGGATAAGTTTCGTCCTACCTTACGCACCTTTTCTAACAAAGACCTAGAAATTTTGCACGGACCAGCTTGCAGTTTGATGGACATCGCTCGCAAGAAAACCAAACGAAAATCAATCACACTTGTGCGGCGTCTTGATTGAGCAAGTTCATGTGTAATGCTACCAAGGCAGCGTAACTTATACTGTGCGACTTTTTGAATGTGTATCCACGCGAATCATCCCCATTCCATACTTCAGCAAACACGTCAGCCCAGGGGCGATTCTGCAAGTGTGCTTTGCCAGGGCGAATAACCGAAATAAATGCTGCCATTCTGGGAATAGAATCTGGCTGCATGGACACCATCAAGTCTGTGTAATTTCCCACATGCACTAGCTGACTAGCCCAAGCAATATCAGTCCACAGTCTCTGCCACGGTGGCGTGGCTGCCAGCATTTCTACATAGTGTGCAGGATCACGGATCAACTGATACACACTCATGTTCAACAGGTCTATCTTGAAGTATCCACGCTGTTCTGCTGACTCATAGTCTATGGCTGCACAGCCGTTGGGTATGTCTCGAGGAATGTCTGTGATATAGATACCTGAATTGTGTCTACGCACTTGACCTTGATGCAGTTGCCGTGCGGCAGTGTGTTGAATCAGTTTCAACACAGCCGATCTGTCCGGCACATCGATGTCAATGTCTGCGCTCATTTAGTAGTAGTATCGCAAAGTGCAATCACCACTTGCAGTTTTTCTCGGGCCAGTTGCATTGCTGCCAAGGCATCTGCCACTGTGGGATGCTCGGCTGCCTTGGCAGCAATGCGCCATTCTTCATCACGCTTGGCTCGCGCCCAATCCAACAGGGTTTCGGCATCTGATGAGAGAGCGATCATAGGATGTGATGAGTGAAGTTGTTGCCAGGAGTTGCCGTCATTAATTTCCAAACAGTTCATGCTGGCGCTCCATCGTACCATGCCTGCACCGCTGGCACCTGGACTGATGTATGGATTGGTGTGCATGCCACCAGACACTTGAATGTATTTGCTGCCGCTAATATTTCTAATCATAATGCAATTATAGCCACAAGGCCAATGTAAGTCAACTGATGTGCCATCTGATCCAGGCCTAGATGTGCCCAGAAGCTGGGATTCTGAAGGTCTCGATTGCCCCAGTTCATTTTGGCCCAATCAATGTGATAGTGAGCCACAGCGTCTATCACGCCCATCATAATGCTGGCTGGCCAATATGCAGGACCTACTACCAAGCCCACACAGGCAGCGGTACCAATACCGTGTTTGAGACTGTGTCGCATGCCCAGCCAGTGACCGTAGATGCCTTTGTGCCTGACTTCTACCATATCTTGATCCACAAAGTCAATGTACCAGTGTTTGATCTGTAGGAGTATGAGTGTTAAAAATATCACTGTTGCCATGTTACCACCCTGCCTTGCTCAATATGTCTTTGGCGTATTCCTGATCAGCAGGATAATTGTGAAACTTTTTCTGCCACACATCTGAGTCAATGTAAGGCCATACCATGCTGATCTGATCAGGAGTGAGTTCACCCAAGAACTTTTGCCCTGACTCTGAATTGTAAATCACCCAAGGTGATATCCTGCCTGTTGTGACTGCATAGCACATGGCTGCGGTGCTGCCATATCTCAAACAGTCCTGTGGCTGTGCTGAATTCTTCTCTGCCCAGTCCATGCCAAACTCCACTGCTCGTGCTAGTGCATCGTTCACATTCTCCACGGGCAAATGCTGTATGAGATATTCTGTGTACAGTTGATCTGATGCCCAGCGGTCGATCTTTTTGTTGTTCTTCAACAGCCACTCAAGAAACTGTTTGGGGTTGATGGTTCTTGTGCTCACACAATAGCGGCCAAACTTCACAAATGCGCGATAGTAAGGTGAGTCTGCAAAGTCATCAAACGTTTTAAGTTTAGCTGACCCTTGGCTCATTTCATAAAAACGTATGTAGGCTTGAAAGCCCAGTTCCACACCACGCTCTGCTCGTTCCTGTCTACGCCGTTTGGGCTCACACACATGCACTGCCAACGAAGTTTCTTTGACAAAATCTTTCTTGCAGTATTGGCACTGTGTCATTTGGGATCTTCGCCAGAGTCTTTAATGTATTGTTTGATTTCTTTGTCTGACACAATCTGCATCATTACTTCTATTTCGTCGTCTTTGTAGTGCGGATACATTGCTGTCAATGCTTTGCGTTTGGCACTGGCGCCTGGTTGTTTTTTCTTAGGAGCAATCCACGGATGTCTATATTCGCCTACCCCTGGACCAACTGTGGTAGCCAACAACCATTGCAATTTGGGATGTTTGCTGATGGCAAAAAAATGCTTGTTGAGATTTTCATTACAAGATTGCAAATAGTATTGTTCTATATTTTTGTCTCTAGATGAATTGCCTACTTGCACAGCCGAGCTCCAACGAATCATCAAGAACGTTGAAAACTTCTTGCGTTCTTCAGGAGTGAGCTCGTCATAAAAATCTCTATTCTTGAGATCCAGTTGACACATTTCGTTGCTGATATGTAATTTATCGCTCATTTAGTTTTGGTCAGTTTGTAGATCATTATAACACGATTTAATTCATCTTGTAAAGTGGGATTGGTTCGGGCTGCGCGACGAATCTCGCCCCACAGCTTGTCCCCCATCAAGTGATCGTGCAAGGGTCTACCGTCCGAAGTTCTAGCATCGTATTCGATTTTGTGACCAGTCACAGGATCATATGCATAGCCCATTAACTTACGATCAGCAGGATCAGCACCAAACTCTCGAGCATACACTTCATTGCCCACACGTTCGTATATGTATGTGGCACCCGGCTTAAGGCTGCCCATATTGATAGCCGTATTGCAAATGCGCCCAACGCAAGAATCGCTCTAGTCCTTCACGGTCGTCGGGATAACTTTCCAGGTACACTCTGGCCAGTCTATTGATAATTTCGAATATTTGGGGTTCAGTATAGGGCATTACCAGGCCTTGTTATAGTCCACAATCTCGCAATTGCGACTGACGTCTTTCACAAAATACACACAGTCAGGATCTGCCCCGTCACTTACAGGCACAGCCAATAGTTGACCGTTCTTGAGTTTGGGTGCATACCATGATACCTCATGATACACATCTAGGATTTCAATTTCTGGAAAGCTGGGACGGAAACTGGTCAAGGGATTGAACTGGAATACTTTGAAGCCACGGTCATTTATTGACGTTAGTGGCAACACTTCCAAGTCGCCTACATCAGGTTCACCAATTAAAATCTGCCAGTCCATGGGCATCTTTATGGTGTGCTCTCCAATGCGTAGCACAAGTGCAGGAGCGTTAAAGCTCTCTAAAAAGATCAATGGTATAAAATGATAGTCAGGTTCTGCTGGATTTGAATTGTCTAATATTGCAAAACGCATGTCATCTACTTCTTCAGGCAGGTGATCTAAATCGTAGGTGGCATTGTCTAGTGTAAGTATTCTCATGTTGTCATTTTACTTGATTTGTGGCAGATTGTCAATGACTTTGCGATGAATATTTGCAGCCACTTGTTCTTGTGTGGCACGGTCTGTATGAAACGGCGAGTCAAATGTTGGATTGGCTCCGCTAAAGTCAATAGCAACTTTGCCAATATCCTCGGCAGCAAAACACAATGGTAAAATTCCAGCGTTAGCAATTCTGTCATGCCAGTATTCAAACAACCAATTGTCTAGTGTTTGTTGTAGATCATAATCAAACAACTCCGTCATATACTGTTTGACAGCCTGAATTTTCTCTGGGGAGACTATGGAACGATTTTCCAATCCTTCAGCTACTGTACTCAAAATTGGAGCATTTAAATTGCCGGCCCAGGGCTCATGTGTACTAACCATATGCGGATTAAAATATACAAAATTTTTCAACCCCATCTCAGGAAAAAATTGATTGTTTGTTCGAATTGTAATTCGACTTGCCCAGGTTGTATGATAAACAATTGCATTAGGCCGGTGCTTTACTGCTTCTTGCAATTGAAATAATATTCCGGTGTTGCTGAATCCACCATGCGCAAAATGCAAAACTTTGTATCCATAATGATCTTCAAGAATTTGACTAAAGTGAGCACGACTACCTACATATTTCAATTCCTCTGTGCATGCCGCACAATGACTTTCGCCACACACTGCAATGGTTATTTTATTTTCATCCATTCTAATTTTTCCTGAGTAAAGGGGTAGTTGGCTTCTTTGTAGAATTGTTTGCGCTTGGTCAAGTGACGCTTGGCAAATTTGCAAGTGGAAGTCACATCCCAAATTTGAACATGATCTTTGTCTTCGGCTTTTCTTATCCCACGTCCAATACTTTGGATAACGCGGACAAAACTTTTCCCGGGCTCCACAAGAACCAAATTAAAAATCCTAGGGATATTAATACCCACAGCGGCAACACCATAGGTAGCCACAATAATCTTATCAACGCTGTCAGCCACTTCGTCATATTCTTCTTGTCTTTTTGTTCCTTTTGTTGCACCGCTAACAAATACAGATTTGTCACCTAGTCTTGCAACAAGTTGTCGACCACACTCAGTTCTGTCTACTAATACAAGTGTGTTGCCTGTTTCATTCACATGGCGTATGAGTTCACTCATAGCATCTAGTCTGCCCGACTCTTCCAACAGGTATTTAAGCTCGCTTTGGTAGTTGGAGTATTCCACGTGATCTTGCAACTGCACAATGTTCACATGGCACTGCGCCAGCACCCCTTGTTGTTGTAGTTCATTGGCTGACAGTTTGCTGATAACCGGTCCAAGGCTGACCAACAGTGCTTGGCTTTCAAACTTCTCTTTGGGCACAGTACCAGTCAAACCCCAACGAATTGGCACTCTAGCCATCACCGTGGTCAACAGTGTTTTGAGTGCATCCGCTTTGGCCATGTGTACTTCGTCTACCATCACACATACCACATCTTCAATAAAGTCCTGGATGGTGGCTTCACCTATGCCTGCCTTGGTATTCTTCAGTAGTACATTAAGACTCTGCCAAGTGCAGATGGTGTGTGTACAACCATGTTCTTTTCTATCGCCAAAGTAAACACCCACATCCAGGCCAAGATTCACATAATCTTTTTCTGTTTGTGTCACAAGACTCTTGTTGGGCACAATCACAATTGACCTGCCATATGGCTCGACGCTGGCACTCAAGGCTGCTGTCATTATGGTCTTGCCTGCACCTGTGGCCACTTCCTGTATGCATTGCGGATTGGTTAAGAAGTTGTTCACAATCTCCACCTGATAGTCGCGCAACAAGATAGGCTGTCCTTCAGCAGGATGTCCTTTGGGCCAAGTCTTGTGTGCAAATGTTTGTTCGGTAACTTGAGCAAACTCAAATGTAGTTGAGTAGTCTCTTTGATCATCCAATTCGATGTCGTAGTTGTAGCGTTCTAGGATGGGCATGATCTCTGGCAGGAGATTGGTATATGTGCTACCGCCCAGTTGGAAGTAACTGACTTTGCCATCCCACCTTCCCAGCCTCACTGCTGGTAGGTATCTTGCATACGGCACATCATACTTGAACGCATTGACCAGAGCCTTGCGCACATCCAAGTCAATGCCCTCTAGCTTGATGTTTACTTCATCTCGAATCTGTATGGTGCATCTTTTCATTGTATGTTTACTTCAAGCACCCGTTGCTGGCGTGCTATTTGTGTTATAAGTTCGTTGGTATCACCTGCGAATTCCAAATCTGCAACAGGAAAACGCAAGGGTCGTGCTCTTGCATTATACACATTTGTTATATGATGAGCAAGAAAAAAATCTCGATGTTGCTCAATATATTGTTGCATTCTTGGCTCTTTAGAAATTAGATCTTGATCAAAGAAGGCCACATTGAAATCGGCACTGTAATGACTGAATGGGCGGAATGCTTCGTCACCTATATATGCATCGTTATCGTGCGCCAAGTCCTCAACTGTTTTTCCAATTTCACAATAGTTGAGATACACAGTTCCAAATTTAATTTGCGTTTCTCCCCATTGCATGAGTTGGTAAGGCTCGAGTGTTTTTGTTTTGGGCATGCCAAACCAAGTGCAAACAAGTCTTGGTTGAGCACCTTCGAGCACAATTTCACATCTATGCACAGCCAGATTCAATTCAGCCAGTGCCTGTCTCACAGCCACAGGCGCCTGTTGCCAGTATTCTGATGTTTGTTGATCTAGCAGACCGTGAAAGCGTTCAAAAATGTTGTGCATGTAATTGAGACTGTCTTGGCTCCAATCAAACTCACGCTCAATTATGGTATCATGTTGGTTGATTGTTTTGATACATTGTTGGATCATAAGTTCGGCACGCTGGCGCTCTTCCAAACAAGAACCAAAGCCGTAAAATCGATCTGGATGGTCTAAAGGATAACTGCCGCGGGCATGCATACGCTCAACCCACAACTCAGCAAGCGGAGTTGGTCGTATTTGAAATTGTAGTTCTAGGCCTTGGCTTAGATGTATCAGCAGGTGTTGCGGCATTATAACAGTATATACTTACCGACGAAAAAAGTCAAAAAGACAGGTACCGTTTTACGGGTACCTGCCATAAAGCCCGGGCCGGAGCCAACCAATGCCCGGGGTAACCTTGGAGGGTTAATCTTTTGAGTTGACCGATGTCTTAAAAAGGAAGCCGCACAGGACAGTGATGCCCCAGGCCTGCAACCAGGTGACTTCTTTAACAGAAGGCACTGCATCGACCAAGCAACCATTCCACAGCATGTACACAGGCCAGCTCAGTAAGAAACTCAATAACAGAACTCCCATAATAGCAATCACAATTGCACCAACAAACACTGCAAATTTTTCCATGTCACGCTCCGTAGTATTCTAAACATTTAACTGTGAAGCCTGCTTCACGCTGTTCATCTGCTTCGTACTCGGTATCCACTGAGTACAAGTACAAGTCTCCATCCCATATTTCGTACATGTTAGGCTCCTGCGGGTTTCATAACAGTGGTCTCTGCCAGGCGCTTCCAGTTCAATACTGACATCTTGCGCAAGTCTGCAATCTTCAACGCCATACGCAAACTCATCTCACGCAAACGATTTTTATTCTCGTCCATGAAGGCGATGATCTCGTCTTGCACACACTCGTCAAAGTCGTAGTCTGCAAACAACACACCGTCCTTGGCAATCTGCTTGATACGCAACACCTTGTCACGCATGGTGTCAAGTGTCAAGTCCAAGTAGTGGCACCGGCTCTGCAATGCATCCAAGTGGTCCCGCAATTTTTGCGAGCGCATGGTATCAAACTTCAAGTTGGTAATAAAAATTACCGAACCCTTGAACTCAAAACTGTCCGGAATGCCTTCGCTTCGCAGAATGCGACTGTCTGACAACCAGGAGATCTTGCGCTTCTTGCCAGAGTCCAGGGCACCCTTTAGCAAGTTAAGAGCAACGTCATCCAACAGGATTGAGTCACAGTCATCAAACACCAACACACAATTGGGATCTGAATACTTGTACAGGGTCTGGTACAGGCCAATGGGACTGGCCGAACCTTTAACAACCTCGGCCTTAAGGCGTTTGCTAGCCAGCTTGTCAAACAAACAGGCCTTGTCAATCTCTTGCTCCACACCATAGCTCTTGCCCACGCCAGGAGGGCCACTCACAATCATAGCACGGATGTCGCCGCTCACGCAGGCCTTGGTCATCTCATGCAGGATATCAAAGCGCTCACGGATACGATCCATGGCTTGCTCATCGGTCTCTGCCACCACAGTGGGCTTGAACTTTACAGTGTTTTCTTGCACATGCTCTCCTGAAGTATACTCAATGTCCGAAATGTTTTCTACCTTGATGCGGATGGCATCAGGGCAGTTGGGAAAGGTACCATCATTTTGCACGGTGACATAGCCACCTTTGGCACCAGTTTGAAACCCGCTCACCAAGTTGAACACTTGGTTTTGAACAGTTTTGTTGCGGTAAACGCCGCGAACGATACGAATTGCACTCATGGTTGGCTCCTTAGTGTGCTGTTGAACTTTGCTGTCTATGTGTGTATTATAGCAAATTGGCAATTATTGGTCAACCTTATTGTTCCATTGGATCACCAAGTGCATAACTGGTAATGTATTCTATTACAAAAGTTTTACCTTGATGTGCTTGCAGGAAATTATCAAGTGCTTGGATGTTGCGAAAAAGCAACGAACTATCTACTCTATACATGTTTAACTCCTTATGCCACTATTGTAGCAGATTGCCATTTATTGGTCAAGTCCCGTTATTCTGGCAGGTTATGTAATACTATCGTATACACTATTAAACACCTGCTCTGTAGGCACACCATGTTGCTCATAGCCCTCAACCACCATGTCAAAATAGCTCTGGTCGGGCAGGCTGGGTTCATTGCCGGGTTGCATAAAGTAACACTCTGCAACAACCACTCCACCACGATGCTCCACTGCAAATTGGCCACGGTTGTAGTACCATGGAAAGCCTTCCAGGCGGTCCAGGCTGTTCAAATGAAACTCATCAATGCGCCACAGCACACCGTCCACATAAGAACCCTTACACGGCACCACATCAGCGTGAATGGCAAAGCGGAAGGCATGATCAATCAGGCGTGCGTGACCCAAGCTCAGTGCGCCACGACAGCGCGAAGCCATGCCCTCACGGTTGGTATTCATTCCATAAGCAAAGTACAGCAAAAGTATTACCTTTTTAAGATTTCGTAAAATTGTTGATTGAGCGCATCCATCTCGCTTTGATCCACATAGAAGTCAGTGCGCGGGTCATAGTATGCGCCCTCTTTGGGGTCATAATACAACACTCGGCCAGAGAAGTTGAACGGGCCTTCTAAACCTGGACGGGCTCCGTATTTTTCACGTATGTTATCAACTTCAATAACCTTGTACCCCATAGCGGCTCCTTGTTGCTAAGTCCTAATTATAGCAAAACGGGAATTATTGGTCAACCTAAGTCCAAAGTTGTACAATTTTAGGATCACGTACCTCATGCGGTTTGGGCTGACCGTGAAACACTATGACACAGGTTTCTGAGTCAATTGCGGCACCGGTACCCGGCATGCGAGGCACACGCATGGGAAAGTCAAATCCACCATCGGCCACTTGCCAGCGATAACTTTTGATTCGGTCGACATCAAGGTATCTGCGATTGTTGTAGTCAATGGTGACATTTAGATAGTCTTGATCGCCTGGGTACTGCCGCACTACTTTGGTCACGTCTTCTGCTTTGAATTTTTCCCATACCTGCTGGTAGCGTTCTACATTCCACCACATGATACTGCTGTTGATTCCCGACAACGTAGGGTTTTGTAAATATCTAAAATCTTTTATGGTCCAAAATTTTTCTGTGTCAAGGTGTGTGATCCATGTTATGTCTCCGTTGATCACAACATCCAAATCAAAATACAGCAAATTACCCGAGTGGTGTTCAGGATTAAACAACTGCATTTTGTACCACCAGGATCGTTTAGGGCCGCTGATGCCTGCCCAATCTTCCAAACAATGCTTGATCATGTGTGGTGGCACTGATCTATCGTGTTCAGTGTAAACGTGCATTCTGCAACCGACACTCAAGTGTCGGTTTAACATGTTGTACAGACGTTCAACATATATCCAGTCATACCCAGTTCCGTGAATAACGCAGGCACAGTCAGTCATTTGGTCAGTGCGGGTTCTATTCTTTTTAGCCATGTTCCTCTTTGCAATTCTTCTACAGTGTATTCGGTATGGCAAATCTGTGTGAGCCATAGTTGTCGGTCTTTTTCATAAGGCTGTTCGATGTCACTAACCCCTACCGCCACAGGATATGCCAAACTGGTCAATTCTACCACTGGTCTTACCCCTGCTATGGCTGCCTGTATGCCCGGACCTGAATTGAGGTTGACTACAGCATGACAATCAAAGTGCATGTCATAACTGTCATATGTGTTGGCTAACTTTTGCGGTGATTCAATAATCACACCCGGCGGCAAGCTATTTAACAACAGTCTACAGCGTGGATGCGGACGTATGGTGATAGGACGGTCTGTGTTGTTTCTAAGAATACCAATTGTGTTATTGACCCAGTCAGTCATGTCAACACCAGTAACCTGTAGACTGCGATCATGTTGTGCGGCAATCACAATATTGGGTTTGCTACCAATTTGCTTGGCCAAACTGATCTTTAGTTTGGCAGGTCGATCCCAGTCTAAATTGTCCAAGTGGCCATAGTAGCCTTGTGCAGTAATATTGTTTACTGCAATCTTCCAGGTGTTACCGCGATACAGCGCACCTACTTCAATTATGACCACTGGCTTGCCTTGTGATCGATAGTGCTTGTATACTTCTTGGTTAGGCGCCATTCGGCCTGCCCACAACACCGACCAAATCACAGCCGCATCCGATTGCATTGAATTCTCTTGTGTTTGTATGCCGCGGGCTTGAAAATAATCCAGCACTGCACTCATTACGGGTCTGCTGTTTTGAGCACATTGAGAAGGAAAATAGGCTACGTTATTGATCATAAGTATGTGAGATGAAATACACTGTAATTACCACGTTTAATGCAGATGGTTATGCAAAGTACGGCCAGCGCATGATCCAACATTTTTGCAAAAACTGGCCAGTTAATCTGGTTGTATACGCAGAAGGCTGTAGCGTAAACGAAACTGCACCTAATCTTCTAGTACGTGATATTGCCGTGGTCAACCAACTAACTGCATTCAAACAACAGTGGCAGGGCGTTCCCCGAGCCAATGGCGATGTAAGTGGCGATCCAGTTAGATCAAAACGCCGGGATGCTGGCAAAGGATTCAAATGGGACGCTGTTCGTTTTGCTCACAAGGTGTACAGCATTTTTCATTGTGCCAAACATGCTGATACTGATTGGTTGATCTGGATGGATGCAGATACTGTATGCCACAGTCCTATAACTGTGAAAGATTTAGAAAACCTGTGTCCAGAAACAAGTGATTTATGTTTTTTAGGGCGGCGTAGCAAATATACCGAATGTGGACTGTATGCCATGAATCTTAGCAGACCCGGCACGAGAGATTTTTTAACTAAATTTCAAAAGTATTACGATGACGCCGAACAAGGTATTTTTACACTGGACGAATGGCATGATAGTTTTGTTTTTGATGCTGTTCGTCGGCAGACTAGTTTACACGAGTTGGACTGGAGCAGCCACCTAATCACAGGCGAAGGTCATCCATTGATCAATTCAAAGTGGGGTGCATACTTGGACCATCTCAAAGGTGATCGCAAAACATTAGGCAGAAGCAAGCCCAAAGATTTGAAAGTAATTAGACAAGAAAGTTATTGGACCAACTTAGATAGGTGTTAAATCGTTGCTCCATAGATCTGGAAATTTCTTAGCCAATACTACCAGATCTGGGTCCAAGTCATTAACTCCTATTTTGGTTGCTCGCATACCACCTTTTTTGATCACGGTGTTATAATGCCCCGACAGCATGCCTTGAGCAATTTCACTGCTTGATTTTTTTAATTTGTCTGTCCACCCCGGTCCTTCTCGCAGACTATCTATATGTGCAGCTTTCATTTTGGCATTGCCCATCAGTGTAAGATGCCAACCTGCTTCGAGGTACACATTATTAAATGCACCCCATGTTTTCTTTTTACTCATGTACAATTTTTGTATAGGATCAGGCATGATGTCTACTCTTGTGAATCTAGTGCCAGGCCAGCGATCATAATCCATGCGCCAATCTATAAAAGCAGTACGATTGTCTTGAGCAAAAAACATTTTGCCATGCTGATCAACCAAGGCCTTGGCTTCATCCAGTTTGCGAACATCCCAGATTTCATCAAGGTCGCTTACCATAACCCAGTCATTGTTGCTTTCGGCACGAATCATGCGAGCTTTCTGATGACGCATTTCGCGTTCAACATAACGACTATTGTCCTTGTAATGTTCATCGCCAGACTGGAATTTACTCTTGTCAATTTTGAGATAGTGGTACACTATCTTTTTTTGTATGTCTGAAGGTAGTTGTTTGTACACTGCATCAAACTGTGCGACATGCGGCTGGCAACTAAACGTTGTGTCAGTTTCTACAATAACAAACTTGTCAACAAACTTGTTAAGATATTGCACACGCAAGAAAAAAACATCTTGCTCATTGTAATATAAAAAACTATCAATCATTGGGAATGTATATTGTATCGTCGTCTACACTGGCTACTGAATGGTATCCAAGATCATCAATTAATTTTTGATATTCGTCAACATTGTAACTGGTCATGCTTTTACGAGCACCGCCGCCAGTGAATTCGATCATTAAAGTAGGACGGCAACGACTTATTGTTTCCTGGGCGCCTTTGAGTACTTCAAACTCCCAGCCCTCCACATCCACTTTAATAAGGTCAACATCAGTTAATTCAAACTCATCTAATCTGCGACTAGGAATGTTATAGATAGTTGTTTGTTTACGATTAGTTCTAATAAACTCGTCGTCTACCAATTGAAAACTACCCGAATTCTTGAGTGTGCGATACGCACCTTTGAGCATGGCGTTTTGATTTGACATTGCACAATTGTGTACAGTTACATTTGAAAATTTCTTTGTATTCTCCATCAGACACTCGTAATGATCGACCATTGGCTCAAATGCTATCACTTGTTCAAACAGTGGCGCCCAACAATGAACGCTGATACCAACGTGAGCACCAATGTCCACAACTGTGCGATAATTTTTAACATGGGTCAGTGCCACATCTCTAGAAGCTTTGCCAAATAATAAAATATTTCCAGAATGTTTCTGAAAGTAGTCTTCAAACGGAAATTGTAAATCGTTAATTATATGTGTCATGTTGTTACTTATTGATCCATTTTCGCATGTGTGTCCAACATGCACCATTGCTGAGTTCTTGAAAATTCCAGTGGAACATGGATATGCGTTCCAACCAAGACTGTCTGTCATACAATACTGGATTTTCAATTTGGGCCAGATCAGTGTTGGCGATATCTTTGCATTGGCTACGGACAGGATCAGTTACAAATACTGGATATCCTTCTATGGCAGCACCAACCACGGAACTGGAATTGTAATTGATCACTGCCCAACAGTCAACTAAATCTTGTTCAATGGTTCTTCCCGGTTCACTGATATTTACATTTACAAGTCCCTGCAATTGTTTTACATAATTCTTACTTGACTTATCTCCCGGATGAGCACGAATCACAATTGGTCTAGAAGTATGTTTTCTTAAAGTGTTAATAGTATCTAGTGTCCACGCAACTACATCAAGTCCGGCCATACTCCAACCACCGTTACGTTGTAAGCATAGCAAAATGTGTTGTCCTGATTTCCTATAGTCTTTTACAGCAAGATTGAGATTGCGTTGTATTTGCTGCCATCTTGCAGGATCAACTTGATCATCACAGTAAATTCCAGAATTAGGAAAAATACCATTGAAGCTGTATCGCAAATAATTTCCTGGGTTGGTACTGTTTTTGTACAAGAATAAATTGCTATCTGCTGCAACAATGCTGCGATGTGATAGTATCGCTGAGTGACGCAACTTCAAATGCGGAGTATCTGTTAGAGCGTGTACCCAACCTTGTATCATGCCAACATCTGTTGACACACACTCATATCCTTGCACATCAATTACTACATCGCCAGTTCTTTTTACACCTTGAGAAAAGTTGGTCAAAATCAAAGGCTTCTCAAGATTTTTATTACTTGAAGGAACCGACTTATGATATACTGCTACTGATGCCATGATGCTGTAACAGCATTTCGCTGTTAAAAGGTTCTTTCGCTCCAGCCTTGTAGTGCATGATATAAGGAGCCATTACACTGCGAGGAATAGGTGTTCTGTGTCGCTGTTCCGGATTTAGTTCCATAACTCTAGCACCTTGATTTTCCATTTCTTTGATTACTGCTCCATAAACTTCGCCATCATAAAATCTTCGTAACTCATTTCCTCTGCCGGTCACATACCAATCTTGATATTGATTCATCATGGTCTCAAACATGGCATGTCGGCGATTCAATATAAAAAAACCAGTTTCGCAACTAAAACTAAATCTAGTTTGATCAGTGTCGCTGGGCCAAGGATGCATCACACCATAATGTGTGCTCAATATCTCTGGGGGAGAAATCAAATCCAAAAGATGTTGATTTATCTCTTGTAGTGTAACTACATCAGCGTCCAGCCAAATTAACCTATCGCAATCTATATCCCGAGCACCTGCCATGATACTGAATGCTTTTTTAGCAAAAGTGATAGTTCTAGAGGTCCAAGGTCCTGCAATGAACTCTTTATAGTCTTTTCCAAGATCTGTCCAGGGTTGATAGTGTACCGTTTTATGTTTAGGTCGATCTTGAATGCCTTCATCATACACATACAAGGGTATGCTGTTGGGCCAATACTGATTGAAACTTTCGATGCAGGCACGCCCGCATTTTTCATAATATGCATGATCCATACTGGTAACTACTGCAAATTTAGTCATGTTCAAATAATATTCTAGCGGCTGTGCCGTCACTAAGTTCGTCGTTATGAAACTGTCCATAAGCTAAATGACAGGCCCATGCATGTAATTTATCCTGATCGGGATAATACGGCTTTTCAATTTGCGATAGATCTTGCAATCCAACTGGTCCAGCAGCGTTAGGAGCAAGAGTAAATACAGGAACTCCTAATAATATACTTTCGGTTGCAGCATTAGAATTGAATGTGACCAAGGCATGTGCATCTGTTAGAGCTTGTGCTAGGGTATCTGTGGTTATTCTGTCTATGCGTTTGGGAGATCGTTGTCTTACTACTACTGGTCTGTCAGTATGTTGTCGAATTATGGCAACTGTTTGTTCTATCCAAGTATTGAGATCTATCTCATAAAATTTACAAGGTTTCTCATCAGGTGCAGCCACCACAATATTGCGGCCTTGTCGCCATGGTTGAAATTTGAGTCCATGTTTTTCCCAACGGTCTCCCGGGCTATTCTGTATCTCTGTCAACTGCAAATTATTTTTTACAATGCGATGCCATTGCTTCCATCGACCGTTGCCAAAGTATCCAGTGTCTACGTAATAAAAATCTCGCTTGTCGTGCCAACAGCGTTTCATTATTTTGTGTTTTAAGATACCACGCAAAACTATAGGTTGGTCACTGGCATCATAATCAAAATCAGCGACTGGTTGTTGTCCACAGCCATACGCAAGCATGTTAATGTATTCATCCTTGCCATTTTTGCTTAAAAAAATCATATGCGTTGTTGACAATATTCTGTAAGCATGCGTTCCCGGTGCCACTCGTTGCCTTGTGGTGTATCAGCAAACTCGTGAAAGCATGGAGTGCCCAAGGTATAATGCAAGAGCTTGGCCGCGGGGTTTGGCCCGTATTCATCAGGCAACCAATTCCATTCTGGAGGCAATTCGCCTATGCGTTCGTCCTTTAGCCATGTGAATCTATGCAGTTCGGCGCCAGTGGACTTTTGCACGAATTCTGGTGTGAGACGTCTATTGGGATGGCTGTTGCAATTCCACAGTATAACACTTGACCAGTTCTTGCATGGATAGTCTTCGTTTTTGGCGCCAAGGTACTTTTCGGTCCGGCTGGTTTTGTAATTATGTTTGACTACCATGACATCTTTGTCAAGTTGCCTCAAGTTCCAAAGTTCTGCAATGTCTCCACGCACAATCATATCGCCGTCAATGAATACTGCCCAGCCTTCGTATTGCATGAGATGGGGCACAAGGAATCGTGTGTAGATAAAATGATTGCTTCCGTCTGTGTGTGTTTCGCTGTAGTCTCGAAACAAATTTAGTGCCACAGGCACAATGGCCACAGGTTGACTGCTGTTGCGTATGATTGAATTTACACAGGTATGATATGCAATGGCTTCTCTTGGATCATACCCTACGAAAATTGGAATTGGCTTCATAGGCGTTCGATATCTTCTTCCACACAATCTTCGCCAAACTGTATTTCAATCAGTCGAAGTGGGCGATCAGTTTCATTGCACAGTTGATGCCATTCGTTACGGTTGATCCAACATGACTCATGTACAGTAAGATGGTCTTTAACATCTCTATCGGTACTAGAATCCAGTGTGTATACTGTGGCTTCACCTTCGGCCACAAACCAAAACTCTGCTCGCTTGTCATGTCGTTGCATGCTCAGGCAAGTTTTAGGTGTGACTGTGAGTTCTTTCAGCTTGGTGTTGGCGCCGACTTCGTGTAGCACACGATAATACCCCCAAGCTCGTTGAGTCCGAGGCTTTTTCCAATCTTCCAAAATCCACGAGCTTGAATTTGTTTTGTTGGATCCGCCTACACCAAATGCAAATTCTAAATTGCTATCTTTAACATCCATCTCTGGAATGTTTGTGTGTGTACGATCGCCGCCATTGGCAAACACAAGGTCAGCATCAGGATAGTGTGCTCGAATCTGCTGTATAAAATGACATGCAGAACCGTCTGAATCATCAAAGGTGTAAACTTCATCTACCATGGCAAGATTGTTTATCACACACAATCTTTCTGTCCACGGCATAAACGGCCGACCTTTTTTGCGTGTGAGCCATTCATCCGAATTGAGACCCACAATCAGCATGTCGCCCAGTGTGCGTGCTGCTTTGAAATAGGCAATGTGCCCGGAGTGTAGCGGGTCAAAGCCGCCGGTGACAAGTGCAATTTTCATACTGTTATGTATCACTGTAATTACAAGTGTACCGAAAAATACCAGTATGCAATCCAACTTGCGACTAGAACAATCAACAATACAAGTTGTATTTCTTCTAGATCATTTTGCCAGGCCAATTCTTCGAGAGTCAACTGGCTGCGAACTTGTTGCCATTGCAATTCAAGTTGTTCTTGATTGTTTACAGCCTGTTGATTTTTCCAATCAAAATAGTCTTGTTTCACACCTGGATGTCTTCCATGCCAGCAGTTCTTAGACGAACAATGTGACCCATTTGCCACTGCTTGGTATCCAGACCCTTCATGATGCCCAACCAACGATTGCGCAAGTATGCCACTTCGTTGATTATGGTTTCGTAGTCAATCACTTCGTCCTCACCATCTACATACTTTTCGGCATCTCGTGAAGTAAGCGCACGGGCATAGCCTTCCAGGTACTTTTGAAAGTGTTTTCTGCGTATCTTGCGCAGTTGGATGTTGAGATAGTTCAACACAGCTTCAATCTCTTGAAGCTGGTTGTATCTAAACTCAGTAATACCCGGGAGTGCTGTTATGTTTTTTTCAACAATGCCAGCAATGCGGCAGTCTTTTTTAGCGTCAGTTATTTCACGCTCGTAGTGTGCTATAAAATCTGGAATAGCATCAAGCCCAGCCACTACTCGACTATACCACATTAATTTTCCCAGTCGTCTTCGTTGTAATCCTCTTCTTCAGGATCTTCTTCGTCTTCAGCATAGTCTTTGTCGTTGTCAAGATATGCTGTGAGTGCTCGTTTGATATCAGTATCACCTTTGAAAGCGTTGCGGATATCTTCTACATCACTATCATTGTCCATTAAGATTTGCACCACAGTCTCTGCCGCCTCGGCTCGATCAACAGTGTTTACAAACCGCTTGAGTTCGCTCCAGATTTCACTTACGATTGTTTCCATATTTTTCCTTTACTAATTGATCCACTTTTGAAAACTTTGCGGAAAAGCATCAAATGACAATGCTCTTCTTTTCGCAAATTCTTTTATATATTGTTTAAACTGAGTGACTTGGTAATCATTGGTAGCTGCGTTTATACACTGTGTTACGATATCATCGTAACGGTCATATTTACAAGAATTTACAAGTTCTTTGGTTTCGTCATCTAGCACTGATGCACTTTGGTAATCAGGATCACTGCATGGGTTAATTATAATTTTGCGATCTCCGGACCAATCTAAAAATTGTCTGAATCCTTGAATGGTGGTGTTGCTGATCACACTACAAAACTGATAGTCAAATCCAAATTCTCTTATTGTTTGTAAATTTTCCTGGAACTGATCCCATGAGTTGCCATACCGATTGAATTCATACAAGGCTTCGATATTTTCTGCACTCACTGTCAACGTGGTTGTGCGAGGTAACTGATCTAATATTCTTCGAAATCTTGTCGGGCTAACACCCAGTCCTGTAAAAATATTTGAACGTCGAAAACCACTTACAATATCAACAAGCCCGTTATATAAAAAAGGTTCGCCGCCAGTAATTTCAATAGTGTCTGCATGTTTGTATTGCATAACAGAATCTAAAATGCCTAAATAGGATTTACTTCCTTTGATGGCTTTTTGTCCTAATTTAGATACAACCTTGTCACTGATGTTTACTCGAAATCTTTCTTGATCAAAATATACGCCATTATTTTCAATATCTCTCAACCAAGCAGTGCTATACTGTTTACAACAATAACTGCAAGTTAGATTACAATCACTACCAAGAACAATATGCAATGTAGTTGGCATGCATTCAATATTAGTATGCGTTACTTGATCACTGTGCATTACCAATCGTCTACTAAGTCTTCCTTGCCTTTCTGGTTGCCAACAAGTTGCCTCGCAACTGCTGACTTGATTGCCCTCAAGCATGTTTTGCCTGTCTTGCTGAAACTCAACAATATTAAACAAATCTGTTGTTGTAGAATCTACTCGTTGCGGAGTAGCTGCACAGCAACTGGCAACTGTGCGGCGTTCGGGTTCTACCGTAAGCCACCAAAACTTTTGAGAGCAATAAGTCAATTATTCTTCAACAGCGTCTGACACTGTTTCTTCCTTGATATTTGCAAAATCTTTCATTACGGTATCAAGGCAGTTGTCATCGTTACGTTCCCATCCTTTGCGGAACTTCTTGATAATTTCGCCTTCGGTTGTGGTGAATACCAAGCTGTTGCCTTCTTTCTTGAGCAGGCCTTTTTTCTCAATCAAGTCAGTAAGTCCCGAGTACGGACTCATGCCTGTTGTGTAGGGGATCTTTACTTGCACACCTTCAAACGGTTTGGCATAGCGTGTTTTCATGACCTTGCAACCAGCACGTATGCCCATCACGTCAGTGATCTTGTTGCCGTCCTCGTCCTCTTTCAGCTTCATCTTCTTCATAGCCACAACAATTGAGCTGGCGTAAATGAAACCTTGACCGCCTGAGATCTTATCATCTGGGTCAAACATATCCTGGCTTGCGTATGTGTGGTTGGTACAAACCAAACCCACATTGTATGAACCAAACATATTCACACAGTTGCGCACCAAGGCGGTGAGAGCTTTGGGCTTACGGCCTAGATCACCCTTCATTTCGCCTGCATCAAATTGGTTCACGTCTGTGGGGGTGAGCAACATGCCCAACGAGTCAATCACAAACATAACCTTGGGACGCTCGCCATCTGGCAAGGCCTTGTAGTCACTCATGAATGTGGAGATAGTCTTTGCCACATCATCAATCATGGCCATGCTCAATTTTAGCAATTTGCTGTCACTTGTATCCACACCAAGTGCCTTGAGCCAGTCTTCGTCCAGTGCGTTTTCACTGTCAATCAGCACCACAAAGATACCTTGCTCTTGTGCGTTCTTCACAATATTACCTGAGCAGATATAACTTTTACCCGCACCTGAATCTCCGGCAAATACAGTGACTTTGCCCAGTGGAATGCCACGATTGAAGTCGCCTGAGATCAAGTAGTTCAGGGCATAGTTGCCTGTGGAGATCCAGTCTGTTGGATCATTAAAGCCGATTGAAAGTCCGTCAATGCTTTTGGTGATTTCCTTGCGGAACTTGCTTACATCAAATGGTTTGCCCATGGGTTATTTCCTTTTTAAATTAAGTTGTATAAATTTTGAAAAATTGTTTTACTATCTAATCCTCTTCTTTGATCCAGCGTCTGCAATTTTTCTATTGCTCCTGCTAGATTTTTTTCAAATGGTTGATTCAAATAGCTCAACATATTTCGATAGCTTTGTTCTAAGAGATACTTTGGTTGTTGATTAATTTTTTCTTGCAGCGTGTATTTCAGTGAGTGTAACACATGATCTGGCAAATGTCTAACATTTAGGTATAGTGGGTCAAGTAAAGCTCCGATTATGAAACTGTTGTTGTGGAATCCCAAAGATTTCAAATGATCTACACAACCAAATATGCTTTGATAATTTAGCAAAAAATGCAACATGTTAAAAGATATCTTATGATTCAAATTTTTGATTGTTTTAAGATTTTCTTGGAAGTCTATCCAACTGCTGCCATATCTGATGTATTCAAATTCTTGTTCTACAGTTTCAACACTCACCGTCCAATGAACGTTTTTAAATCCGCATACCAAATCAAACACCTGAGTATCTACTTTGCTAAGATTGGTATTGATGCGCAGGTTTACATCTGGATTGACTTTTTTTAACAACACTAATAGTTCTAAATTCTCTTTCATCAGCAGTGGTTCACCACCGGCTAGATATACATGTTTGAGTTGCGCAGCATGTTCAAACACATATTGTTTGAACTGATCAATCTGATCTGTAGTAGGGCTATGTTGAACAACTTTTAACTCACTGGCCCATTTGCTACTGAACATGGGGCCGCAGTAGACGCATGCAAAATTACAAAGATTGGTCCATCTTACGTCAATGGCTTGAAGGTCGAAATTTCCAGGAGTATATAAAGAAGTAGGAGTGTGCTTGAGTTCTTTTATGTAGAACACACGATCGCTAATGATATTTAAACCTGTATTGCTACCTTCAAGGTCATAACAAGTATGGCAAGTGGCCACTGGTTGTTGGTTTACAATATGATCTTGCCTGGGTCGGTTGTTATCAATCAAAATCTGCTGTATAGGTTGTTCCTTGATATTACCAAGTTTACCGGCACTACGAATACAGTTTTTCACTTCGCCATCGAAGTTATACATCATTCCAGACCATGGCATGGGACAAAAATATGAGTTGGTTAACATCTCTTTTGGAGTCATTGGAACACCGGGCCTAACGAAATATCAGCAACAACCAAGCTGTTGGCTTGTGCCATATCCAAAATATTTATTAGCACTCTAGCCCAGTTGTCTACATCAGCAGCCGGCGGCACAGTTTTATCTGCACTGGTAGCAATATTTCCTGGTCTAACAATCGTATATTTTATGCCAAGTCTGGCATGTCTCAATTGTTGCACTGCATGTTCTAGTGTGACTTTTTGTGCTCGATATTCAATCATCTCAATACCCGGTAACATGCTTATTGGATCTTGAGTCATTATAGTGCTGATCACCACAATGTGTTTGCGTAAATGTTTCCATCGCTTGCTCATTTCAAACAACAATTCTGTTTGTGCAAAACCAGCTTGAGCATTGTTTACAAATACATCACAAGGTTCAACTTGATCACATATTTTAGGTATATTGCGTATGTTATCTCCATGCCTTTTGCTTAGGCCAATAATTTCATGCCCCTGCTCAACTAATTGTTTACTGAGGGCCAATCCAATTCCCGCAGTATGACCAGTTATTGCTATTTTCATTGTAGTAAGTGCAGTGGTTCGTTATAAAATGTAAAACTAGCAACAATTCTAGGAATCTTGATTGCTGTTGTTCTTTCTACGCTGTGTTCAATCTGTGAATTGAACACTATTGGTGTTGGCATATCTTGTAGTTCTGCAACTAACTTGTTATCAACATACCAACGATTGGCCCACCCTTGGGTATTAATTACAGGAAAGTTCATTTTTGCCACAACTGGCAGCTGATCGATATGCCGGGGCAAATGTTTGTTAGTTTCAATTATGGTAACTGCGGCATTTCTTGGTACTAGTTTTTTGTTTTTAAAAAATTCAAACAATTCTGGCACCTGCTCAAGAACTGCAATATGATCAATAAAATTCCATCCAAAATTTATTACTTGCAACAACTCAGTCTGAGTTTTTAAAAAATTATAAATTTTGTCAGCAATAACTTGAGTGTGATCGCATTCCACCACAGTATAGTATTTCACTTGATCCCCCTTAGGTCTTTTTGTTTTTGTATGTATGCATCTATTGATTGTTGATCTTTATTGTTTATACTTAAAATCGCAGGCTCTTCAAGATATGCATAAGAATGATCAATGTCAAGTTCTTGAGCAAATGCCTGTATGTTAGGCAAATCCTCGACATTCAAACAGCTAACTGTGGTCCACAAATTTAATGTTACTGGCATGGTTTTATATACCATTAAGTTTTTATAAAAAGTGTCCCACTTGATCGGCCATCGCATGAACTCGTGTATTGGACCAATGCCATCGCAACTTACAGTAACAGTAACGTTCACACCAGACTGTGCAATGTCCACCAATTCATACAACACCACATTGCAATTGGTATTAAGACGTAACGTTTTAAGGTTAGGTGGCAAATTGGCCAATAGTGTTTTGTAGTTTTTGCTATAACTGGGTTCTCCCCCGTTAATATCCAAATGTCTAATGCGCTGTTGTGGAAGATTTTTAAACTGATCACTGTTGTTTACAATAGGAAAAGTTTTCCCAATTAAACTGCCAATTCTAGTGCTACAGTTTGGATTACAAGTCTGGCAAGCTGCATTACATACATTGTCTAATACTCCACCTACTTGTAAATAATCAACTTGTGTTTCTTGTTGATCTAATTTTATTGCGTATGTTCTTATACTGTCATTACCTTGCTGTTCAATTTGACTACAACGACTACATTCAGTTGGCCAAATATCTGTTTGAAATTTAACCTTAATGTCGCTCAACCATTTGCTCAATTCTAATTGTTCAAGATTTTCAAACTGCGGTGGGTTGACCATGTGACCGCAACGGCTTACGGTACCATTGGGATTGAATCTAACAAAATGATCAAGTCTTGGGCAATACATGTGCTATGATGTCTGGATAATTACTCTTGTAATGATTAATGAGTTCTTGCCAGGTCAACAGTTTACCATCTAAGTCAAGCAAGATTTGATCTAAATACCACCATAACTCTGCACTAGGGTCATTTTCAAGTAATTTTTTTACAAAATCTTGACTGGGTGGATCAATCAAAGCACGGTCTCGAAAATCAGTTATTTTGTCAAGCTCTTTTAAATCTCTAAATCGTATTTTAGTTGTGGGTTTGAGATACTGACTTAGATTTGCTACCCAGTGAAACTGTGGCAGATAGTGTGTGTTTAAAAATTTGTAGCGTTTGGCAAACCATAAGGCAGTTTTGACATCAAGTTCTGGATGATCTCGAAATAGATGTTGCAAATAAGTGTTGACTCCACTTACATATCTGGCTTTTGGATTTCGGATATAAACATCTACAAAATCAAGTGACAAAATTTGTTCATTACAAAATACATCAAGATTGTTTTGTTCTTGTTGTAATCTCAAACTACTGCTTCCATTTTTTTGAATCAAATAAATCCACTGATTGTGAAGTGGCATTGCTACCACTTCACAAAGTTTAGGAAACAGCTCTTGATCAAGAGCTGTCAGCATTACTGCTTGTTTTGACGTGCGCGGATCATGGCCAAAATGTCTTGGGCATTACCACTAGGTTTGGCTGCTGTGACTGGCGCGGCAGCAGACGCTGGTTCTTCATCAAACGAATCTTCAGCCGCAGGTGCTGCTGGTGCAGCCACCTTCAGTGCTGGCTTAGCAGCAGGTGCCGGAGTGTCATCAGCATCGCTGGCAGCACCACCGGGTGCGGCTACGCCTGCAGGACGAAAGTATTGACCCCAACGCTCGGTGTCGTATGGTTGTCCGTCTACTGATGCTTCAAACATCTCTTTGATCACCTTCAGTTCAACATCGCCAGGACGCTTGGGCAAGAATGTGCTTAAGTCATACAAGCCGTGAGTTTCAATTGCAGCCTGTTCAGCTTCTGTGAGTGCTGACTCTTTTCTAGCCCACTTGGAACTGTTGTAGTCAGCAAAGCCACCCTTTTGGGTCTTGGTGATACGGAAGTCCAAGCCACGCATCAAGTCAGTTGGCAATTCTTCCAGCTCAGGATCCATCAACGCACCCTTGATCAAGGTAAACAGTTGAGGTCCAATGATGAACTTGCGGATGGGATTGTCCGGAGTCTTGTCTTCGGAGATGGGATTCTCACGCACAAAACCTTGGAACAGATATGAACGTTTTTTCCAGTACTTGCGACCCATGTCCTCAAGGCTCTTGTCCTTGAACCAAGTACGAACTTCTGCCAGTACCGGGCAAGCGTCTCCCCACATTTCCACGCAGGGTACTTGTACGAATACTTGTTTGGATTCCATTTCTCCTTTGACGCCGTTGAATGGCAGTCGGATCATTGCTCGTTCGACCCAGAAAAATGTGTTTTTTGTGTTACCGTCAGGTAAGAAGCGTAGTGTGGCCGATTGACCTTCTTCCATATTCCAGTGTGGATAAATTGCTCGATCGCCTCCACCTTGGTTTGAGTTGCCTTTGTTTTCAGCTGCCTGTAGTCTTGCTCGGATTTCTGCTAAAGATGCCATAGTTTGTTTCTCCTAAAAAAGTTGCCTATGTGTTGCCTATCTAAAATTAGATCTTTGTTGCCTGTGACGCACAAACAATAAAGCGCATACACCATGTAGTATATGCGCTATTTGCCTTGGTGTCAAGTGTATTTATGAGCAAGTTGTTCTAAACTGATAATATCATAGGGCTTTTGCCAGAGTTGCTCATGGTTGTGAGCAAACACATCACGATTAGTAACAAACAGTTCGTGTAGTTGTTCCATGTTGGATGACAACTCTAATAGACATCGGATGTAAGCCCGAAATCTAGGTTCAGTGGCAATCTTATGTGAATCATTATGATGATCTTCTATATCATCCCACTCATAATCTATACCAACTGGTAGTTTCCATCCATCATTCACAAGAGTACGATAAAAATGTCTTGGGCCAAAATTCATTACAAATCTTCCCTGTATCAAATGATCATATGTTTTCTCTGAATACAATATAGTGGGCCCTTTGCATAATGACTCAACTTGTGCTGATATGTATGTATTGTCAAAATATTTTCTAGCCGGTGGTGTTGCCTGCAACCTGGTCAGATCGTTAATACCAGTCTCACTGGGCAAACTTGTATTGTTAACATCATATCCGCCGTGATATCCAGAAACGTGTTTAATCTGATGATATAAATGTTGCTTGAGCCCCCAATTATTTGTTCCATACAAAGAAAGTATGGCACCGGGACGTCTAGTTAATTCTACAGGCCATTGATTGTAGTTGTCTGGCGATTGTTGTTTCCAACTTGACTGTTTGTCAAGATATGCATATTTGGTGCGATTCCAGTAAAAATCAAAATGCAAAATATTGTCTATACCAGGTATGGGTGTTTTACAAGCTGTTACTAACACCGTTGGTATAAGTTTTTGATAATGCCGAACTATGTTAAGGCAAGATTGATCAGGTCCAGGATGAGCATGAAATAGATCATAAAAAACTAATTTTTTGACTAAGTGAGTTTTTATATACTTTTTAATCTCTTTCGAATTAGTCCACCAAAAAGGAACCCATAGTTCAGTTGATTGGTGATTCTGAACTATGGGTAACCATTGAGGCATTGAAAAAATAAACGGATCACCACCTGGGAATGGTGCTACCTCATGCATGATTGCCTATTGTGTTACTTTAGCAAAGCCAGTGATTTTATTCTTGCTAATAGTGCAGTATCAGATTTGCTTTCGTAGTAGGCACCGGTGATAGCTGCATTGTAGTTGATCGGATCCTGTGGTGCTTCACCAATCACTGGTGCCATCGAACCTGCTACTGTGCCCATTTCATACATGCCACATTCGGCCAGGCCGTGTTCGGGGCAGTATTCTCCCTCCATGGTTGAGTTGCATGAACCTTCCACAACTGGTGCGCTCAAGTCAGGCATGGCTTCTACTGTGGCAATTGGATCTGCTTCGGGCATGAGCATGCCGGAGTTGCTTTCATCCAGCCCGGGATTTGTTTGATAATGATCGTATGTGCTTGCTACATCACGCATGAAGTCTTTATCATACGAGATCAAATTGCGAGCAGCTTTTGGTGTCATACCAATGGCAATCAGTTCATGATACACTGCACTGTAGAACTCGTTGCTGTGTCTGTCTGTTGACAGGCCTGGTTTTTCACGGGCTAAAATTTTGGCAACTTTTTCATAGGTGTACTCAGAGTTTTCATGGATACGACTTTCGTTCACCGGAATGCCAGCATATTTCAGCATGGCGTTGAGTTCTGTGTTTTCTTCCATTCTGCCTATGGCGCGGCTGATGCCAACTTTGCGATTGTCAATCTTAGAATCTTTTTCAAATCTACCTGATTTTGGAAGTCCGCCGGCCACTGCATTAAATGCAACTCTTGCACCCTTTTGGAAACCTGTTTTATGGCTGCGATCAGCCACATCATCTACTGCTTGATTTACATAGTTGCTGAGTGTGCCGGGACTTAGTTCGTCCAACTGATCTTCTGCCATACCTTGCTCGGGTAATTGCCCTTTAGGACCTGCCATTGGACGAGTTTTTAGTCTTTGCTTTGTATCTTGTTGATGTTGTGTTTTATAATGTGGTGATTCTGCTTGGTCAAGATCCATCAATCTGTTAAAATCATCACCGGCACGATTTATTCCACGATTTACTCCGCGGTTAGATAAGTTAGAATATTTGTTTTCTGAACTGCCTTCCGCCATACCTTGTTCAGGAGCAGTGCCTGGTGCCGGTTCGCCAGCAGGAGGTGCCACAGGCTGTTGTTGTTCAGCGTCAGGTGTGGTGTTCATTTGAATACCAAGTTCTTGCAATCTAGCTTGAACATCTGTGTCATCCCAACAGTTAGCACGAGGATCTTGTTCAGCCAAGTCAGACAGAATGTCAAATAATTGATCATCGCCTAAGATATCATACAGTTGTTCTTTGGCATTGGTAGCGTCTGGACCAACAATGAGTTCTTGGCTCATGAGTTCATCTAGTTTGGCTTGTGCTTCTGGTGTATCTGGCAAGGCCCATGTGCCCTCCATGATTTGATTTGCCCAGTTTTCAAAAATTTGTGCTTCTTTCATAGCGTTTCCTCGTTGTTGTATTTTGGCCAGTGTGGGCAATGCAGCCTCAATTCTGGCATCTAATGTTTGTTCAATAAACATGGTCTTGAGATCTTCTACCAAGGCAGTTTCATCCGCAATATCTGCTGGTGTCCATGATTCAAAATATTGACTGTAGCCGCGGCCTGTGGCCATGTGTTGTAAACTTTCACGCAGTTCCGAATAGTAGTGATGAACTGTTTCTACCAGTTCTTGTGTGATGCCTTCAAACACTCGTTGCTGACTGGCTCGGTTAAATCTGCTTAACACAGCCATTTCACTCACAATCTCATTGATGTGCTGTCCACGAATGTCGTATGGTCTACCGCCTTGCTTCACATGTTCTAACATGGCTCTGCCACCTGACAGTTTCACAAATGGCAGTTTGAATCGTTCTCCATCCACAGTTTCAATAAACAAACTTTCCACATAACGATAGCGTTTGTCATCTTCGCCGATCATGCGATTGTGTTTGATCACCAGTCTGGCTTCTGTTTGCTGGCCCACGTAGCTGATTCGGCGTGTGCCATAGTAGCCTTCAAATAAACCTTCTTTGATGGCAGCCATACCTTGCATGGTATGCTTGAGTTGATTGATGTCTTTGGGGCTGAATGTGTATCTGTGCTGTGTAGCAAAGTTCTTGAGTTCGGGCAAAAACCCTGTTTCACGTTCTGAGCCAAACCAGTCCAGTTTGTCCTGGGGATTTTCCATGGTTTTGCCCAGATTGTCTCCAAAGAACAATTGCAGGTCGTTGTCATCGCCCAGCACAATTACCACTGTGCCGTAGTTTTTGCCAGATCCTGCAACCCAGTCAAACGCAAATGTTTTGGATTCCTCTGGTGAGGCATCCTGTCCTTGCCCGTCCGTGTATTTGACATCATAGTCTTTGGTTGCCAGCAAGTCAGCAACGTCTTGGGAAATGTTTTCTATAGCCATAGTTTGTTATTTAGCGCATCATTGATATGAATGGAAACGGCTCAACAATCATATCTCCGTGGTCTTTTAAGTGTGTATCCAAGTCTGCATGGTAGGTTTGCAACATCATTAACATGCGCACAGCTAACAAACTGGCCATTACCAAGTCGTCTGTTTCGCCTGGTTTGGCTTCGTAACTGGTACCCATAGCCACAAACGTTTTGAGTTCGCTCACTAAGGGCCTTGAGTTGATTTTCATTCGCCCAGACTCTACTAAAATTTTGAACTTGTTACAAGCTACAATTTTGCTTTTGTTTGTGGTTGTAAATCCTTTGCGAATTTTGCGCCCACTTGTGCCTTGTACCGAGTTGTCGCTTAGAAAATACCCAGGAATATTTTGTTCGCCATATTCTGCTATGCTGATTAGTGCAGCTTCACCAATAGTGTTGTTTTCTACTGAGTAGTAAATGCTTTTTTCATCTTGCACTACACCATGCAGTTCTTTAACAATGTCTGCTAAAATTCTAATTTGTGTGGGAATGTCAGTTTTGTTGTGCCGCCATTCAGCAATCTGATCCGTTGTTCTTGCATCAAATACTTGTATAGCAGAAGGGTCGCCACCTGTGCCCAAGCTAGGATCTAGTGCTATTACATACATGCCATCTTTTACAGGATTTTTATACCAACGCACTTGCCCAGTTCTACGTATGGGCTCTGCACCTTCCAAGTCCATCAGCTTGATAGGTGCTATCAATGTTTCGTCGTTGATAACAAATTCGCAATCCATTTCTCTGCGAAAACGTTCTTCGCCCAATTGGGCCAGTTGTTCTGAACCCCAGGCATCACCACGGTCAGGATGTTCGCGCCAGTATGATCTAAATGCTCGGAATCCGTTGATGCCTAGTTCTGTGGTGTTGCCATGTTCATCTTCACATTTGTTGGCACCTTTCCACAAGAATGCAAACTGATCTTCGTCTGAGTTGGGGGTTGATGTGATAATTGCCTTACCACCAGTGGCCAATGTGGGAGAAATTGAAGTCCAAAACTCTTTGGCAATGGTGGGGCGCACAAATGCAAATTCGTCAGCGTACAGCAATGAGATTGACATACCCCGGCCTGTTGTTTCTGTTGTGGTCTGACTAACAATACGACTACCATTTTCAAACTCTATCGAACCTTTGTTGTAGCTGGTAGCACCTGCTCGAATATGATTGGAGCACAGTTCATACGCATATCTAATACGTTGCATGATTTCTTGTGCGCCTGTGTATTTGTGTGCAGCAATAAGAATTGTTGAGTCTGGCACAAACATAGCATACCATAAGAGATATCCAGCTGCCGAAGTTGACTTGCCTGTTTGTCGAGGCATCAGTGATATTGAATATCTATAGTTGTGATAGGTATGGATCAGTCGCTTCTGATAGTCAAAAGGATGATACAGCATTTTGCCGCGTGTGGGATGCTGGATAAAGAAAAAGTTATCCATGAAATACAGCGGACCAGTCACAGGATCAGCGCATAGTGCAAACTCTGTGAGTTCCTGTTCAGTGTATGTTTCGACCCTGTGTGGTGCTTTGACCAGCACTGTTTCTAAATTACTTTTTAGACCAATCATCTAGTATTCTTTCGGTAAATGTTGCATGACCTCTTGGTCCAGCATGCATGTAATCTCTTGCATACTCTGCTTCTTCCCTACTGCGGCTCATCCAGACATCTGCTTCGTAGCTTAAGAATAGTATGCTGAGTTGATTGCATACAGCTTCAATGGCCAGACTGTTCTTGCGATTATTTAATCGTTGATTTGCATCTACACTTAACCATTTTTTAACAAACACATCCAGGTGATTGCTCATGGGCATTACAGTATCAGTTTCTCCTGTGGTCTCATTCACCACAACTTCCATTCGACCACGTGGCGGATTTAAAAGCACTACTAATTTTGGTTTCAATCGTGGAATCCAATAATCGGCCAATCTAAAACACTGATCTGAACTGGCGCCACCCCATCCAAAGTTGCATGCTCTTAAATTTAACGCTTGTGCCAATCTAGTTGGCCATAAATCTTTGTATGGCAATCCAATACCCATGGTAAAGCTGCAACCCAATGCCACTAAATTATCAGCCAAAGGATCAAATTCTTCTGACCTAAATCCGTCACTGTTTATTTTATAGCTAATAGTGTCTGGCTTATCCCATGCTTTTTCTTGAAAGTATGCACGATGTACAGGATCTTGCATCATACGGTCAAAACTTTCTTCAGTATCTGTAGGCCACCATTGATAAGTTTTGCCAGCAGTCAAACTGATATTACTATGCCAAGGTGGAGTAGTGACCTGTGGCATCATTGCATTTCCTTTGTCAGCTCTGGCCACAGATCAACAAATTTATTTTTTTTGCTCAAAGTGTTTTCAATTTTCTCATGCCATTTTAGTGTGTTTGATGGTTTGAAAAATTCTTGGTCTCGAAGATAACTATTGTCTTGTAATGTATTGCGATAAGTTTTTAGCACATCAATGGCTAGACTTTTTTTATCGCCATACTTGGTTAGAACCTGATCAATGGCTGCAACTGCACTGTGTCGTAAATTTTGATTGTGTCTTCTTATGTCTAATTCTATTGGATGATTGAGTTCACACCAGTAGACACCTAAATTTTCTTCAATGCAAAAATCATAATATTCAACAAGATCCAATGCACAATAGATACTGTAAGCAGGATGTGCGTTTACACGTTGTCCATCCTGTTTCATTTGCCGTATGTTTTTTACAAACTGTTCCCAGTTTGCTCGGTCTCTTACATATTCAAATTTTTCTTTGTGGGCATTGTCAAAACTGACCATCCATTCTACCTTGGGCCAAGTTTTCAATAACTGATAGATAGGATTGGTTGTGATCTCCATACTGAGATTGGTTGTGACCATTACTGACACTGTGGCAGGATTGAGATAGCTTAAAAATACCTCAAGTCCTTTTTGCAGCAAGGGTTCTCCTCCACCCAAACTAAGTCCCTGTATGTTGTGCCCTTGAGTTTGTGCTAGATCAATCAAATCTGCATGTTCATTTTTCACATGATTGATAGGAATTTTTTTAACACTTTGCCAGGCAGTAGATGTTTGGTCATTACAATACACACAGGTTAAGTTGCAAAGATTGCTCCAGTTAACCACTAGATGTTCTAATTTAAAAAAGTTAATGTCCTTGTCAATTGCCGCTAGTGTTTCTTCACTTGCACCTCTTACGGTTCTACCACTGGTGCCTGTGGTTTCTTCCAGTCGTTTACACCAACTGCACCCTGGATGCCATTCGCCACGTGCCATTGCTTCTCGCATGCTGGTTGCTTTAGCGCCATGTATGATTTCTTGGATGGTATTTTTTTTGTTGTTGCCAATCATATCAACACAATGAAAACACGGGCTGGTTTCACCAGCTTGGTCAATGTTGAGACTAGTCCATGGTGCTGGACAAAATGTAGGACTTTTAGTTATCATTGTTTTGATGGTGTTAATAAGGTATAGCTACTTAGTCTAAAAGTTCCCGGAGGTACTTTGCATGACATTGCATGCCAGTGCAAATGAGTAAGTCCATTTTTCCTGGGAAAATTTAACATTACATAACCGGTGTTTGGTATAGATAAAAATTGTTTTCTTACTTGAGTTCCATTTTTGTCATGATAAAAACAAGTTCCCAATTGTTTGTGGGCAGCAATACAAATTATTTGCATGGCTCCTTTTAAATCACCGTCGGTGTGCATGTCACATGTAAATTCTGGCTCGTCAATCCACCATGTGGAGCCATATGATATTTCTAATTTTCTTCCAATGGCTTCTCCTACCTTGGGCCACATTTTGTTTATGTGATCATTCCACTCAGTGGTCCAGGGTACACTGTCATTTGAAATACGGCGGCGGAACCAATGTTCCTGTCCTTCTTGACGTGACCAAGGCAAATCTAGCCATGGCGTAGACAATATTTTTTCCATGAGATCGTGAGATATTATATCTGTTATTTCAAAAAGATTGTTATATTCGTCGACTGGTGTTATTTGCATAAAAATGCTAGTTCCGGCCATAGCCGTTGAAATTCACCAGCTTTATCTGGATGGTATCGAGTTTCATTTTCATGTATGTGCTTGAAAAATGCTGTGTCAATTTTGCTGACTTTGTCCTCATTCAATCTATTGCGATATGTGGTCAATGCATTGTCAAAAAACTGCCGCTCAGCAGGTGTGGCAATGTTCATCTCATAAAAACGTTCAATCTCTGCTATGGCTTCACGTGCAACACCTGCGCCATGTAAGAATGGATCAAGGTACTCAGGCTGAAACAAATTCTGCCACAGCACTGTAGTACCTGTGTCTTCAGCAAACTGCCTTAACTCACAAATGCGTGTGGCATTGTAGATGTTGTACACTGCATGTATACCGCCCCACTGTCCTTGAGTGGTCATCAGATGTTTGATCTTGGCGAGATTTTCTTTGATCAACTCCCAGCTGGCACCGTGTCGCACATACTCCACGCGGTCACCTATATTGTCAAAGCTCATTGACCAACCTACTCGGTTACGGGTTGATAACTTTTGGAATATCTTGTTTGAATCCAAATCTACATTTAAGTTTGTGATCAGCGTGACTATGGCATCCGTTGGTATGACATCTAGCAGTCTGTTGTTTTCTGGCAGTAACAAAGGTTCACCGCCTACAAGTGCGACTTCGTGTATGTGTTCGTAGTGTTGTTCAATAAAATCACAGACTGAATCATAGTAAGGTCTTGCACCGCTCTTAAAAGGAATGCCTTTGATCGACGCCCATTTTGAGCTGCATGACTCGCCACAGTAGTTGCAACTTAAATTACAAGTGGTATTCCAACGCACATCCACAATCACAGGATAGTGATACTGGTCTCCAGCTGTAGTATAATCAAAGTTGGGATTTACATTGTTGTGCCATTGACGCTCTGAGTCCGCACCAAAGCGTTCGGCTCGCACACAATTAGAGCAGTATTCGTGCGGCTCACCTTTGGCCAAACTGGTGCGTATGTCTGTCATGAGATTGCTATTCAATATCTGCTCAATGGTTTGTGAGTTTAAATTGCCCAGCATGTTGGGGTTGCCGGCACAACAAGTCTTTACGTCGCCACGGGGATTGATGTGTAGGCCACGCCAGGGTGCGGCACAATAAAAATTGCTCATGCTGTATTTACAGGCGGGCTAGGTCTTGTTGGAATTTTGATAAAAATTTCTGCATCCAGGGGGCAGTAAAATTTGTAGCAGCATCCTGATCGTCACCACCTGACCACTCAAAATTGTGATTTATTTTGTGAGTTTGACTGTGATAGTAATCTAATGCCACTGTTTCTGTATCAAATGTTTTGCAAATTTTTATAATAGGGTTTATATCAACAAAACTAGCATGCCTACCAAAAAAATCAGGTTCAAATCCCACATCTCTCAAAAACTTGTACCCAACATCAGCCATGTATACTGTCCAACAACTGCGACTTCTAATTGCTTTCCAAGTTTTTTCGGTTATCATGGTCATCCATCCAGATTCAGTTTCTGTCACTACAGCGATTGCAGTATTCCATGCTGGATGATCTGTTGTGAAATCATTTGGAAAATTATCTGGGTGGGTGGCAATTGATGCTGGCCATTTGGCTATTTCATAATCAATATCTATTGGAGCAAGAGCATTGCCCAACCACCCAGCAACTTGAGTAAAATTCTTGTTATGAATATGTTCAAAGCTCATGCTAAAAACATCACAATCTGATCTTAATAGATTTTGTTCTAATAAATTATGCATTAACCAAACACGATGTGCAGTGTTATTGCGATTTAAACAACCAATTCGTTTGTGTCGTGGTTTAGGGGTGTGATGAACATAGCCCAATTGAATGGGGTATGGAACATAGATAAATTCTGGAACGTTGTCAAACCAATGTTGCACTCGGCTGCTTAATAATGCTATTTTTGAATTGGGAAAATAATTTTTTATTTTGTCAAGCTGCTCATGCAATTGTCGGTTGCTATATTTGACAGGATCATGTGTGCCATTGATAAACACAATCTTCCCTGTAACTCCTTGATCTTTCAGCAGTTGTAATTGCCAATGTGCATTCGCCCAAACACCAGCTGATAAAATAACTGGAGTATTGTCCAACACAACACAATTGTCAGGAAGAATTAGAGAAAGTCTCGACTGAGCTATTGGCTCAATCATCCGTGGTGGAAGGGCGGGTTCTCTGAAATCAAATATCTTCAATTATTCAGCTCGGCCGCACTTTTGACGTTTGGCGTTGGTGAGTGCGCCAAAGTCAACTGACCATTCTGTACCGGGTGCAATTTCTTTGGCGGCGGCGGGCAGCGCAAACTTTACTCCAGCATACTCTTGTATTTGAGCTATAGGAGCACGAAATTTGGTTAGATCGTTGCCCAAGTTTACATAGGGTTTGACATGTGGAAAAATCCAACCAGCCACTTGCCCTGTGGCTTGATTGATCACCAGCTTGTAGTAGCCGTGTGGTACCACAACACCGTTACCAATTGTGGGGTCGTTGCTGTTGTACATGGCACCCACAAAGATTGTGAATGGCTGATTGTGTTGCACAGCCCAACCACGTACGGATGTTTCTAACAGTTTCCAAATGCCGCGATTGAGTGATCCGTGTTGTGGATACATGTTGGTCATTAGGAATGACTCATACTCTACCTGTTGACTCCAGCTCAAGTCGCCATCAGGAGCAGCATGCCCTTTGTCGTAGCCTGTGCCAGCATAGTCATCTGGTCTGGCACCACCTGGCACTGATTGATCTGCTACAAATGCATTGGTACGAGGAAAGCATCCAAGTGCATTTTGTGGCAACAGGGTGTAACTCACATACACAGGAATCTTTGCAGGAGCATCATAAGCTACCAAATATGCTTCTCTGCAGATTGGCTGTGCTGGTCTTACTGTTTGTGCCCAACCCCAAGGCGAGTGTACTTGACAGGCTTGTGCTGGCAGTGGGGCACGTTGATCCCATGCTTGAGATGACATGCTGACTATGGTCAGCAGTATGGCTAATATTTTTTTCATTGTAGGCCTTGCAGTAATATACTACTATTTACCGTGGATAGCCAGCAAATGCTTTTACTGGACTGATTTTATCTACATCAGACATTTCTTCCGATGCTTGGGTGCCAATGCGTATGGCGTCTGAAGGTGGCATGCCCATGCTCTTGAGCGCATCTTTGATCCAGACTTCTGCCTCAGGATCATAACTCACAACAATTTCGTTTTCACCAAACACTGACTCTTTGCCATCAAATGGTGGCACGCCATCTCTGGCACGAGCTGCCGCACCTTTGGCACCAGCAATGGCAACACCAAAACGATATTGCAAATACGGATCTTGATTTTTTAAAGCAGGAATTTTAAAAGCTCCAGGCAGTGCTCGACCCACATCAGCAGTAAATGATCCTGTGCGACCTTCATTGAAAAATTCTCGTGCTCTCATCGGGGATATCCTGCAAAGCCTTTCACAGGACTGACCTTGTGAGTGTCTGGTTGTTCTCTGCTGCGATGATCTGATACTGCGTGAATAGTTTCTGCACCAATAGTTTTCATGGCACCATGAATCATATTATCTTCTTCTTTGGTGTATGGATGTGCTGTGTTGTATTTTTCAACCCATGACGCAGGATCCATTTGATCTCTTGGAATGGCTTTTTTACTCTTGCCATCATGCATGGCAGCTGCCATCATCATGCGATTCATATGATTGATACGATCGTAGCCGCCATTGTCACGCATGGTATGGGCACCGGGCATGGCATGATCATGCCCACCAGGTATTTTACCTTTGCGATCCTCAGTCACAAACTCTTGTGCTCGCATTATGGGTTGCTTCCGTACCCGATCACACCTTCTTGTGCAGAACTTGCTGTGCCTAATGCAAGAGCAGTAAAATTGTTACCGGTCAAGGTCAAATAGTTGCCTGCACCTACATAAATTTCTTGAGTGGTTCCGTTAGGTACACTTACTGCATTTGCATATAGATTACCTACAGCATTAGCAGTGCCCAGAGCAGTAGCGAACACTTGATAGGTAACATTAGTGCTTTCAGAATTGATTTGCGCTTTGTCTGTTGTCCACAACACATTACCTGCTGTGTCTTTGATTACTTGAATAGCCATTATTTGTTATCCTTGTTGGGCTGACTGACCACGGGTTGAAATAGTTCACGAGTTTGATACATCACTCCGGGAATTTCCACGGGTTGTTGTCTCACCGAAGGAATTGACGGAGGCACATATTCATTGGCTTTGCGTTGTGCTAGTTCGGCTGCAATTTCACTGTATGGTGTCATGATTTTTACCCCTTGTAGGCTCGCCATTGATTGGTCAAAGCAAATATACTTTCTTCAACTTTTTTTTCTTTGTCAGCAACAGCTTTTTTCATTGGCTCTTTTTTGTCGCCATCTTTGTCTAAGTCGGGGAAGTCAGGCTTCTTGGCTTCTCGGATGCCGGCAATGTCACGCATGCGGCTCAGCATCTGTTCAAAACTTTCTGTCACAGACTCGTCACACTCGCATGGATCGCAATCGCAAGCTGAACATTTCTCAGCTTCGTCAAGTTCTTCCTCTTCGGCATCTTCTTTCATGGTGCGTTCCCATGGCTTGAGATTGTCTTGCTGAACACCAGCCATTTCCATCATTCTACGAAGAGCTTCATCTTCTTCGTATGTGTGTTGGCGGTCTTCTTGACTGGCCAATACTGGCACCTGTGATTGACCAGTTGACTTAGGACCGTTCAATCCATCACTATACATCATGGCATCTTCTGTGCCTGTTTGGTCAGTTGGCCAATCTGGATTGTTTTCAGCTAGGGCTTCGTCAATATCGCCACATCCGCAATCACTCATGCCGCAACTTGGGCATGGCTCTTCACTATGACCGTGTTCATCACCGTGGCCCATTTCTTGACCCATTTGCTCACCGCCACCCAGGCCTGCATTTTTAAGCAAACCAGCCAGCTTGAGTGCATCTTCGTCTGTGGCAGTGATGGTCAAACTCTTGCCACCTTCGGTTGAGTCGCTCATGTTCACGCTCATAGATTCAGCAATCATCTTTTCCAGTTCACGATTCATTGAATCGTAAATGCCTTGTCCAAAGCTGAAGCCACTTGATGCTGTAGGAGTTTCTGCTCCGCCTTGCTCTTTTACTTTCTTAGGCTTGTCTTCTTTTTTGTCTTTCTTTTCGTCGTACTCAATGTCCTTGGCTACTTTCTTACCGGCTTTTTCGGCCTTGGCATCTTCTGAGCCACGCTTTTTACCATGGATCCCATCTTTCTTCTTCTCGTCGTACTCAATGTCCTTGGTAACTTTCTTACCGGCCTTTTCAGCACGGTTGTCACGTTTGTTTGTAGACTCTTCGCCCATGGCCATTTCTTCATCGCCGGATTGATTCTGCATGTAGTCATCCACAGCAGTCATCATGCCTTCAATCTTGGCCAACTTGGCTTGCACCCATTCTGGCAAGTTGTCGTTGTCGCCTAGGATCTTTTCCAAGGCCTGTGCATGACGTACCACAGTCTTGATACTGTCTTTGGCCATGTCGCCTTCTTGATCGTATTCGCCTGGATCACGGTCATTTTCTTTTGTCATCAACTTTGAACGACCTGATGGTCCCTTGGCACCAATACTTTGTTTGGTACCCTTGGGACGTCCGCGTCCGCGTGGTCCTGCTTGTGTGTCTGCATCATCATCGGCGCCTACTGAATGCCCTTGGTCATCTGTGCGGCGTGTTACAGTACGGCCTGTATATCTTGGATCTGAGGTGCTGTGTTTGATATCGTGCTTGGCACCACGTTCAACTGACCCAACTTGAGGAACGTCTTTGCGAGGCTTCTTGTATGATGTAAACGGATTATTATCGTCATCTTCGCCCATGTCAGCACCTTTGCGCAACGCAGCAAGATCAGGACCATCAATTCTTTTTGGGTTGCCGCCCAATGCAGCCATTTTCTTTTGCTTGGGGCTCAATGCATTTTTAATAGCTTCGGCAGCCACATCACCAATGCGCTCGTCAACTTCTTTTTTGGCGACAGCAATCTTGTCAGCAAATGACTTCTGCTTGCCTGTCATTGGAGCACCAGCTTCCATTGGGCCATAGTCTTCTGTAGCGCCAGGCTTCTTGCCTGTTTGTGGCATGCCCACTTTCTTTTGCAAATCTTTGCGCATGGCTTCGTCGTCGCCGTGACCCAACTTTTCAAGACCTTTTCTTGCCATATCTTTGGCCAAATGACCTACCAACTTGGCTTTGTCTTTAAGACTTTCTTCAACTGTTTGTTCTTCTAGTTGACCGGCCTTCTTCATCTTCTGGAATTGTGCACCGGCAATCTTGTTGCCTTTTTCACCGCCGCCAGCTTTCTTAGCCAGTGCTTTGAAGCCTGTTGTGGCATTGTTGTGCTTGCCCATGTCACGCTCATTGAGTGCTTGTGTTAACTGACTCTTTGATTTATGCGCAGGTGCTGACTGCTCGTTCAACTGGCCATGTGTCTTGCTAGGTGTGGCACGAATCTCGTCCAGCTTTTTGTTTAAGTCGTAAAAAAATGTCATTTCATTATCCTCTTGGGTTGGCGCCGGTTGCAGGCTTGGGTTGACGCTTGATATTGGTCATAGGGCTTTTGTTGCCCTGGGGAAGTTGGTTAGTGGTCTTGGCAGGAGGTGTCCGACCACCAGCCACTGTGAAATCACTGCGGTAAGCATTCTTCAACACAGCATGATCATATGGTCCGGCTGAGTAGTCTTTCTTGAGTGCTCGTTGTTCAGCATTGTCTGCAGGGTAATCTGTGTCTGCCAACAGGTCTTTGTTTTCAGATTCAATTTTGTCCATCTCATCAACAAGTCCATCCACGTGTGGCTGTGTTTGCATCACAATAAGATTGGGATCACCACCTAGCATTTGAAACAACTGTTTGATCTGTGGCTCAATTGCTGGATACTTGAAACTCACATCAAACATTGTCACAGCGTCATTCTGATTGTTTGGAAAGTCTGTGAGGATCTTTTGAATAGGAGTAGTCTTGACGTCGCCCAGTTTGGCTGGGTCAAATTGATCCAGTTTTGATTTGAGTTGACGCACAAGATCGTCCGGAATGCGACCGCACATTTTGATACGATAATCGTATGTGCGTTCACTTTCTGCTAGATATTTGGCAAATGGTTTCATGTCAGGTTCCTGTGATATATTTATTCTTTTTGAGCGTTTTGATTCTTACCCAGAATTCTTTCCAGCAATTCATTGCGACTGAGCACATGGCCTTGGCCTTGCTGTGCAGTGGCCTCTGGATCTTTGTCCGCTTGTTGCTGATCCAATCGCATTTTTTTCATCTGCAAGTCGATCATCTTGAGTTTTTTGTCCAGCTTGGCTGTTTTGGCTGTGATAGCATGGCCTAGCATGTTGCTGGCTACACCAAATATTTCACTAGCAAATCTTGAGTCTACCTGCATGCCAAGGTCCATCAGGTCTCGGTAGCTGGCAGTAGCTAGGCCAGCTAGTTCGTCCATTTCTTGGTCAGTGGACTCCAAGCCACGCACAGCCGGCAAGGCAGCGTCTATCTTATTGATAGCATCATCTAGTGTTTGGATGGCGGTGCGATTTTCTGCTATTGAAGGAACAGCAACATCCACTTCTTCAGTGGAGGGTGGTAAATCAAAAAGTTCTTCGAGTTTTCTCGTCATGCCATATTTAGTGGCTATGCTTTACCGTTCTTAAACATATCGTCTTCAGTTATTACCCTAAAAGTCAAGCCTTGATTTCTGCACCATTTGACCGCAGCGTCCCATTTGGCGTAGTTTACGGCTACTACGGCACGGTCTCTGGGCTTTTGGCCTTCAGTGATGGCGCTTTGACCTTTGGGTTTAATTTCAATCAACTCCGCTCGAAGTGTGTGGTCACGAGTTTTGTAAGTGATCAAAAAATCTGGCACATACGTGGTCATTTTGCCAGTTAGTGGATGCAGATAAGGAATGCGGATGCTTTCACTGGCCCATTGCATGATGTTGTCATTGGTATCGCAAAAACGCATGAATGAATGTTCCCAACCTGATCGATATCTGGGCATGCCTTGGCCCACATATTTCTTAGGGTTGATAACTTGATAGACGCCTTGTGCCCACTTGCTCATTGAAGCACTGTTCTGGCAGCATAGTAGTTGGGTACCGGTTGTACATTTACACCCAGTAGTGTGGCTCTGCTGCGGATATTGTTTAGATAGTAGGCCATGTTGAGATTTATTGTCATGACATCTACACCTTGAAAACTGTCTAACAGTGTAAGTGCCGGAATATTGGTTTGTTCTGCCACTTGAAACAAACTCACTGTGAAGTTGCCTGCTACTCTGGCATCTCCCATTTGTTGTTTAAAAAAACTCAACACAATATCATACTCAGCAGCAGGCACATTGGCTTCAAAGTTGTAGAATCTGTCAAACACTCGCACAGTTTGATCAAGATTGGTATTGGTGTAATTGACTGAACCTGTAGACATTATATAAGTCCTCTAAGGTCGTCACCAGTTGCTGCTGCTGAATTTATAACTCGAGTATATGCTCGTTGAGTTGACTGTACAGGAAACGCCCAACCATCAGCTTTGTTTATCACCGCTCTAACTGCATTGGCACCATTTTGACTGATAACTTGTTTGCCCAATGATATAGCTTCACTTTGCACAATAGATTGCAAATTCTTTCCTTTGAATGTGTTGTAGGCTGCGCCAGCCTTTTGTGCTGCACCAATCAAGCCTGCCACTGATCCTGATTCTAAGTCTGCCAGGATGCCTTCGCCTGTGCTTAAAAGACCACCTTGCCCAAAAATAGTTGCAGTGGATCCTGCACGTGCCAATGGACTTGGTACTTCATCATAGTGTGCTGCGTCTGGCCAACGAATATTGGTATCCGGTTTACCAAGTCCACCGTTGAGGTATTTCACAGTTTCGTAGCGTATGGTCATGGTATGTTGCATGGTTCCATTACCTTGTGAATAATCGTAAGTGTCATGGTTCCAGTTGGTGATCAATGGATTGATCAAGATGTATCTAGCATACTTGTGTTGATCAAATCCAATGATCTGAATGTCTCTAAAGAATGGTGGCTTGCCACTTGCTGTTTGTGTGCCGTCCATGAAGTTTTCGCCAATGTATCCCCAGTCATTCACACTGCCCACACGGTTCTGTTGATAGATGTCTCGATTGTTATAGCTGAATCCATTTGTTTTGGTAGCATTTAGACCAACTGTGCCATACTCGGTTGGAGCATTTGAAATGTATTGTTGTGCTGGATCTTTGTAGTAGTAAGAATAATACTGATACCACATTTCACGTATGTTGTCGCCGCCATCATCATGAAATGTAATGTTTACTGGTTCATAGTTGATTTTAGTTTGTACAATTCTTTTGCGGTTGTATTGATTCAACGTAGCAACATCAATATTGTATTTGGGCAAGTCAACTGTTTTTACCGCCAAACTAAGATTAGAAATATTCTCAGGATTAAAAATTTTACTATTTTTCAATGCAGGTATCTGATTGTAGTTCAATGAAAATTGAACATGAAATAAAAACTTAAATCTGGGTTTGAGTTCGTAGGCATTAGTGCGAAAAGTTTTACTTGCGTGAGTGTAGTCACGCAAGCTGTTTGTCGCAGTAAAGCCTTTAAGAAAGTCCTGGCCGAAGCTAGACATTGATTAGACCTTAGGGTCCTGTGCCGATACCTGTAACAACGTCGTTCACAGTACGGCCGATAACACCACCAATACCGCCACCACCTTGATTGCCTTGGTTGGCGTTGTCATAAGAGATGTTCATGGTGATTGCTACTGCTTCATTGGTACCATAGTTCATTGGACCGTAGTCTGCACTCACAATATAGCAACCATACAGTTCCCATGACTCAAGGACTACTGGCTCGTTGGCACCGTTGCCACCGTCAAGCATTTCTAACTTGGTCAAGAATTTGTAGTCAATACCAGATGCAGCTGAACTCATTTCCAAGAAGTCCATTTGTTTCTGGATTTGTTCGCCAATCAATTTGGACACATTACCTGATGCATCATCACGGATCTCAACAGCAACGTCTGCCCAGCTATGACGACCAGCCAACTTCAATGTTGAATTGTAAATTGGTAATGTGATTGCTTCAAACGTCAAGTTAGGTCGAGCAAAGCTCACAACCTGCTTGGTTAACTCTGTTGTTGGTGTTGAAACTCCCAAATTCTCAAACATCACTCTAAAGCGATATCTAAGTTTTGGCATTAACAGACCTTGGGTGCTTGAGCTTTGATCGCTTGCAAGCGGTACTGTCATTTTGTTTAATGATGAACTTGGCATTGTATATATCTCCTAGTTTTATTTATCTTAGACTTGAGGTCAAAAAATAGGGTCCTTGAACCCCACTTTTACAGGCCTGCTGCTATGTCTCCAGTGTTCTTGATACGCAGAGGAATGTAGATGAACTCCACAGCCTTAACTGGTTCAATAGCAATATCAACCCACAATTCGTTGCGGTCAATACGAGCTGGCGTGTTGTTGCTCAAGTCGCAAACAACCAAGTAGTCATAGATAGCACGTTTGGCAATCAAATCAACCATCAAGCTGTTGCAAGTGTTGGTGATTTCGTTACGTGTGATCTGATCGTTAGGTTCGAACAGATACAATTTGCCAATTTCTTCCAGGCGTCCGCGCAAGAATGCTACCAAGCGTGCAACGTTGATACGATCCAGTGCTGTGGTAGTTGTGGTTGATGTCTTGTTACCAAAGTTGGTAATACCCACACCCGGAATAAATGTAATTGGGTTCACATTCAAACTGTACAGCACATCGCGCAAGCCTTGGTTTACACCAATTGGCTGGAATTCACCAGTAGCGCCATTGATATAACCAATCTGTGTGGCATTGTCTACTACACCACGTCGTGTACCAGCTGGTGCCAACCATGGATAGCTAACTTCATCACTGCGGATGATTGTTCTAACCATCATGTGACTTGGTGCTGTCACAACTGTGTTGCCACTCAAGTCTGTAGTTGTACAGCTTGGATAGAATGTTGCAGCATAGTTACTGGTGCTAGATTGACCGTCACCTGCTACTGTGCCAACACCATTGTTGTTGGTGGCCCAGGTTGTAATGTCAGCACCTGTAGCTGGCAATCGCATTGGAGTATCGCCAACCACAAACAGTGTGTTATTACGCTCATTGCTGAGTGCAATCATGTTAGGAATCAACTCTGGATAAGCCGGTGACGCAATCAGTGTGTACTGAGCAGTATCTTCTCTAGCGCCTTGGCTAGTATCAATACCTGACTTCATTGCAGCCACAACCATTTGACGCTGGGCCAGTCGACCAGCATACATGCTGCCGTCTTGCTTGTTGCCTGACGCTGTGAGCCAGGTGCTGGTCACAGCAGGCAATGTTGCATCTGGGAATGTGGTAGCATTAAAGTAATTGTTTTGATAGCTCTTGACATTGTAACCTGAACGGCGTGTGTTCCACAACAGCATACCTTGCGGATATAGTGCAGAACTGGGAGCATCTAAATCCAAATAGTTGCTGGTCAGCAAACTCACAATAGTTGGTATTGGATCGCTTACAGGATTTGTTGTGCCGTTTGGCGCCCAACGAGCGTCAGCAAACAACACACCATTTTGTGTGACCTGGTCAGTGGTATTAACTGACACCCACTGATCCACTCCGCTCACAGCCTCCCAACGATACAACATGGGATAATTTTCTAAGTCGCTGGTGTCCACCCACAAATCGCCATACACTAGAGCACTTGCTGACACATCATTTTGTGTGACAGGTGCTGTGGCAGCACAGATTGGGCCGCTGGCATTGGTTTGGGTAAGATCGTAACCACGCACATCGTTGGTAACGTTTTGATAACCTCTCCAGGCGCCACCGTTTTGGATCATAATGTCAACTTGACTTGGAGTTGAATAATACCACAATCTGCCGTCAGCTGGATCTTGATAAGGTGCAGTAGCACTAGAAGTATATTTAAACTCTGGATCGCTACAGAAGTTAGTCAACAATAGTGTTGTGTAATTGGTTACCGAAAGTCGGCAAAATGTAGTGTTAGCGGTATATCCAGCAGTTAAGATTGGTGTGCCATAGCCAATCACCGGTGACAGTGCAATAACTCCTCCTTGACTATGAGTAAACACAATATTTCCAGCTGAGTTAACACTAGCAGACACATAAGGAACATTGGCTGCACTAATGTCGGCAATGAAACTGGCAACACTGGTTCCACTTAATATAACTGTAGCGGTGTTAGCTACAGTGCTACCAGCTTGGGATGCAGATATTGTAAATCTATTGCCTGCCACAAACAAAGGATCACTGTTAGATCCTGGTGTGGTAGTTCCGGTTACTATGGTTTGACCAAAAGCTGTCTGTCTATAAAATTCATATCCTTGAGACGGTAATGGTGCTGTTTCGGCAAAGTTTGCATTGGGTTGCACCCAAAGTGTTCCAACTGGAATATTTTTGCCACCACCAGACGGATCAAAAGCATTGATTGCAGCGGTTGTGCTAAAATATGCAGGGCAGCTTTGTAACACCCACTCTCCTAATGCAGCACTATATTGTTTTAGTTGAACGGCTAGACCATTGTTTGCTGGGCTGACATTATTCCATACAGATCCAGTAGGTCTTGGGGTAGGGCCCGATGTGTTCCAACGTGGTGCTTGATAGCTATAGGCTGACAAAAAGATTGGAGTCAAATATTCTATAGCCGAAATGCCAAGTGCAGTACACAATGCAGTGCCGCCGGCATTGGGCTGAATACTTACAATACCACCACTTGCAGTGCTACCATCGTTGGTTGCAAGATCATTGGCATAAATTACAAACTTGCCACTCACCGCCGCAGCAGTCACACCTACAATGGTTGCATTATTAACAGCAGTAACAAATCCAGCCAATGTATTGTCTGGAATAGCTGGCACAGATACTGATGTGCCGTTAATAAAAATACTTTGTCCTGCAGTGAGTGTGGGATTGGTCACATTACCTTGGATTGTTGGATATGATGATTGCCATGCTGGACCGCCAACTGTAACCCATACATTGCTAGAATTTTTATACCAGCCCACGTTGAAAATAGCTTCGGCCTGTCCTAGTGATACAATAGCGTAATCACCAATGCTGCCCACTGTGGTGTTGGGTGTATAAACTGGCTGTCCAGTTGTTCCACTAGTACTTTCTGTCACATCTGAAGCATTGGTAATAAGCAACGGAGTAACTAGTTCAAATTGACCAGTAGATTGATTCCATTCTTGAATACCCCATACAGAAGTGGATGTGTCCAACCAATATGCGCCATCAGCTGGGGTTCCAGTTGGTCGTGTTAGGCTAGCTGTGAGTTCGGTTAAATCAATATCCACTCGCTGAACATAAGCACGATTACTAATACCCAATGAACTATACGCAGCCAACAGGCCGTATTCATTGAGTTCGTAACCATTAATTGGGGTACCGGTTGTGGTGTTATAGAAGAATGGCACACCAAAAGTGGCTGTTAAATCACGCTGACTGGTGATTAAATATGTTTTGTTAGCATTGGCCGCTGTGGTACCAGCAGCTACTCCCACGCCAGCACCAGATACTTTGTTCTGTGCTGTTGCAATTACAAAGTATGGTACTGTGTTGACTGCTGATGGAATATATTGACTTTCGTCAATTACTGTTACTTGTACGCCGGGTGATATGAGAGCCATGGTTGAATCCTTTTCAAGTTCTAATATTTATAGAGACCTTGAAAAAAACAGCCGTTTTGAATACCTTTACCAAAGGTCCGTGCCGCTAAATACCGTATGAGACCCATTTGTCAAGCCTGCCATCAACGCCCCTGTGCTGTAAACTATATTCGTGAGGATATCACACACTATCGATCAAGGTGTGAGACTTGTGCTAGGAAAGGGCGTGGGTTAAAACCCAGAGAGCCACGCTGGAAATCAGCAGGCTACAAGAAAAAAATGAGCTGTGATCGTTGTGGATTTCGAGCCAAGTATGCAGCACAAATTTTTGTGTATCACACAGATGGAGACCTAAACAATACTGGACTCAAGAATCTCAAATCAGTTTGTAGAAACTGTGAAGTAGAACTGTCTAAGAGCGATCTTCCATGGCGACAGGGCGATCTTGAACCAGATTTTTAACTTGCTGATACAAGTCATCAAGGGTGCTGTTATTGTCTATCACAGCATCAAACTCAGTTCCTACCCATGCAGTTTCTGACGCATGGATGCCTAGTTTTTCTAATTTACGCTGACTAAGAGCCCAAGTTGAATTGCCATTGGCACCACGATTGACACTCACTGCCGAGTTGTACCATGCTGGCTCAGGCCCACGCACCACACGGATCACACGACCGCCAGCATTCTTGATAGCTAAAATTTCGTTAGGAAAACGACAATCTGATATCACAACATCATCTTGGCTGTGACGCAGTTTGTTTTCCAAGCTGGCAATCCAGATGTCATCATGGAATCCTGCTCTACACACTTCTGTACCCCAGTATTGCAAGATCCAACGTGGTGTTAGTGTGGGCATACCCAGGCGTTCTGCCCACCACGGATCCACACGCTCGCGCCATTCACGAGCTTGTTTTGTGCGTCCTTCCAGCATGGTTCGATCCCAGCCAAACACTTGTGCCACAGCATCTTTTAGTGTCGAAGCAAAACTTTCTCTACGAAAGTGATGCAAATTTACCAGATAGTCAGCAATAGTGTCTTTGCCTGACCCAATGAATCCACAGATGCCAATGATCATTTCAACTCCTGAACTTTGAGGTATTTAAGTGTATTTTGTAACATGCCAATTTGTCTGCGGCAGTCTTCTAGCGCATGGTGTGTGGTAGGAGGCAAGGGCTGGTCTGGCCACAGTGAGAACACTGTACGGCTGTCACGCACCATGTAATATTGCCAGGGCAAGGGTTTGTTGTAGCTCTTGTAAGCATGCTCCAGTATATTCATGTCATATGTTGGACCTTGGGCCCAAATACGCTTGGCATGCCAGATCAGTCGGCCTAATCCGTCTAGAGCCTCATCCAAGGGCATGCGATCTTCTTCAGCAAATGCTTCGTCACGCACCACAGCAGGTTGTGTGGCCCACCACTCTATGGTGCCTTGCTGTATGCTACGAGTTTCTTGGCTTTCCAGTGTGACTCTGGCGTAGAATGATTGCTCATAATAACCAGAGCCAAAAGGATCAAATGCCTGGGCGGCAATGGTAAGAATAGTAGTGTCAGGGCCTGTTCCCAAGCCCTCAAGATCAATCATCAAGTCCATAACAACATTATAGACTAAATTTCTAAACTTGTCTACAGGTATTCCCAGGTAAATCCGTGATATTTTTCCACATATGGATCACGATCAAGTATGGGAAAAAGATCTGTCAACTCTGAAAGCCCTAAACGGTATCGTTGATTAACAGAGTCTAATGCATCTCTTTGTTTTAGTGCTAGACTTTCAACATGCCTGGCATTGTGTTCTACACTTTTTCTTATTCGATCATGATCAGGGATTCCGGATTCTACCCAAGACTTGGTGCACCTCACAACTGCATCTATCCTTGACTGTTGAGGTAATATATGATCGTATGGTTCACTTAGTGCCCAACGAAATCCATCATATCCTTCATTTTCTAAATAACTCAATAGTCCTGGGTCAGCAGCCAAAATCCAAGGTTGGGAATTAAACGCCGTGATGTAAAATTTTTCAGTGGGATAGTGCCGAAAATAACTTGATATTTCGTTTTCATTTCGACAACTTGTTTCCGACACTAGACGAAATAGTGTGTCGGCAAATAATTTAGGGTCGTAAGGAAATCCCTGATAGTGGGCACTTAACGAAGGGGTATCTCTAATTGCTAGTTCAATATTGTCTGGATTGCTCAGATGCTGATCAATCCAAATTCTCAATTGTTCTTTCGAAAAGTTTGGAAACTGAGTGTGTGTAAAATCAAAATCGCTGTCATCATGACAAAACAAACTCCAAACCATGCGGTCTTTAAGACCGGCACCAATTAATTTCCATAACAATCTTGCTCTGTTGATTCTGTAAGGCTTGCCAGTGAGAAATAAAAACTTGTCAGCTTGATTGTTCCAGTGCAAGTTTTGCTCACTGACTTTATGTACTTTAATAAGATTCCAAGTCTTCCATAAACACCAATCAACTTTGACCAGTTCTAAAAATGGCACTGTGGCAAAGTCACCATAACTGTGATGCATTAATCCGATTGTGTCTATTCCGTTCAGTTTGAGTTGAGTCACTAGATATTGTATCTTGCGTTCAATTTCTGGAGTCATATCGTGTGGCTCCCAGAACAACATGGCAATCATCAACTTTGCATTGTGTCCCTGGCAAGCACGTATAGTTCGATCAACGCAAGTTTCTAAATCAAAATCTGGGGAAACTACCCAATCAATGTCACGATGATAAAAATTCATCAACCAATCACCCAAGTCAAGGGCTGGCTGGCATCTACATAGTTAACTAACTGGCCTAACAACTCGTCTATGGCTGTCTTGGCTTCGGCTTTCATAGCAGTGCCATTTAGGGTACCACCGCCTTGTGGTCCGGCAATAGTGCCAAACTTTTCACGGGCTTCACCAATAATCATCTTGCAGTTGGCTACCATGTAATCACGGATCCACTGTGATATTTGAAAGTCACTCAAGAGATTGATTTCTGGTTTCAAATTGTAAGTCCAAATCAGCACAGCTTCACCTGTATTCTTGGGATCGCGGATCAACTGCAATTTCTTTGTGACAGGATTGAATGTGTAGTTGAAGTATGCACCAAACATACGTCCAGCTAACTCAACATATTGACTGTAAAAATCATATGTGGCAAGACCACCAGCCACATTGAAATTCATCAGGTAAACGTTCAAACTGGCCTGTGCAAACGGATCAAAATTGCTGGCAAACGGTCCAGTTGAGTCACCAAACGTTCTGCGAAAACACTGTCGCACACTCACAACTTCTTGGGGCAATGTGTAGATGTTTTCATCCCTCACCAAGGTGAAAAAACTGTAGCTTTCCTCGTAGGCATTTTGTGCTCGTTGGCGGTAAGTGCCAATTGTTTTGGTATATGCGGCTTCGTAGTGTGCTGGATCCAATTCCAAATCAATGATTTGGCTGCCCAGCTGAAGCTGTACATACTCAATGAGATTTTGCTTGAGCTGAGATAGTGTGTCTTGCTGTTCTGCCATAGGGACTCCGTGTCCTTGTATTTATTGTTTAGATTGCATCCAGCTCTGCAATCGGTCAGCTATGTGTTGATGCCCTAATTGATTTGGATGGCAAAAATTTGGGCGAATGTATGGATTATCCTCTACATTGTATAAACTGTCACCGTTGTGGTCAAGAGCACCAAACCAATCAGCCGCAGTTTCTTGTCCTCCAGCATAGATTTTATCGGCATTTACAAATGGCAACCAAGTAGGATACTTTACCCATCCTGAAAAATAATAATCTTCTATGCCACTGTGTTTACACCATGTTTGCAATGCACATACACTCAGACTTGATCGCATCACAGTTACTTCTTCTGTGTGAAAATGCAACCATGTTTGCATAAACACTTTTTTGGCATCATCATTCCAATGCTGTCGAGCAGAACCGTGTATGTTAAAATCCGAGTCTTGGGGCCAATATGCTGTGCGATGCGGATTGGTTAAGAAAAAAATTGCAGTTGTTTTGTGATCTGCTCTGTGGTGTTCATCAAGATATTTTTGCAACTGTTGCAACATGTGTTCATTGCTGGTGCCACCACGGCCATAGTTATAGAACTCGTCAAACCCCATTTGTTCTTGTAAAATTTCACCGTATCGTTTTCCATCTCCGAGCTCGGCTCCCTGGGGCCAACTATCGCCAAAAGTCAACAATACTTTTTTCACGTTAGTCAAACCCGCTGACTGAATTAATTTTTTTGCTCACTGCAAATAATTTTTTACCAGAAAGTTGTTTGTCAGTGGGGCAAAATTTACATTGAGGGATCATGTCATCTATATGATCTAAAAATTCTTGACCTCTCTGTTCAAACTGATCCACACTAAGTGGGAGGTAGCTATTGATCAAATCTCGATCTTGATCTGATATATTCAACGTATGCTGTTGATCGAACTCGGGAAATAGTGCAACTGGTCCGCATTTGTAGAGTTTGGCTTTTATAAAATGATAACATTTATACTGCACAAATCCGCAATATCTGTGCACCTCTTCTGGATCGTTGTTCCATAAATTGAGCCTGCCTTGAGCATTTCTTTGTATTGCAGACTTGTAAAAAGAATTATATTCCCATACATGCACTCTCATTCCATTGCTGTCTATAAATGCATGATCTGCGCCATAAGTGGCGCTGTTGTCTACGTTGTCTGGATGATCTTTTGCATAGTAAGTGATTGTACCTTTAAGGAACTTTTGTATTTCAGCAAAACAACGTTGTCTGTCGTTTTCATTGTGTAAACTAATACCAATCCAATTTTTTTTACAAACCAACACTGGATCATTGAATTTGATCATGCGATCATACAAATCTGGAACATGATTCAACCGCGTGCCATTTGTAAGCACCTGCACTGTCTTGCCCCACAGTTGATTGATGCCATCAATCCAATCGCATATGGTAGGATTTAATAATGGTTCTCCGCCAAGAATAGTTATGCGTTGTAATTTAATATACTTGGCCCATTGTTGGTACTGCTCGGCATAATCATTCCAATTTTGCCAGCCACGAAAATTATGATTGTTGAATCGATTGCAATCAGTGCAAGTTAAATTGCAAACATTGGTTATATAAAATTCAACATTGGGAACGAAAACACGAGGATCGCCAGGATCCTCGTCTGGAATAGCATGCATGCCAGTATTTACCAGCTCTTAAGTATGATCAAGTTCTCTGTGCCACGAGCGTTCCATGCAGTTTCGGTGGCTTTGATATCTTTGAACGCTTTGCGAGCGGCTGGCTTGCCTACACCCACAATGCCTTTCAGCTGTTCTGCTGGTTTGCGCAGAGTCTTTTGTACTGTTTCTACTGTTGAGAACCCAATGACGGAGTTGTTCTTTACAGTGAATGCCTGTGTGTGGCTGTCTGCCACAAGGTGAATTAGCTTGCGTTTTTTGCTGTCATACAGCCAGGCCTCTGCCTTGTCCACAAGGCTTGCGGCTGGCAATGATTTGAGCTCGAGCTCTGCAAACTCTGCCAGCATCTTGAACTTGGCCGCACGTTTCTCTGGTGGCACTGCCTTAACCTTGCGTGGCTTGCGTTCCACTTTTTTAATCTGTACATAAGCACCGCAGTCGTTTACAACAGCTTCGCAAAACTTGATCACATTGCGCAGTTGAATTTTGGAGAGATAGCTGTAGGCTTCAACTAATTGAGCATCCTTGCCTTCCGCCACTGCTTCAAACTCTAACAGTTTGCGTTTCCAGTTGTCCAAAATTTGGCTGATCATTTGTGGTGCTACATTGAGGCCACGCATGATTGTGACAGGCTTAAAGTCTGCTGTCATTTTGGCGCCACTTAACATAAACTCGTCAAACATGCCATCCAGTTCACCATTGCACTCTGACGCTTTTTCGCGCAGTCGGTCCTGGATGTTGGGCTTGGCCACAGCAGGCTCTTCTGTGACTTCTGCGACTTCGGCCTGCTTGCTGTCTAAAATTTCTCTCAATTGGTTTTGCAATTTGAGCTGTTCTGTGTCATGTAGTTCCAAGCCCACCATGCTCATGCGGCACAACCAACCTGTGGTCAGTCGAATTGCCGAGTCTGGAATGCCTTTTAGCAGTCGCACATCTGCCCGGCGGTCATGTGCTTCCAAGTAATGCACAATCATGTCCCTGGCATCTTTTTTGCCGTAGAAATAGTTGTACCAGGAGAACGCTTTGCTAAGTCTGCTTATTCGATACTCAGTGGGCTGGACCTGCCAGGTTGGCTCCATGCCCAAGATGTTGGTGTCGGAACTGCGGGGGTTTAGCAGTTTGATTTTGAATGTGGTGCTCATGTGTGTCCTTACTTATTTGCAGTTAAATCTCGGCAGAGGTCAAACAAACGCAGGGCACGTTTGAGTTCAAAGTTTTTGTGATTGTACATGTATTTGCGTTTGCGTTCTGCAATGTCTAATGCCTCCATCAATTGCCATTTGGTGTTAAAATCTGACTTCATCAAAATTTTATTCATGTCAACAATGTCCAGGCTGTACTCTAGCCATTTTTCTGTAGCTTTTATTTTGTCATAAGGCACGACTGCTTTGGACTTGTTGGCAGTAGAGTACTTTGCAACAAAATTTGCTGCCTTTTGCATACAGGCTCCTGTAGTGAACAAGTGTGTATTATAGCACGTTAGGCATTATTGGTCAATTGGGCAGAAAGTAGTACTAAAGTAAGATCTGATTCCCGGCGGAATGTGATCCAAAACGGGCGACGACCGTGCCCATTAGCCTTGCCAAAATATGCATGCCAGTCATTGTGGGGCATGAAACCCCGGGCTCCCAGTTTGGTATCGCATATTTTTTCAAGAGGAACGCCTTCCCCAAGCCAACTATCACATCGCACAGCAATCACATGCCCGTGTTTTTTGTATTGGCGGAATCTGCGGTTGAGTTTAACTACTTTCATGCCCAAAGTATAACAGGTTGTGAATTATTGGTCAACCTGCCCATAAATATACACTATGCCACGCCTAAGTTTATACCGCCCAAATCGCACACGAGACTATCAATTTTTTGACCGTACCATCAGTGAAATGTACACTGTGGGCGGATTGGATATCTATGTTCACAAGTACATGGGTCCACAAACTGGTGGTGAGGACTCTGCACTGAGTGGCAACTATGATGTCACTCAACCCATTTACGACACGCAAAGTCCCTTGAATATTCAAGACTTGCTGTTGCTAGAAAACCGTGATAGAATCTATGATCCAGACATCTACGTCATGCGTGGTGTGTATCGTGTGCAGGATGTGGACTTTGACTTGACCCAGTTTGGATTGTTTCTGAACTCAGACACGCTGTTTGTGACCTTTCACTATAACGACATGATTGACACATTTGGTCGCAAGCTCATGAACGGTGATGTGATTGAAGTGCCAAATTTGAAAGATTACAACCCCCTAAACGCTGCCTTGCCACTGGCCTTGCCCAGATACTATGTGATCCAGGATGCTAACTTTGCGTCAGAAGGATTCAGTCAAACTTGGTTGCCACACTTATGGCGTATCAAAGCCACACCACTTACCAACGCACAAGAATACAACAACATACTGGATAAGCCATTTGTGGCCGAGTACATTTGGGATCCGGGTGATTTCTATCCTGGTGGCAGCATTGTAAACTACGGCGATGTTTATTATCGTGCTATTAAAAATACACCTGCTGGCACAGACATTACCAACACTGAGTTTTGGGCTCCATATACTCCGCCCACAATCTCTGACATGCAGAGTACCAGACCCAAAGATCAACAGATCAATGATGACATACTGGCTCAGGCCAATGTGGAAGTTCCACTCAGCGGATATGACGTTGAAAAGTTTTATGTTGTGGCCACAACAGAAGATGGACAACCTGCTAACCCAACCAGTTTGTATACCATGGGCGGCACCACAGTAGATGGCACACAAGGTGGTATGAATGTTACCCCAAGAGCAGATGGTTATACCGCAGGATATCTCACCGGTGATGGTAAAGCACCTAATGGCTTGCCTGTTACTCCGGGTGTGAGTTTTCCTCCCGACCCTGTAGCCGGAGATTACTGTTTGAGATTAGATTATAAGCCTAATAGATTGTTCCGTTTCAACGGTCGCATGTGGATCAAGATTGAAGAAAAAGTACGCACCAATTTGGACAATGGGCCCGTCAATCAAACTCAACGCTCGGGCTTTGTGAACAATACATACACTACCAATACTACTGACTTGGGTGCTATACCACAGCGTCAAAGTTTGAGTCAGGCTCTCAAACCCCGAGCAGACAATGGTGATCAAGGTGGCTTCTTGCCACCTAACCCACCACCACCTTTTTCAAGATAAACATGCAACAATTTTTTTACGACGCACAAATACGCAGGTTCCTGCTGCAATTTACCAGAATCTTTTCAGGGTTCCAAATTGAGTACGGCAACGAAACTGATGGCGTAAACAAAGCCACTCTGTTGCGTGTGCCTGTGCGGTATGGTGATGCCAGTCGTAATGCACAAACTATCATTCAAGAAAACTCAGCCAGTGCATTGCCATCAACTCCGCTAATGACCTTTTACATCAACAATCTTGAATATGATCGTCCAAGAATACAAGATCCTACCTTTGTGGATAGATTTAGTGTGCGTCAACGCACTTATGATACAGAAACAGAAACATACGAAACCACACAAGGCAATGCATTTACTATTGAACGACTGATGCCTGTGCCATATAAACTGAGTATTACACTGGATATTTGGACATCAAACACCAATCAGAAATTGCAGTTATTCGAGCAAATTTTGACCCTGTTCAATCCTTCGCTAGAACTACAAAGCACAGACAACTACATTGACTGGTCAAGTTTGAGTGTGATGTATTTGGATTCATTAAGCTGGAGTTCAAGAGTCATTCCGCAGGGCACAGAAAATCCCATTGACATTGCCAGCATCAAATTCTCCATGCCTATATGGATTTCCTCTCCGGCCAAGATCAAGAAGCTGGGCGTGGTGGAACGTATCATTGCCGGCATATTTGATGCACAAGGTGATGCTGCTGATGCTATTACCAACAATGACTTATTGCTGGGCACAAGACAAATGTTCACACCGTGGAACTACAAACTAGTTGTGATTGACAATCAAATTCAAGTGTTGTACAATCCCACAATTGTGCCCAATGGCGGTTATGAAGATTTAGATCCCACTGCTATCGTGGCAGACTCGCCGCTGTTGTGGCCTGCTGTGATTTCAGCGTATGGCGTGTTACGCCCTGGTATCAGCCAAATTAGACTGAACCGCCCACCTATTGCGGCACCAGACACTGCTAACCCAATCATTGGAACTATTATTATCAACCCCGACGATGATAGACTGGTAATTTTTACTCCTGATTCAGATACGGCACCACAGAACACACTGGCACCTATTGACGCCATTATAAATCCTCTTGCGAGCGGACCAAATGCCGGGTTGCCTGCACCTGTTACAGGCGTTAGATATTTGCTAACTGAAGATACTGGCAACTGGGACAATGTGGACAATCCTAATTCTTGGGATGGCACAGGTGGTCAACCACTAATTGCCTATGCCAATGACATCATTGAGTGGAACGGCACACGCTGGCGTGTGGTGTTTGTGAGTGCTGACGAAACTGCTGCTCAGTATGTTACAAACATAACTACTGGTACACAATATGAATGGACTGGTGAACAATGGATAAAAAGTTATCAAGGAGTCTACCCGCCTGGAGCCTGGAGTCTAGTACTGTAAAGGCTGTGGGTGTTTGGTTTTTATCCCGGAGTACAGGCCGTTACCTGTATCTCTTGCGCAACGATGCAAAACATCCAGAAACCTGGGGACTGCCCGGAGGTAAAGTTGAATCTGGCGAAACGCTGTTGGGTGGCATGGAAAGAGAATGTATTGAGGAACTGGGTCATTTTCCAGAATATCACAGACTTGTACCGCTAGAAAAGTTTACATCAGCAGATGGTGTTTTTGAATATCACACTTGGGTATGTGTGTTGGATGCGGAATTTGTGCCGGTGCTGAATGACGAACACATTGGACATGCGTGGATTCAAGCTGGAGTATGGCCCAAGCCCATGCATCCTGGTTTGTGGAACACTGTGAACATTGATGCTGTTCAACAAAAACTGGTTTCTGTGGAACGCAGTGTTGAAGTATCGCAGTAACAGTCTTAGAATGGGGTCACAGTACTGACTGCGGCATTACCCACAGCAGTAATTGTGTAGTTGTTGGCGCTGTTGTCTGTGAGTGTGGCGCTCTGGCAGATCAACAACTGAGTGCCCGACACTGCTGTGGCTTGACTGGTGGGCACACTTACCGTGGCACCTGTATAAAGACCTGTGCCTACGACCAAGCGCAGGTTTGAAATATAACCGTTGAGACTGTTGGCACCACTGTTTCGACCACCTACACCATAAGAAGCAACGGGTGCAACACCAGTGGTTGCAATAGCTTGATTTAGGACTCGTGTGCCATCGTAGTATGCACTTATTGTGCCCGACGTCCTGCTTACTGCTACCCAGTGCCAGGTACCTGTGGTAATGCTTGCGTCTGCTTGAATCAAATAAGAAGTGCCACCAAACCAGTCAAAACTCAATCCCGAGCTGGAGCCGCGTTTGAGAACTCTAAATGCTCCAGTTGTTTGTGATTCAAACAAGTCAATTTCTGTTGACGGCACTGAGTTAAAATAAATCCAGGCTTCCCAGGTGAAGTCTCCGGCACCTGCAGCCAAGTTGGCTGAGTTGGCACCAAATGTAATGGCATCTCCTGAGCCATCAAACACCACACTGTAATTTACTGTGACAGGACTTGTTATGGTCATTCCACCAATACCTGTTGCTCCACCTAGAAGTGTCATTCCCATTTTAAATTGTATCCAGTTGTAATTACCATGTGGTGACGGTTTGTCTCAAAAAAATTATAGTCTACCAACAACAATCTCAATAACGCCTGACTCGCCGTTGAAGTTTTCAAGGGCTTTACCAATCACAGTGCCCATAGCAGGTGTGGCACATGCTTGAGCAGCACCATTGCCAGCTGACACCATCATGTC